TTGAACTTTCAAAACATCAACCACTTGAATTCAATAATGGAGTGTACGGCTGTTCGATAGGTTCAATTATCGGAACTTATATTGCATTTGGTCTCCCAATTGATAATTTATTTAAATTATATAAAAAGCATTTTTCGTCAACAAATACGTTTGTTCCGTCAATTGGGTTATATGATTTATCAACTTGTTTATCTTCAAAAGGACTATTTTCAATGAACCATTTTGAAAAGAATTTAATTGCATTCTTTGATGAAAGTGGTATTGATATTCGAGACAAAGTACTGGCTGATGCAAAAATGCCACTCTATATTATAGCATCAAATGTTACAAAAGCTAGGCCAACTATATTATCCAAAAATGTAACAGTTGTAGATGCGATTAAATGCTCATGCTGTGTACCAGGAATATTTAAACCGCAAACTTTGTATAACCAAGTTTATGTTGATGGTGATTTCTTTAGTCCCAATATATCGGGTGTTATTCCTTTATCGCAAGATACACTTATATTAACATTGCCAAGACCAAAATCATGCAAAGTTACACCTGATAATTTAACGTCTATTTCATCATTTGACTTTGCATTTGATTTATTTTCAATGGCTACGCGACGAGTTAATATTAAAGAATACGATAAAGCAACTCTTCCATTAATTTATCCATCATTAAGAGCTACAACTGATTTAAGTACTCTTGATATAGATGATATCATGAAATTTGCATCCTTAAAGCTGCGAAACTTCCTCCTTACCAAGCGCATTAACTAAAAATTTACGGAATTCATCAGAACTTGGTCTTCCTTTGTATTCATAAATTGTATCATTTGTTTGCAATTTATAAGTTGGATATGCATCTACTTGATAAAGTGCTGCCTTTCCCTTATCATTTTCTGCATTGATCTCTTCAAATGATATAGTGTAACCTCCAAATGTTTTAGGATTTGTTTTTAAACTTTCTTTAAAAGATGCCCATGCAGGTTGAGCTTTTTTGCACCAAGGACACCAAGATGTGTAAAAGAACATAAAAGTTGCTTGATGGGGGTCTAATCCTCCTGGCGAAACAGACTTTACTCCCTTATAGGTTGGTACTCCAGGAACCAATCCTCTTACACTATAATAGATAACAATAACCAGAGTAGATATCAGCAATCCAATTAATGCATAAAACAATATTTCAGGCCACTCCATTACGAAACGACGGATATAAAACTTTTACTTCTTTTCTTTCTTTTTCATACCACCTACTGTAGGCAGTTTCACTCGTAAGACCTGGGCTACGGACGAGTGACCATGCGATTTCGTATGTTTGTCTTTCAGGTTCGTACGCTTTGGGGGTAATTTTGTACCACTCTCCTTTGTACCGAATAAGTTTGATACGATCGATTTCCATATTGTTGGTCGTTTTTCGGGGGATGGTTTGCTTTGTAAACACCATTCTGTGAAAGTGTATTGACTTCCCATTGATAAATTGCATCTTGAACAGATTGGAACAAGATTTGAAATGTCTGTTTTTCCTTTTTTACTTTCTGGAATATTATGACCGCATTGGAAATCAAATACAGTCATATTATTGTTACACCAAGATGTCAAACATTTTCTTTCAAAAACCCTTCCAGCATGGACAATCCAAACTTGTTCTCTCAATGCTTTAGGTATTTTTTGTTTAATCATTGTTGTATTTAAAGTTTATGTTGAGAAAACCACTTATGGGAATCCAACCAAATGTGCTCCAATTCCAAAGCCAGATCCAGTTCGTGCAGATGCTCCTACGCTGGGTGCATACACGTCAAGAATTGCAAAAGTTGCAACTGCAACGAGTGCGATCATTCCGATTTCGGAAATCTTCATAACTTTTCCGGGCAACATGAATGCTGCAACCGCGACTGCGAGACCCTCGAGAAGATATTTTACAACACGTGTTAGAAGATCTCCCATATCAACACCCATTCCTTGAGCTTGTTTTTGTTCTGGCATTTTTATAGAATTTATGAGAGAATAAAGTAGAGGGATGATAAAAAAAGTTCGAATAGTTGTTGATGAAGATGTTAAGAAAAAGTATTTTATTCGTGTTCCTACGCTTATAACGTTTGCTATTTTAGTTTACCTAAATGATCCCGACGGTTGGGTTTCTAAAGGATATACATTTGTAGATGTTTCTGAAAATGAAGATATTTTAATACGTTTAGTTTCCCCTAGATCAATCGTAAAAAACTGTGGTATTCCCGACAATCTTTCATGTGCAGTAATGAATGGACATAATATATATCTAAATGCAGATCGATGGTTTCATGGATCACATAGAAGTAAGTTAGGTATCGAAGATTATAGGCAATACATGGTAACGCATGAAGTAGGTCATATTCTTGGTCATGAACATGAAAAATGCCCATGTAAAGGATGTAAGGCACCTGTAATGATGCAACAAACTAAGGGAATAGGAAAGTGCGTTCCGAATATAAAATTAGTCAATAAATACAAATGAATAATATTCAAACCGCAGTAACAGTTGGAGCAATATTATTTACAGTTGGCGGATATCTTCTGTCTATGTATGGCATATATCTAGGTCAGTCGTCGGGGTCTGATACTATTGATGTTGAATATATTGCAGGACCCACTGCATTAAATGGCGTTGTGGTAATATACCTTCTTTATTATTTGCTATACGTTCGTGGTGATAAGCATACTACAGCATATAAGCTTATTGGAACAACCTTATTAGTTCTTGGCCTTGTTCTCGATATATATCTCAATTTTAGTGATAAGGACTTAAGACCAACTAAAGCTGCAACAGGACTTTTGTATGGATTTACTTCAATTAACTTTGTTATCCGTCTGTTTTTTATTATTCAATTTCACTGCACTGATTATTTTGCACGCAAAGTAAAGGCAGAGCCACAGCAACGAGCGCCGAGACAACAACAACAAACAATTCCTCCGATCGGAGGTCGCCGTTAAAAAGTAATTTTCAGATTTGAAGAACTAATATAAACAAATGCCACAGGAAACTTTACCTAAGACTGAAGATGATGGATCTGTTATTGATTATCTCGATGAGGATCCTGAGATCCCTACGCAAAGATACTGTGTTATTTCGTTTCTCAGCCCAGAGAAGATTATCAAGCAGAAGAATGAATTTATTAATGAGAAGTTTGTTGAGTGGATGGATTATGAATGGAAAGTGAAGGGAATGGAGCACTTGATGTTGTTTCTTGCAAAGAAGTACAGTTTGAAGGTCGAAGATCTTTTTAAGGATATGGAAGAGTTTGCAAGTGTGCATAAGGAAGAGGTCAAGAAGACTGATGTTCATGAGCAATACCAGGTTTTCTTGCTAAAGAAGGAGAAGGATCTTGAAACAGAGTTTAGCGAGAAGGTTGATTTCCGTACTAATGTTCGTGGTGTAAAGGTTCGACGAACGTTTGCAAATCTCGAGGAGTGTCAAGCATATGCAAAGGTTCTACAGCGTCGTTACCCGAAGGACAGCTTGTATGTTGGAAAAGTTGGTTGCTGGTTACCTTGGGATCCTTCTGAACATTTGATGCCTGAAGTTGAATATGCAGAGAAGGAGCTCAACGAGATGATGCGCAAGTACAAGGAGAACGAGGTGAATCGTGAAATCTTCTTCGAGGAAGAGAAGACAGCAAAGATTGAAAAGCAGAAGAAGGAGAACGAGGACCGTCGCAAGAAGGCACTTGAAGATGCAAAACGTGAGGCTGGATTAGTCGATTCTTCTGAGCTTGCAGAAAGCATTGAGCGACCAGTACATCCTTCAGAAGGTGGAGCTCCTCGTGATCTATAAACAAGTTAGCTAGTCTTTTTAACATGAACCCATGGTCCTGAATTCTTTTTCTTCATCGCTTCTGGATTATATTCATCATTTGCTAGCATAGTACTTGAGAATGGCTTATTGTCACGCCATAACGTATCATCACATAATTTAAAAGATGGGTGATCACTTGCTTTATACCAAAAAACTTGATCTTCAAGGCGGTTTGACTGAACTCCGTTGCAGATTACAAGACCTTCAAAGTTTTCAGTACATTGATCCATAAATTGGCAGAACATTTCAAAAGTATGAAACATTCCTGCATAATTCTCATAAATACGACGACGGTTTCCAACAATACTTTCGCGTAGAATGAAAACAAAGTCAATATTAGTACGTAAGTTAGGTGTGATTCCCAATGGATATTGCATAGTTATGATTGTCATTAAATCAATATGACGACCGTTCATAAATACATAACGAGTCGACTCTTCCTTAATCCAACTTGAATCATACAGACAATCATCTAATATTAAAAATGCTCGAGGATCAACAGAAGAGTTTCCACCTCCACTAGCCTTATCTTTGTTACGTTGTGTTTTAACAGAAAGCTGACGTTTAATCATATTAGTAACGATTTCTGGTCTATATTTATCATGAATTAACTTGGAAGGAACCATGTGTTGAAAAAATTCATTTGCAACCTCAGTTCCAGAAATAACAGTCCCGATTGGAAATGCAGCTTGAGTGTGATAAAGGATATCTCTAACTAAAAAAGACTTTCCAGTATCCTTTTTTCCAATAATTACAATCATTGGGGATTTTCTTGAATCCATCTCACACCTATCCACTAACATCTGAATGTTAAATTTCTTAATATTGAAGTTCATATTAACTATATCGCGTGAAGTTTTTGCTTTTGAATTGTACATAGTTTAATAAGATGTCAAAAAGAAGACAGTCGGAACTAAAAACAGTTCCGTTGAATTTATCAGTGCATAGATGGAAAGATATATCGACCATACAAAGCCAATCGGAATCAAAATGGAAGATTCATTCGATTCAACCTTTTTTTCCAACTTTGCAAATGTTGTTTAAAACAAACGATCTTGAACTCGTTAGAGAATATGGGCTAAGACTCGACGATGAACTAACTTCAATTTTAGAAAGTAATTTAATAAAAACTTCTCTGAAGCCAGAACAACCTGTCCATCTAAAAACTAGTATGCTATTGAGTCCATTCAAATGGATGGAAGGTGAATATGGTACTCATGTTGGATTACCAACAACTCAAGAGCAATCGCAAATTATATCATCAAAGCTTCAAAATTATCATAATAGTTCTTATGTTGGAAGTTTAATTGCATGTGTATTATCTCAATCAAAATGTGAACATTTTCCAAATGTATTTGGTGTATTTACTGGAGTTTCTAAAGAACATACAATTAATATTTCAGACGATTATGATGATTTAAGTGATAGAAGTTGGTTTGTTAAAAATATTGGAAAAACATTTCAATTAAAACTTTCAGATGCAATAAAAAGTGAAAGTGACTTTAATCACACACGCAGATCAAAGTATCATTTGACATTAGGAGAATCTACTAATTTAGGCGATATAAGCGAACTAGAAACTCCTCATATTGAAGAATCTATTGGAAATCTTCAAAAGGTTTTAGATATTGAAGAAGATACAGTAATAGAGGATACAATTAGTGATTCATCATCTGTTTCTACATCTTATATTTTTGAAATTGAATCAGTTGAAGATTATGAGGATGACGAAGAAATGGAATTAGATGATTTGAGTGCATATGAAGAAGATAGTGAAGAAGAATTTGCATGGGCAACTTTTACAAATGTACCTGTTCAAGTAACTGTTATGGAAAAATGCGAAGATACAATATTCAAACTACTTATGTCAGATCCTGACACAAATAAACATCACGCATGGATATCTCAAGTAATTTTTGCATTAGCTTATGCACAACGTAATTTTGGTTTTATTCATAATGATCTTCATTCGAACAATGTTATGTATGTAAAAACAGATAAAGAGTTTCTACACTATAATTGCAATGGTACTTTCTATAAGTTACCTACATATGGTTATTTAATTAAAATTATTGATTTTGAAAGAGGACTTATGTCTATTAGGCTGAATGGAATGAAAGAATCAAAGTTTTTAATGAGTGACCATTTTGCAATTTCAGAGGAAGCCGGTGGTCAATATAATTATGGACCTTTCTATAATCCAAAATATCCAGAAATTAAGCCATGTGCTTCTTTTGATTTAGTTAGACTTGCTACATCAATTTTCTGGGATTTATTTCCAGAAGGCCCATATCACGAAGAATATAAGACAAATGCATTATTTTGTATGCTTATTCGATGGTTAACAATGGACGATGGATCTTCCATTATGTTTGGAAAGAAAGATCCTCGTAATGATCGTTATGAAGGATTTATGGTTTATAAAGCAATTGCTCGTTATTGCAGAGATTCTGCAGTACCGCGAAAAGAAATTGAAAGTTTGAAACAATTCTATAGCGTTGAGTCATTGCCAATTGGATCAAAATGGTTAAATATTGATTAAAAATTAGGTGTTCCTACAAACATTTCTTGAATAGCAGTTGTTATCTCGCTTGTCGGTATAGATTCCTTTACAACTTCAGATGTTGATGCAAAAACAACACCTGCAGTTAATAATCCGCCAAATAATGAAAGCTTACCTGCATCAAGCCATTCGATTTGTTCGGACTTTGATCTCCTTTCGAGTGCATAAAGAATAAAAACAACTAAAGCAACAGCTATTGAACTAATAGCTATCATCATTTATTCGAATTTACAGTGAAAAGTTTAGATGTTTATAACGAGCGTTTCTCCAATTTTTGATTCTATCTCTGCAATTGGGTCTATCTCTTCTTTAACAGGCTCTTCAACTTTCTTATCTAAATCTTCTATCTCAATTGTTTGTGTTTCATTTGAAACCTTCAGTGCAGGTAACTCCTCCTCCTCTTCTTCGGATGAACTATCGTCATCATCATTATCGACAATATCTTCAAAGCTAACAACCTTCGACGCCGGCGCATCTTGTTTTGGAACATCATCTGGAATTTCAACAAAATACTTCTTTGCAATTTGTTCCCACGGTAGAAAGCTATGAACAACCTGATCCATGCAACTTGCAATTACTTTATGAATATCTTGACGATTGCGAGCTTGTTGTTCATCTGGTACATTTGCTGTTTTAAACAAATAGGCTACCTGCCAAAATTTACGAGCAGAATGCTTATAAAGTTCATGTACAAACTTTGCAAAATTAGGACGTTCAAATTCAATCTTAATTTGTGAAGATGAACCTCTGTATTGAAGAGATGCAAATGCCTTCATATATGCAATAAATACGCCCATAAGAAGATCATCAATATAATTACACTTACTTACAGTTGTAATTCGTTCAACTTCTGTAGAAAGTGTTGTATCAGACCATTCTGGAATTCGAGAAATCATATTTTGAAATGTTTTAATAACTTCAGATGGTTGATTTGTACGCTCACATGCATCCTTTGCTGCAGTATGAATACTCCAAAATCCATCAGAAATAGGACCAATTAAAATACTGGACAAGTGTTCGCGAAGATGGTTTTTTGCAAATTCCGTTTCACTCATTTGTTTTTGAACACGTTTTCATTGTAAATATCATACCGCAAAAACGGATTTTTTAAAGTCAAACTTAATGTATGTCGTGGAGTAGTTAGAGAGAATATTAAAGAATGACGCAGAATTTCTGTAAAAATTGCAACTGTGTATGTGAAGTAGTTGCCGATGATTATCCTGAGTCCGATTGGCTTGGTGAAATGATCGTATTTTATAACTGTACTGTGTGTGCATCGTTTGTTCGTGGCACAATATTAACAGCTACTAGTTTCGGATGGTCCGAAAGATTATGGAGATGGAGTTAAGGGGATTATAAGCACTAATTAGTGCACACCCGACTCTTTTTTCTGTAAACACATGTCCAACGTTGGCATTGAAACATTAGTTGTTTTAGATCTTTTAAGACGAAGATGTTCGGAAGCTTTTTCCATTGCATCAGAAGATAGGGATACATACTTTTTCAAATCTCGTAATGGTCCTTGTACGCTCATTGATGGAAACACTAAACGAATTGGTGGAAGATCACACAATACAATTTCATTGCTACCACTTATATATTCACGAAATTGTTGAATATCTAAAGGACCACCAAACATTCGAAGAATTGAACGTGATGGTGCAGGGGATAATTCTTTGTCTCCATAGATATCACGATACAAATATCGTAACAATGCATGTCGGTTCCACTTTACTGAATCAGATAGTTTGTTATCAGAATATAGATGTGCCAATGCACATTCGCCTGAACAAAAATATCCTTCGCAAAAGAATTGATTCTTGTAGAGGTCATATGTCAATGGTAAATGCGATGGTGTCCAATTAAATCTATGACAGCACCAAAAACATGCAGTATGTTCTGAATAACTATCGACAACAACTTTTTCTAAGATTGATTTTAGAATTGATGTATTGAATCTTTCGGAAATTTTAGATTCTTCTACGCTCATTAGAATGTCTGAATAGGATACAACTTCTCCTACTGGAGCAATATCGTTCTCCGTTTCTTCATTTACTTTTAATCTAAATATAACCGGTGTTTCTTGAACAACGGTTTCTTTTACTGCTTTTTTTCCCTTAGGGGGCATTTGTAAATTCTATGCTCATAATGTCAAAATCAAAAGTAGTTTTACAGACAAATGAGAATCGTGTGTATGACAAACGATGCTCAGTTACCTATGATGAAAAATATGTTGAATTCTGCACTAAAAGCCGGAATTCCCATGAATCTTTTTCATTGTTATGTTTTAGATAATCAGCGAGAAGCCGCTTTTTATGGAAGTAGTCAATTCAACTCAATAACAGTCAAAAAACTTGAAATCATAAAAATGAATATGGCTCTTGATCGTGAAATTGTATGGGTCGATAATGATATTGTATTTTTTGAAAATTGTTTAAATGATCTTCTATCAAAAAAGGGAAATTTTGTAATGCAAGATGATTTATGGGGTGCATGTACTGGATTCTTTCTTGCTAGGACTAATTATTTTTCATTGTCAGTTATGCAAAAATCAATTGATTGGTTAACTAGAAGTCCAAATAAAACTGTTAATGATCAACATGCATTTAATCGAATTTATCCACAAGTTGTTGGTATTGTGGTAAATAAATTACCAACTGATGAATATCCAAATGGTGAAATCTATTTCAATCGTAAAATAACTTCAAAAGCAAAAATAGTGCACTGTAATTATTTAACTAAAACAGAAGAAAAGATTGAGCGTTTTAAAGATCATGGATTGTGGGATGATTCAAATGCAGCATATTTATTAACAAATCGTTATTTAGTATAATATTTTTTATGTGTTCTTCGTCTTTTACTTCTAATACTACGACGTGTTTTACCTCCTCTTGCACCTTTCTTTGACATTATTCTATCACGAACAGCTTTTGAATTAGAATTTAGAGTATGATGTAACTGTCTAATAGGTGCCCAATGGTGACTAAAGATTTCTCCTTCGTTCCTATGATTCCGTTCCTTTAATTCTTTACTAATTTTATCTCTCATATCATTTGGTACACTAATCGTAAAAACAGGATTTGTTCTTGGATCTTTATTTGTAGTGAAATATTCTACATCTGTAAAATAACTATATGGCAATTCTAATCCAGTTTCTTCTTTAAGCTCGCGTTGAGCTGCTTGCATATCAGTTTCACCATCTTCAATTGAACCTTTTACAAATCCATACGTATTCTTTGGTATCATATATTGATATTTTTTTTTATATATTACATGGTTTTTCATACTATCGTAAACAGGTCTATTATTTGGTACATCAGTCCATTGATTACCCTGCACTATAAGATAGAAGTTACGAGAATCTTTTAGTACAATTATAGCAGTAGGCTTATATTTTACTTTCTTATGTTCGTCCATTTCTATATTCCAATTATCTCCGCCTAATGTTTTTACTTCTTCTGCATGAGCCTTATTAGTGTACCAAACAGTTTTATTATCCATGGCTTCATCAAGACATTTTTTAATCATTTTATCATGTGCTTCTTTTTCATCTGGATCTTCAACAATTTGATCCATATTATTATATTTAAAACGAATTTAAATAGATTTATTGCCAATAAATGATACACGAAAATGGCTGATCTTTCTAAACAATACCGCAAACATACTCATCGAGAACACATTCTTTCATTACCGGATACATATATCGGTAGTATTGAAAATTCAACTGATGAATTCTTTGTAGTAAAAGATGAAAGTTTTCAACTTGAAAGTATTTCAAACTTTAATCCTGGATTTTATAAACTATTCGATGAGCTTCTTGTGAATGCACACGATCATGTAGTAAGACTTCGTCAAAAGAAGTCAGATAATCCTGTAAAAAATATTGAGATTTCAATTGAAAATAATGCAACTATTAAAATTCGTAATGACGGTGAATCGATTGATATTGAAAAACATCCAGACTATGGTGTTTACATTCCACAAATGATTTTCGGAGAACTATTGACTTCTACAAATTATGATAAAGAAGAAAAGAAACTTGTTGGTGGCAAGAATGGGTATGGGGTTAAACTTGTAAACATATTTGCAAAAGAATTGAAGCTTACGATTGTTGATAATAATCGCCAGCTTAAATACACACAAGTATTCGAGAATAACATGTCAAAAATTAATGAACCTGAAATTAAAGCGTCAAAAATTAAACCTTATGTGCAAATTGAATGGACTCCAGATTTTACAAGATTTGGATGGAAAACAAACGAAATTCCCGAAGGCCTACTCAAGGTCATTGAGAGACGTGTGTTTGATCTTGCAATGACAGTTGGAAAGGACGTTAAAATTACATGGTGCGGCGCACCAGTTAAGTTTCGAGACCTTACAATGTACGCTTCCTGGTATTTGTCGAACGATGCAACCATCGTCACAGATACTCCTCAGGTGGGCTGGCAAATTGCAGTTGCGGACTGTCCCTTCGACAAATCGTTCAACGTTTCGTTCGTTAACGGTATTTGGACTCGTTCGGGTAAGCACGTAGATGAAATTACTAACCAAGTTGTATCTCATGTCGTGAATTATCTGGAGACAAAGAAGAAAATTAAGGTTAAACCTGCACTCGTTCGAGACTCACTTGCAATATTTATTCATTGCTTTGTTGAGAATCCTTCGTTTAGCAGTCAAACTAAAGAAGTTCTGACTTCAAAGGTTTCATGCAAATTGAGCGATGAATTTCTCAAAAAAGTAGTTACAAAACTAAATATTGTCAACAAAGTTCTTGAACAACAGAACATAAAAGATAATAAAGAAAATTCAAAGACAGATGGAAAGAAACAAACTAAAATTACTGGAATTCCAAAATTGGATGATGCAGTGCATGCAGGGACTACAAAAAGTCACGAATGTACTCTCATTCTAACAGAAGGAGATTCAGCTAAAGCTATGGCATTAAGTGGCTTATCTCAAGAACAGCGAAAACTCTACGGAGTGTTTCCTTTGCGAGGTAAGCTATTGAATGTAAAAGATTCAAGCGTACGAAAAGTTGAACAAACTGAAGAAGTCGCTAATCTAAAGAAGATTCTTGGTCTTGAATCTGGAAGAAAATATAAAGACATTAAATCACTTCGTTATGGTAAAATTTTAATCATGACAGATCAAGATTACGACGGATCGCATATCCGCGGATTACTTATCAATATGTTTCATGAGCTATGGCATGAACTTATTCAAATTCCTGATTTTATTACATACATGGCAACACCTATTGTGAAAGCACATAAAGGTGCAAATAACAAATCATTCTATACACAGTATGATTATGAAGAATGGAGAAAGACAGATGCTTCCAGAGGATGGAAGATTAAATATTACAAAGGACTTGGAACATCTACACGCGATGAAGCGAAAGATTATTTTAAAACTATGAATATTGTACCCTATTCTTATACAAATGAGAACAGTGACAAGTCAATTGAGCTTGCTTTTAACAAGAGCATGGCAGACGATCGTAAGGATTGGCTCAAGACCTATTCACGCAGTGAAATCATCAATGCAAACCCTGGCCAAAAAGTTCCATACGAGGACTTTGTACACAAGGATTTGATTCACTTCTCAAACTACAATTTGGAACGATCAATTCCAAATATCATGGATGGACTTAAAACATCCCAACGCAAAATTCTATATTCTGCGTTTAAGCGTAACTTGAAAAATGAAATTCGAGTCGCACAATTTGCAGGATATGTATCTGAACATTCTGGCTATCATCACGGCGAAGCGTCTCTAACAGAGACTATCGTTGGAATGGCTCAAGATTTTGTTGGATCAAATAATATTCCTTGGTTTGTACCTGAAGGTCAATTCGGAACTCGTCTACAAGGCGGTAAAGATTCTGCATCTCCTCGTTACATTCACACATTTCTGCAACCCTACATCCAAAACTTAGTACCATCTGAGGATTTGGATTGTCTCGTATATAGAGACGACGATGGTACTCTTGTAGAACCTGAATGGTATGCACCTGTTTTACCAATGCTTCTCGTGAATGGATCACGCGGTATTGGTACAGGATACAGTACAAATATTCCATCATTCAATCCTGCAGAATTAAAAGCTGCTATCATTGAATGGCTTGGAAAAGGCACTGGCCTTGATCGTGACTTTGTTCCATACTATAAGGGATTCAAAGGAACAATCGAAAAAGATGGAAAAAATGACTATCTAGTCAAAGGTGTTTGGAAAACAGAAAAGGATGTAATGACTATTACAGAACTTCCTGTTGGAACATGGACATCTGATTTTAGAGAAACTCTAGACAAACTAGTAACTGACGGAACTATTAAAGATTTCACAGATACTTCAACCGATATGGATATTCTAATTAAGGTTAAACTTGGGGCTGATACAACAGTCCTCGAGAAAGAGTTAACAAACAAAATTAAACTAACCAATATGCATGGTTTCAATTCTAAATGCATAATTCATAAATATGATAGCCCGAACGAGATTCTGAGCGAATTTGTACAGGTACGACTCGAACTATACGAGAAACGACGTACTCATATTTTGAAGACACTAAACGATAAATTGCCTTACCATGAAAATGTTGTAAGATTTATTCGACAACAATGCCAAGACAAACCTGTACCTGAGCTCCGTAAGAAGACACGCGAAGATTGCGACACTCTTCTTAAGAAGGATAAGTTCGAGATGATTAAGGATAGCTACGATTATTTGATGAATCTACCGATTGCATCTCTAACTCTAACACATGCTACTAAACACGAAAAAGAACTTGTAGATCTAAAAACTCAAATTGCAGAAATGGAGAAAACAACTCCAAAAAATATGTGGTTATCTGATTTGAATAAACTAAAGATTTAATAATAATATGACAACAATAGAGTATGTTTCATCAGATGTAACTCGATCTGGTCAATATACATCTGGAGGCAATGGATTTACTACAAATGTTGGCGGAAGTAACATTACGTATGGAATAACTAATAATATAGTAACAAATGTAAGTATTAATTTTTTTTGTAACACTACTGGTGTTACTGGTTATAATGATCTTGTAATCGGAATTACAAGTTATAATATTTACAGTCCATATACTGCATCAACTCCATCCTTTACTTCTAGTGGTCCAAATGCAGTTGCAACAAATATTGCAATATCAGGTGGAACAATACGAATAACTGGAAATGGCGAATGGCACTCCCAAAGTAATCCTGCAGCTTCAAGTACTGTTACATTTGATGTTAATTTTAATTTATATACTATATCTGCATCTACTGATTTTGTTTTTGTTGTTACATCTGGTCCAATAGCCAATCCTCCTACAAAGATTCTTTTTCTTCCTCCTCTTTTTGAATCGAGCACTTCAAATTCTAAATTATTATTTATTAAAGATAAAATAGGATATGCATCTGCAAATAATATAATAGTTTTAGCTAACGAAGGAGTATCTATAGATAATAAAAATGCCCCATATATAATAAAAGATGATTACGGTTGTTTAACATTATTTAATAATGGAATTTATTACTTTATTGCAAATTACTACCCTAGTAATGGTCAACCAATTATGCCAAATATAGGATCAACTATTGTACCTACAATATACGCAAATAACAATACGGTAACGGTCTTTGAAACAACAGCAAGTAATGGTAGAAATACTGGTACAAATAGCATATATCTTCGTAATCCTAGTGCTAGTCCTGGAATTTCTATAATTAAATATGTTGGAAGCGCAGATGGAATTTCAAGAACATCATCAAATCCACTTTTAATTGTACCTGATGCTTGTTTAATTGATAATGTTGGTGGAGGAGATTTTTTGTTATATGTTGATGATCCTGTTAAGAGTTGTGGTGCAGTTTTTATAACAGATGGAACCAATTGGTATGTAGCTGGTTACTATAATTCTACAAATTGGAACTGGACATCATACTCTCCTCTATCTGGGTCAGAAATACAACTATCACAAGCTAGTCAATTAGATATAAACACAAAAGGTCCTACTAGTAAAATGAACCCAGCATTTACTCTACCACAAACTGTATCAGCATATCCTTATTTATGTATTATAAAGAAACAAGGAATGCCTCTAGGAGCTAATACTAATTATTTTAGTTATGCACTAGGAAATCCTACATCTGGAAAATTTAATTTTAATAATAATAATATCGTATATACACAGCCACAAAATAATACTTGTCTATGGTTGGTAGCAACTTCGGATGGTTCTGGATCTTTTACTTATGATCCGGTAATTGGTTATACTGCTTAAACAGTTTGAACTTGAAATACAAATGATGTTCCATTAGTTCCTGCAGGTCCTGTATTTCCTTGAAAACCTTGAGTTCCAGTTGCTCCAGTAGGACCTCCAGCACCAGTAGGACCAGTTGCACCGCTAGATCCATTAGTACCTGCACTTCCAGGAAGTCCAGATGGACCTGTATTGCCACCTGGCCCAGTAGGACCTCCAGGACCTGTATTTCCGGCGGGACCAGATTGTGGAGCAAATGTTGTAGTTACTTGACTTATAGAATCTCCAGCTGTCCAAAATTCAATCGTTGTATTCGCTGAACCTGAAATAGAACCCACCCAAAACTCAACAAAAAGTACATCAGTTGATAGTATACTAACTGCATTTGGGATACTTATTGGAATTAAATATGGATTATCGCTTAATCCGCTTATAGTAACTGCTCTATCTGAATCAAACGAACCAATATAATTTCCAAGTATATCTGAATTTTTATATGCACGTGCATAAACTTGACACGTAACAGCTGTAGTTGGATCAGCCCATGGCGGTGATCCTGCAAGCGATTGAAATGAATAAATATTAACTAAACATTGCCAGGTACCTGCAGGTATTACAGTTACACCTGAAGGAGCTGTTCCTGAAAAACTTGCAATACGTTGAGCTGATGCGAGTGGTAACGAACCCGATGCAATATTTGTGTAATAGTAATATCCCTTGTATGTTGTATTATAGTTTGGATTAGTGCCAGCAGTAGGTGGAGGCGTTACAAGCATTTGAGAACCGGTAACTGTATTTGCAGCTGGTTGAGGACTATTGATTTGAAAATAATAAACTAATCCTGTTGAAAACCCAGAAGGACCAGTAGCTCCACCGGGACCAGTAGCTCCACCGGGACCAGTAGCTCCACCAGGACCTGTAGCTCCACCGGGACCAGTAGGACCACTTGATCCAGTAGGTCCAGGACACGTTACAAGTTTACTATTTTGCAAATATTGACTTGCCGATAACATCTTTGCTTTATGTACGAATAATTACTTTCACAAATTTACATGATTCATACTAATGGAAGATACAATTTCATATCATCAATTGTTGGCAGAACAGTATGAAGAGAATGCAAGAAATTTACTTGTATTTCAAAAAGAGTATGAAGATGATGAAGATGTAGAAGAACATACTACTCATAAATATGAAAATCAAGAAGTAGAAAATCCAGAAGAATTTAAAAAGTTTGGAGGAAATCGCGGACACGAAGATATATTAATAAAACCACAGGATTTCACAGATCATACTAAGGGAAGCATTCGATATGATAAAGATGTAAATACTCATATTATTGATATTGACAGTCGTTTTCGTGCATATTCGAAACCACAATCTAGTGCTACATTGAATACAAACGATCTATTGTTTGGATCAAGTACACCTGCTCATTTATCAAAAGTATATTATCCAGTTTCTAATCCATCAGACTTTATTTTTCAACTTCCTCAAGTTATTAAAAATGTAATTTCGGTAAAAATTACATCGATTTCATTTCCAAATATTTTTTATACATTTTCAAAGAATCGTGAAAATATAACTTTTAAAATTTCAGAATATCCTACTGGTCAAACTGCTACAGTTAAAATTAAAGAAGGGAATTATCCAGATGTTTCTGATCTAATAACTGAAATTCAAACAAAACTTACTGCAGCTGTTACGACGGCATCATTTACTAACGCTGCAGACTATAAGATAACGTTTGATGCAATTACAAATAAAATTACAATAAAAAACATAAACGTAACTGCTACTTATTTTTCACTTGATTTTACCCCTGCAACTATCAAAGAACCTTTTAATAATGGCTTAGGGTATAATCTAGGATTTGAACATTTAACATATCCATATCCTGCAAGCAATAGTACAGTTAATCAAGCACCATCTACTTCATACGAAGGAGAAACATTTCCTGATTTATATGGTGATTCTTATGTATATCTTGCAATTAATGACTATAACGTAATTGAACATCAAAATTTTAACAACACATACTTTCCTGTTTTTGCAAAGATAATGTTACCAGAGAAAAGTAAAAATAAATTGGTTACAGATATTGATTTACTAAATTTAGTTCAACGAGAATATAACTTTCTGCAACCTGTTAATATAAGTCGTCTTCGAATTACATTATATGATGCATATGGTAATGTAATTGACTTAAAAGGTGCTAATTTCTCGTTTACTTTAGAATTGAAAGAAGTTATTAATATGCATCTATATGAAAAGATGAGAGAGATATAAATCTTTCGTTTAATCAAGTATAATGGAGAAGTCTGTGCTCGAAAAAATTGAAGATCCAGTGGTTCAGAACCGATATAATATGACATCAACATCTGCACAATATACCCAAGAGCATAATGGACGTGTACCCAATATTAATGATCCTTCATTAGCTGGGGTTTCTGCTAGACCTTATAAAATGTATTGCGAACAAGGATCTTCTCTTTATGGAAGTACTCCTCGTCAGGAACTCGTAGGTCACATACATAAAGAAACCCCATTAAATGCTGTATTTTTTAGTGCAGATAACATTAACCATATTCAAAAGGGTATCTATGAGCAAGTTTTGCTTATGAGTGGTAATAAGTATCATATCGATCGTCAAAATGACGACGAAGTTAAAATAGTAATGCGAAGTTATTACCTTATGTTTGCAGAGAATAACCCTGCTAAAGTGGCTGTTGAACTTGAAGAACTAAATAAACGTGTAATCGGCTATTGTGCTGCAAAAGTTTATTCAGAAGTAGATTTTCACATGTTTTATCGCAAGGATATCGAGGATTTTGCACCTCCTATTGCTAATCCTACAAATGTTAAGGTTTATGGAACGCGTACAGGTGAACTGAAATCATTTTTTTAATGTAATTAATGGAACTTCGAACATTCTATAATAGAATTTATGGAAAATACGATAAACAATTGTATGTGTTTGAACCCTTGTGGGATTCATTCCGGCCAATAGAAAGAGTTGGGTGGAATGGAAAACAGTTTTCAATTGTAGATTCAAAATACAAGCAGGATATTTTTAGTAGAACGTATGGATTTGAGGGTTTAGAACAGAAAAATTTATGCAAAAGGTTATTAGATGAAACAGAATTAGAACATTCAGTTGAAATTATAGATCCGGTAACTTTTTGGAAATGGTGTGGAGAAACAGAAGCAAAACTTTTTAAAGATAGACCATGTGTATTTGCAAATTCTTGTGTAGAAAAAGACTGGAAGAAGTATTTAAAATATCTCGAAGTAAAACCACGAACACTTCGAAATTTTAATTTAGGCCGAACAACTAAGCGTTTACTACGAAGAAATGGTTCTTTAAATAAATGAGAGTAAACATTATCGGAAGTTTTCAATCAAATACAGGACTTACTCTCGATTCTAATATTTTGAGAGGTATTCTATTTGCTGTATTTGGTAAAGATACTGAAATTGCATGTGTACCACATGTTTATCCACAATGTGCAGAAGCAGATGCAAATATATTTTTAGAAGTAATTAATCCATGTCTATTTTCATATGCACGTAAGAATATTTGGATCCCTAATCAAGAATGGACTTATCGATCATGGATTCCTTACATTGAAATGCTTGATGAAATTTGGGTAAAAACAACAGAAGCGCGTAAATGTTTTAATGATGTTTCTAATTGCAGTTCAAAGATTAAATATATTAGCTGGACAACAGTTGACAAAGGTTGGAATCCTGACAATTGGAAAAAGAATTATTCAAAAGCAATTGTTCCTGTAGGAAAAAATATATTCCGTCACCCAAAACCTATATTTCAAGCCTATATGAGACTTAAGGAAGCATCACCCGATATTTATGCAAAGCTTCCAGTCTTACATGTAGTATACTCGCCGAGTCATATTGCAATAACAGTGCCTTCAGAGATTGAAGATAAAGTAATTGTAAAGGCCGAAGTTCTCAAAGCAGATGATTATGATGAATTATTAAAGGAATGTGGAGTAGCTATCTGTATGTCTGCAGCAGAAGGATTTGGACATGCAGTTGTTGAAGCAATGACAGTTGGGTGCAATTTGATTCTTTCTCCAATTTCTCCATTTATCAAGGATATTATTGGTGAGGTTCAATCGGGTGTTTATTATGGTGAAGCAAGTGAAACTGTTAATCAAACAGAATGCATTGGTGTTCTTGTTGAGACAAGTGTATCTTCTATTATGACTGCATTAACAGAATATGTAGAAACTCCTTATCAGCATAAACGAAATGGTTCAAAAACAGTTCGTTCTCTTTATGAACACAACCATAAAGCATGGGTTGAAAGTATGAAAAAGTTTTTACCCGAATCACTTGATGTAAATTTGCCACCATATACTCTCAAGGATGTATTTCCAAAGGAAGAAGACTTGCCAGATATTTCTATTTTAACTATAACTCGCGATCGTAGAGTATTTATGCCACTTGCAAAATATTCTTACATGATTCAGTCATATCCTGAAGATAAACTTGAATGGGTTATTGTAGATGATGGTGATGATCCAATTGAAGATACTCTTATTGGTGTTCCAAATGTAAAATATGTAAAATGCACTCCTGGTCTAACGATTTCACAAAAGCGTAATCTTGCAGTTGAAAATGCAATGTATGACATTATGGTTACCATGGATGATGATGATGTCTATCCAAATAATAGTGTTCTTCAACGTGTAGCTATGATGTTAAAGGCACCTACAAAAGAGTGTGCATTTTGTACAACAATTCCGTGCTATGATATTACTAAATTTTCATCTTTTATGAATGTTCCACCATATACCTTACCTATGAGTCAACGTGTTTCAGAAGCAACCTTGGTATTTACTCGTAAATTCTGGAGTGAAGGAAAATTTGATGATTCAGTGCATATTGGAGAAGGTAACGCATTTATTCTCGGTCGAGAGCAAATGTGCCGTGAGTTATCACCTCAAGATGTTATTGTAAGTTTAATCCATCCAAAAAATACTTCATCTCGTAAGACTCCTACATTTAACGAACCAAACGGCTGTCATTATGGCTTTAATGAAAATTTATTTATGTTAGTTACTGAAATTGGTCAAAAGCTTGCACCTAGTACTTTAGACCAAAAAGAGAGCGACGGCGGCGGTGCGTCTTCTTAGTGTGGCGTCTGCGGCGGCCACCAGTAGCGACAGGTGCAGATGTTTCATTCTCAGGAACACCTGAATCAGATCCACCACCGCGCATCTTTAGACCAGCCTTAGCTAGCATGCGTCGGACAGTCTTCTTCTTAACAAGGCGAAGCTTCTTGTGAGAACGACGCTTTCCACCTAAGACAGGTGCAGAGTTACCAGCAGTTCCATTAGCGACAGTATAAGCTTCAACACCAGACATTTTATACTTATCTTAAGAGAAATTCTTTAGGCGCTGCATGAGAGACAAGTGGGATCGACCGTAAATTTTTGTGCAGATGACACAGCTTTTGTACGCAAGTAATAACAACCTGTCTTTAGTCCTTGCTTCCAGGCAAACATATGCATTGATGTAATCTTAGCATATGTGGGTTCGGCAAGAAATAGATTAAGTGATTGAGATTGACAGATAAATGGGGCTCGATCACGAGACATTTGAATAATTGTTTTTTGTGGAATTTCCCATACAGTTTTATATAGCATACGTACGTCTTCTGGAATTTCCTTAATATCTGCAATACTACCATTGTTTGCCATAATTTGAGTACGAATATCTGTTTTCCATAAGTTCAATTTAATCAAATCTTCAACTAGATATTTATTTATGATAATAAAGTCACCACTGAGTACACGTCTAGTATATAAGTTAGATGTGAACGGTTCAAAGCATTCATTATTTCCTAAAATTTGAGAAGTTGATGCAGTTGGCATAGGAGCAACAAGTAATGAATTTCTAACTCCATTCATACAACGTTTACGCAAATTGTTCCAATCGAGATATGTTGTAATAGGAGTTTCATTCCACAAATCAAATTGCATCTTCCCTTGACTCATTGGTGAACCTTCAAAGCTTAAATATGACTTATTATCATTTAATGGAAGTCCATGCCATTCATCATTTGTTGCACCTAACATACTGGCAGTAGCAGCTGCAAAATAAATGTTCTCAAATATTTCACGATTTAACTTTGAAGCTTCAGGTGAAGTCCATGGTAGACGCATTATAGCAAATACATCTGCTAAACCTTGAACTCCAATTCCAATAGGACGATGACGTTTATTAGAATTTTCACATTTGAGTGTAGGATAGAAGTTCTTATCAATTACAATATCAAGATTGTTAGCTAGAATTGAAGTATAATTTCTCAACTTTTCAAAGTTAAACTTTCCATTCTCTACAAACTTAGGAAGTGCAAGTGATCCAAGATTACAAACTGCAGTTTCATCAGGAGATGAAAACTCCATGATTTCTGTGCATAAATTTGAACTCTTGATTGTTCCCAAATTCTTTTGATTACTTTTTGAATTAGCAGCATCCTTATAGCAAAGATAAGGTGTACCTGTTTGAATTTGAGCATCTAATACCATCTGCCATAGCTTTTGTGCAGGCATTGTTTTGCGACCTTTTCCAGCTGCCTCATATGATGTATAAAGCTTTTCAAACTCTTCACTATGAACATCATCTAAACCAGGACATTCACGAGGACACATTAGAGTCCAATTTTCATTCTTTTCTACACGCTTCATGAATAGATCTGGAATCCAAAGACCATAGAATAGATCACGTGCACGATCTTCTTCTGCACCTTGATTCAACTTAAGACGCAGAAAGTCTTCAATATCTGCATGCCATGGTTCTAGATAGATAGCAAATGATCCATTACGTTTGCCTCCTTGATTAACATACTTTGCAGTATCGTTATAAACTTTCAACATAGGAACAATTCCAGTTGATTCACCATTTGTTCCGTTAATCTTAGAACCTCTTGCTCGAACGTTATGAATTGAAAGTCCAATACCACCAGCCCATTTTGAAATTTGAGCACATTCACCAAGCGTTTCATAAATTCCCTTAATAGAATCTTCACTCATATTCGCTAGAAAGCAAGATGAAAGTTGTGGGTGATTTGTACCAGAATTGAAGAGTGTAGGAGTTGCATGAATGAAATATCCTTCTGAAAGTGCATCATATGTTTCCTTTACCTTTGCAATGTTATTACCATGAAGTTGAATAGCTACACGCATCCACATATGTTGTGGACGTTCAACTACCTTTCCATCAATTCGAAGAAGGTATCCTTTCTCAAGAGTCTTGAATCCAAAGTAATCAAACATGAAATCACGCGAATAATCAATAAATTTATCAAGTTCATGTCCAAGTACAAAGGCTACATCATAATAAGCTTGAGATACTAGACCAGCTTCATTTAGACGATGAGCCAAAGTTGCCATATCACTAGGTGTATTCTTTTGATGGTTATCGATTACAATACGAGCAGCAAGCTTACCGTAGTTAGGATGGTTTCGAGCTACCATCATAGCAGCGGTTTCTGCAGCAAACTCATCTAATTTAGAAGTAGCCATATCATTTTGCAATTGGCTACAAACCTTTAAAGCTACATCATCTGGGTTTACATGCTCTAATCCATCTGATAATTTACGTAAGCGTTGTAGAATTTCATCGAATGAAACAGGAACACGGTTACCATTTCGTTTAATTACATAAATGTGCTCCATCGTATTAAGTGCCATCCTATACATTAAGAACTCGAAAATCCGTTCTCAACTAAGAACTTAGTTAGATGCAAGCTTAACAGAAATATGCATAGATTGTAGTTCCTGTATGAAAAGACGTAAGGAATATGGAACGGTTAATTCTGTCGTTTCAACATCTTCATCTGCATCTAGAAGACCAGTTTCAGGTTGAAATAAGAATTTAGATTTATCTGAACGTTCCATTAAAGATTCATTTAAAAATTTTGATAATCCATGTGATAAAATTCCGTCACGTTCCATTTCACCAATACGTAATCCACCATCACTTGCACGACCTTCTAATGGTTGATGTGTTAATAACTTTTTAGGTCCAGTAGATCTGTAATTAATTTTATCATCAACCATCAATTTACTTCGAATATAATAGGTTGGAGCCATAAAAACTTCAGATGCCATCATTTGACCAGTTTCACCGTTATAAAGAACTTCATGACCATATTTATGAAATCCAGCTTTAGTCAATAAATCACTCATTTCTTGAACACGATTTTGTGTTGTAAAAGGAGTTGCATCAATAACACATCCCATATCTAATCCTAATTTAGAAGACATCATTTCAATAAACATTCCAATTGTCATTCGACTTGGAAATGCATGTGGATTTACAACCATATCAGGTCTCATTCCATTCTTTGTATAAGGCATATTCTCTTCAGGTACAATCATGCCACATGTTCCTTTTTGTCCGTGACGAGCTGAAAACTTATCACCAAATACTGGAATACGAGACTCAACAATTCGTATTTTTACACCACGTAATCCTTGATCTGTTACATATCGATAAACGCAATCTATAATTCCATGCTGGCCACGTTTAGGTTTATAAGATGAATCAATATATCCAGTTGTTTCTCCAGAAGCTGATCTAACAGGAGTAACCATTCCTACTAAAATTGTGTTATCCTTAATTACAGACCCTTCTTTAATAATACCTTCTGCATCTAACATTGAATAATCATATTTAGGATTTAAAACAACTTTATCACGAAAGTTTGAATTAGTTATAGTATTTACAAATTCTGTATGAGGAAGACTTTTAGGATCTATATCTTTAGTCATCATTACAAACGTTGTCATCTTTTCTTGAACATCATATGAATGATAATAAGATGTATGGAACATACCTCGTTTTAATGATGCTTCATTTAGCAAAATAGAATCTTCTTGATTATATCCAGAATACACACATAAAGCTACAGTTGCATTTTCTCCATAAGGCATGCAACCATTTCCTCCTAGAACAGGATTATATGTCCAAGTTTGTGAAATTGGTCTTTGTCCATAATTTAACCAAGTTGAAATAGTATCAAATCGTTTGTTAAATGCAGTATTGTACCAAGAACATGCCTGTTTTACTTGTTGACAACTAAACATGTTACGAGGAGCTTGATTAAAATCAGAAAATGGAAGAACACTTGCAGATGGTGAAAAGATTGTAATTCCATGAATTTCTGAGTGAAATTTTGAAGAGAATGGTTCCATTGAAATACGTAAACACTCTGTCTCTTGTGCATCTATAAAATCCATATGTTTATTGAGCATATCAATCCATGTTTTTGTTGATTTTATAGTTGTTCCTGTAACACCTTCTCGATAAATTGGTCTAGATGGTCTTCCTGCATCTGTAAAAATAATATACTCATTTGCAATACGACTCCAGCATAATGAAACAAACTTTTGTAGTTCTTGCTTTCTACGAAGTTCTAACAATTTTTTATGAATTTGTTCAGTTTTTCCGTCAATAACACCAACCAAATCAGAATTAATAAAAACCTTTGTCCATGTAGGATTCCAAGTAGATGGATGAATTTCTGCAATTAATGTAAATTCAGATTCTTTTTTAAGAATATCTAAAACAGTAGAAGAAGGTACTGCAGTTGATAACGAACATAGAGTTGTAAGAGATTTAATCATTCCAATATTGTGACCATCTGGATTGTCTGATGGACACATAAGTCCCCAACCACTTGAATGTATTCTTCTTGGCTCTACTATTTTTGTACCCTTATCCATCTGCAAATTTACACGTCTCATATGTGCAATAGTTCCTAGATATGAAAAACGAGATAACTCTTGTGAAATACCATCTTTACCACTCCATTTTCCCTTAAAAGATTTCTCAAATTCTTCTATAAACATACGCGATATCCAATATTTGTTTATATCTTCTGCTTTAACCAAGTCTACAATATTTTTACCAGCATACGTTTGACGCTCATACTCAATTCTTCTATCAAGATTAGTTAACATTTCTTTTGAAACAATTTCATAAATTCTAGCAAATTCGTTGAAACATAGATCACCACCTGCAAGAAGACGCTTAAATCTAAAATGATCTCTATCAGATGGTTCTGTAATACGTAATGCAACATCCATTGCTAGACGTAACATATGACCTAACAAATAAGCTTTGCGACGATAGAAAGAAGCATTTGATTCATTCTCATGCAATTCACAATGAGGAAACATCATTTCGTAAAGTGCAACAAATATGCCTCCATTGCTACGTGTTCTAGTTTGACGTCTTAAGAATAGAAAATTAGGATCTTGATCTTGTTCTGCTTCTTTTGCCATTTCTTGACGAAGATAGACTTCATGAGAAAGTACAAGTTCCATAAATATTTCAGAATAAATCTCTCTTTCCTTTTTAGGAATTCCATAAAAAGTAATATCATAAATATCTTGATGAGTTGTAATTCCAAGTGCATAAAAAACACTTAATAAAGGAACTGGTTCATTAAATCCAGGCAATGTAATCGTTGCCATTCGTCGAGTATAAAAGTCAGAATAATCATTCGTCTTTTTAATTTCAGCAGGATCATTAGGTTTTACATTTCTAGGAGGTATAAGCAAAAAGTGAGAATAAGGACCTTTTGTTCCATCTTCTGATTGTGAACGAACACCGCTAAAGTATTCAAAATCTTCATCAGCGCTTCCTTCAAGTTGACTTGAAATTTCTTTTTCAATCAAACTTCTTGGAGGATCTTGGTCCTTTATTATTTTACGTTTTGATGCATAAAACATGTTATTTCCTAACATCTCTTGGGTCAGAAGAACCTTTTCAGATCCTCCAATAACGAAATAACCTCCTAGTTCAAATTTGCATTCTCCTACATTATAAAGTTCATCGGATGACATAGAGGATAAATAGCAAAGGTGACTCTTCAACATAAGAGGAATTTTTCCAATAAATACATTATCGAACTGTTTATTAATTGTTTCAGTTCCAATTACATATTCAATTTCAATATCAGCAAAAACATCAAGTGCATATGTTTTGTTTTCAAGCCGACATTGGTGTGGAAAAATCATGTTATCAAATTCATCTACAGGTGGCAAATACCTAATCTTATCATTAGTCTTACCTCCAATATAAATACTAATACTACGATTATCTGCTAATACCAACTTTCTAGGATTTTTTCCTTTAATGAAGTTGGGTAATTTTATGCTTAGAAAATCTACAAACGAATCTAAATGATGACGAACAAACGGATTTGGAGTTTGTGAAAAATATGTATCAAACACGTGTCTGGCAACTTCCATTCCTCTCTTGTAGATAAGTAAGAATGGAGATTTCAGCTGTTATCCTCACTCTAGTGTTCACTGCAATTTTTACAGTTATTATCATTTTTATATCTAGGACATTCATGTACAACTACATGGAGACGCCTCCAGTAAAAATGTCAAAATGCCCTACACGATGGAATTTTAATTCAAGTACAAATATGTGTGAACCTTCTTATGAAACGGTATGTTTACCATTTAATCCTGACGTTGATACATTAAAAACAGTGGCGCAAAAATGTGCGTTGGCAAATCATTGTGCAACTGATTGGTCTGGGGTTTGTAATTAAAAAAGTATACTATTACTTCTCTTGAAATGTTATGTAGTGACTATGATATGCAAAAATTTCATCAGATTGACCGAGATTCAATGACTTTAACATTTCTGCACGTGAATCAAAGAATCCGATTGATGCGCCGAGAATAAAGAATTCAAACTTTTGGTTAGAAGAAATCTGTTCGCTCTTAGTTTTCTTTACCTTTTTTACTGTATCCATTTTTTTAAATATATTTAACACTTTATATATAAATGTGTTTTCAGAGTTATTTCTAATATATAGCAATGTACTCTGAAGTTTATAGACCTACATTTTTGAGAGAGATTATTGGACATGCAGATGCTAAAAAGAGTTTAGAAACTTATCTCACTTCAAATACATTTAAAAAATGCATTTTTTTAACAGGACCTCCTGGAATTGGTAAAACAACAATGGTATTAAGTGCCGCTAGAACTTTTAATTTTGAACCACTCGAAATTAATGCAAGCAAATCAATTCGTAGCTTTGATGATGTTGAAAAAATTAAAGATGCATGTAGATCTTCTATTTCAATAAATTCTTTATTGTGTGGTGAAAAATCTAAACGTAAATGTGTAATTTTAGATGAAATTGATGGAAGTGATCCGCATGCTCAATCCAAGATTGTTGCATGGATAAAAGACTCAAGTCGGTGTGTTCCAATTTTATGTACAGGGAATGATATTCCAACTGTATTTAAAAGAAATATAGAACATATTGAAATTATAAGATGTTTTCCTCCGAGAGCAATAGACTTGCAATGTTTGTTTCCAGATATTGATATCACCACTGCATTAAAGGAATGTCAACATGATGTTCGTAGATTATGTAACTTTGTTCAATATGGTAAATCAGATGCACTTCCAAAGTTTAATGTTCCACCAACTGGATTACCTATTGAGAAGATGTTTGTGTTGAGGCAGGAGATGTTCCGTCTTCCTGACCCGTTTCGCGAATATCATGCCTGCAAACGGGACAACGTACGCTCGATTGAAACCAAGTAGTTAAACATGTTCGATGATATACATGTCTGCAATGACGTAAACGTGCCATTTCTCCAGTAATTGTTTCTTGACAAATTGCACAATCGTTACCTGATCCTGATACAGTTTCATAACTAACTGCATTAATAATATGAGTAGACGATGGAAGTACAGGAACTGGATCTGTAAACCCAGTTAAGTTTGGATTTGATACAGTAATAAATGCAGTCATTGTCTGATTTCTGTTATAAGATGAATGTATTCTAGTCAAAAGACTAATATATGCATACTCATTCATCAACATGCCATTAAGAACAATTGTTCTGTCACGATGAGGTACCATATTTAAAGTTCGTTGAAAAAGATCATTACGTCCATCCATTAAATCAGCAAGAAGATCTGGTGTTGGATCAATATCATTTATAGTACTAATTTCGTCGTCCATTAAATAAATAATGCAATATCTTTGAAAATAGGTGTTAGTGTCTGGTTATAAACATATCTAATGGTCCTCTTTTATGTTTCTTCAAATACTGTGCACCCATGAATAGAATGTCATTCAGTTCCTTTTCTTTATAATCCAATATCTTCAAAGTTGATTCTTCTTCTGTCATTGTTTCCATATATTCTGTCATCCATTGCTTGTAGTTATTTTTAGGCCTATAACCATCCAATTGCTCAATTGCCAACGCAAATAGTTGAGCTACTGGTTTTTGTACCTGATTTGTGATATAAAACTCAGTATCAGGAGCAAGATTCTTCTCTTTTACGTAATCAATTTGTTCAATTCGTTCACCTTGTTTCTTTGCATCTCGTTTCTCTTTTATATAAACGTAAGCCAATCGATCACCTACTTGTGGTTTATTACCTGCATCACGTTCTTCCATTCGATCAGCCAGAACACGATGTGCAATCTGTCCAGGATTTTTGTAATCATCACGAAGTTGTTTGGTAATTATAAATTTCTCAAGAGGAATCTTATTTTGCAAAATGTTAACCAACATCTCTTTTACAAATTCTTGTGCTTTACGAATATCTCTGTGTTCCATTAGAATATCTAAAGCTCCACCGAATACATCCTTTACAATTGGTGCATTATCTCGTCTCTTAAGTGCTACACCCATAGTCATACGTTTACACTTATGAATATCGTCTTCATATTTCATTCCTACGTAACGTTTACGACAGAATAGAATGAAAGGATAAAGTGTTTTTTCATATTCAATTTTATGAGCTGCACGACACTGACTCGTAATTGATTGGGCTGCTTTCTTACCAAGATCAATTGATTCACCTAAATCTTTCGTAGGAAATTTGATGAATATAGAATCCGTGTCTCCATATATCACTTCTGCTCCAAATTCAGTTTCAACTACAGATTTTGCAAATTGAATACGTTCACGCCCTGCAGCAGTTGTACATGCTGCAACTTCTATTTTTCGAATAGGTGATGTTTTACTACCTGCTTGACCATATACTGAGTTAGCAACAACTTTATAAGCTAATTGCAGACCATTCAATACTGCTTTTTGTGCCTCATCTTCTGTTTTTTCCATGATTTTTCTGGTTTCCTTTCGTTTCTTGAGAAGAATATCAAGAGTCAATGGAAGTAATCCAATTGTTTTAGGATCAGTTGTAGGTTGCACAAATCCACATGTAATACGTCCAGTTGATTCACCTTCATCGTTATGAACATCGTAACTAATTTCATCAATTTTATATCCGTTGTTTCGAAACTCTTCACCATCAGTTCCTTCCTGACGAATCTTTTTACCGTTTATGTTAAACTCTTTTACATAGACCAACGTATCTGGAGAAAGATTAAATGCAATCATGTTGGACGGATACAGAGAGTTGAAATCTAAAACAGAAATTGGTTGATCTAGATACATTCCAATTTTAGGAGGCAGAACAATAGCACCTTCGTATGAAGTATCTCCTTCAAATCCTTCCTGTGTTAGAATAATTTGGTTACGCTTTGATGCATTGTAAACAACTGCAGAATAGATTTTAATTCCTTGGCCACGCAGAAAGATATATGTAATTGGAACACGACATACATCAGCCATTCCTCTTGCGTTAATCAATGTATCCAACTTAGCCATCACTGTAAGAACAAGATCACAATCCTGAACGCAATACTTTGCAATTAAAGCGCGTTGGTCTGGTGTTCCATGATGAGATGCAAATATATCTTTTGCTGTTACATCGTCCTTACCGAAACACCATTCCAAATTCTTCATGTCAATATCTTCGAAAGTGCACATAGAATTATGCTCTTCCAATTCCACGATAAACTTTTTAGGAAACACTTCTACTACTTTGAACTTCATACCATCTGCATATGGATTAATAGTGTTTCCAACAATATCAAATCGTACAAGGTTTCCTACAAATAGTCCTCGTGTATTTTTTGTATGAATCTCAAATTGACGAGTCTTTCCACCACTAATAATTACAATATTTGATACCTTATCTCGCAAGAATGTTGATGCTACATTGTCAAGTTTGTATGAATCTAAATTCTGTTCACGCCGAATACTCAATAACAAATCAATTGTCATACGACCAGGCATCTGAATGTATCTCACTGCAAATTTACCACTAGCAAGTTCAAATGTTTTCTTTTCTGTTTTAACTCTTTCTCGTGAATCTCCCCATTGATTTACTTCCACACGACCGAAGTTTAACGTAAGTCTATGAAATTCAGCTCTATCTGCAATATATGCATCATCAAAGCCAAATGTATTATACCCACACAATATATCTGGATTTTCATCGCGAATACACTTTTCAAACTTAATTAACAAGTCTCTCTCATCTTTACATGATATAAATTTTACAGTTGGATCAGCTGATGGTGTACATTCTCCAATTAGAAATACGAATCGTTCTTCAGAAGTTAACATCATGTCACTCCAACGGAAACTAACGCCAATTTGAATAATTTCATCAGATGCATTTGATGCAACTGGAAACATTCCTGATTCAGAATAAACTTCTAAATCATATGAACAGACATAAAGTGGAATTGAAATATTTGTAAAGGGTTTGATTTCTTTATATTGAACTGTATATTCAACATCTACATTTACATCTTCTCCTACTTCAACCTGTTCACCATCAAACTCAAATGGAGATGCAGGATTGATATCAAGTTCGTGAAATAAGCGAAGCAATGGTGGAAGATTTGATTCATAAATTACAAGTTTCAGATCTTTTGCAATTCGACTAATTGATTTATAAATCCACAATGCAGGACACTCGATTTTCCAAACTTTGATTGGAACAAGACCAGAAAATCCAGTCATAGCATCCAATTTGGTTTCTTCAGTAATCTTTACGTTTCCAAAATTTGCAGGTTTACCTGACTTTTTTGATTGTTCTGCTTGAAAGCGAATACGTAGTTCTTTTGCAGTGTCATTTGGTGAAACTTTTACATAAAAGTATGGGCAAAATCCGGTAATACGAACTCTTGCAATATCACCGGAATCTGTTCTTCCAAATGCATCAACAACATATTTAAAATTTGAATCAAGTTCAACCCAATCACAAGGTTGAAACTTCATACTGTTATTATTTCATTCTAAATCGTATTGTCTATTCGTTTTTTATGTGCTTAAGTGTTTAAAGGAATGACAAGTAATTCTGGATTACCAATGTTTTATGCAAGTACTACGGGTGGCGATGCAACTCGTCAACCAACATCATTTGGTAATATGTTTCCATTTATGCCAATGGGTTGTGGCGCAGTTTCTTCAAGTGTTCAATATGCAGGAATGGTTCCTAAAGGAAATTTTGGAAACTCGCCTGAGGGAGGATGTGGAATTGACACTCATACAGATTTACTTTGGGGTGCACCAGGCACTGCTCGTACCAAGGGAGACAAACAAACATTTTCTCGTCCGTTTGCAACAACACCCTTCTTAGGTCTTGGAACAATTGATGGTATTGAAGATCAAAACCGCGTTATCTTTGGCCACTCGACTGCAAATCGCAAGTCGATTCAGACTGTAACTGACAAACAGTTTCCGGTGTTTCAGCCACTGATAGCTGAGAAGGAAGCTGACATTCCTGAGAATAATTATTTTGTAGAACCGTTTCTTCGCGGTGGAATGGCATCACGTTTGATTCCACGAACTCGGGTGGATTTGACTCAATAGGTTTAAAAGAATACATTCTATCATCATTTTCTTTCATTAACTTTCTAACATTTGCAATTTCAAGTTGTTCTTCGGTAAGATATTGTTCAACTTTTGGTTTATTAATATATTTATCAGATTTGTTAACCACTTTAACAAGAAGCTTATCGACTGCATCAGTCACATCCTTTGTTTCAGCGTACGCTAATGTTGCTTCTTCTATCGAACAATCTGTAAGATTGCAAATTGTTTGAATCGGGTCGCTCATTTTTTATTGTTTTAAATGTAAATACCATGAAGATATTTTTCATCGAAGCTTTGTGTCCTCCTGCGTTGTTGTATTTATTGTATACAACGATCCATATCGCGTTGGATCTTTCATTGGGAATGTATGCAACATCAGCCATTAAACTGATAATGGGACTTGCAGGTGTAGTCGTTTTGGATGCTTTATGTAGCGTAGATCTTGGTGTAGTGTCGTGGGCAATTATTGTTACACCATTTATTATGGTTGCATTGGCCAGTAGTATCTCTCTTGGATTAGGTATTGATAGAATGGTAGAGAAATCTCTACGTGAAACTTTTCTCACTGGCGATAATCTAAAGAATCGTGATAAACTTGTTACTCAGCTAAAAAATCAGGATGCGCTCCCACTTTCATCAAGTTTTATTTATTAAATTATAAATGCTATATTTGGCTTATACACAAATATTTAAGCTCAGTCGCTATATACAAGATGTATTCTGTCCAATGAAAAAGTATAAAAAATTTAAAAATACAAATTATCCCTGGCTATGGATTGGAGCAGTATGTGGTGAAAATAACATACAAAGTGTAACTGAATTAATTAACGATGAAGTCTATCCAGGATGCCATGTTGATTACAAATTTTTAGAAAGTGCAACTGGTCTTACACCCACTTCATGGTTATACTTAGATTCAACGTTAAATGAGATTGAATTTCCTAAAGAGGGAATAACAATAGCAGAAGATGATCCCGTCCAATAAAGATGTTCGAAAACGTCTTCAAATTAACAATACTTACTATGTCGTGATGAATAATGAAAATTATTTTGAAGTTGCAGAAGAATTTGTGCGACTTCAAAGTTTATTTATAAAAGATAGCTTAGTAGAGATTATTATGCAATGGTTTGAAATGGTAATAAGCCCACTATTGACATTTTTCATATCTTGGTACACAAGTGAACCACCAAGTATATTTTCATTAATGAGTATTCAAAAATCAATTGATTTATGGATAAGCTGGTACAAGTTTCAAGAATTAGGAAAAACAATACGTGAATGGAGGACAATAGTTCGTTCCATTAACGGACCTTTTATTTCAACAAATAATGCTAAATATCATGTGTTTGTTTATGCAGATGCAATGCAAAGAATAAGAAATAGTTTAAGCGAGAGGAGAAGCACCATCACCAAAGAAAGTACTAAAAGTCTTTAATAATTCTGCACCTTGTTCAATTGCAGGTTTCATTTCGCCTAACGAACCCATGAGCTCCTTTTGAAGCTCTAGCAATTCTTTTGTATCACGTCTCATACCACCAATTTGCTCGGGACTTAAATTACGGTATGCATGTAGAATTGTTGTACCAATGTCTACATGTGGATCATCTGTCTTTGGAGGAGCTGGATCGGGATTTTTCTCTGCCTTCTCATCATTTTCAAAGTTTTCATAAGTTCTACGTGTTATCATTGAAATCAAATAGACTCCAACAATTCCTGCAACAAGTGACACTGTATGCGACAAATGGAATCCATATGCACTAACAAGAAATCCAAGTACAACCCACGCAACCATAAACCCTAAACGACGTTGAACAAGATAGATTGCAACTATAATAAATAGAACTCCTGCTACCAGACTGTCGTTATTCATCTTATCTATTTTAAAGAATGAAATTTATTTAGGACCAGCTGTGACAAAACTGGAATATCCTCCGCCTGGCTGCACACCATAATTATTAAAAGAACCACCTGCTGCAGTACCCGGTTCTCCTCTAGTTGTAACAGGGACATAATCAGCTATACCTCTGCTACCTGTTCCTTGATACGATGCAGATGCGGTTGCAAATCGAGTACCTGCTCGTTGTTTACGGTGACGACGTTTGGTCTTCTTACTAGTTCGCTTACGACGTCTTGCACCACATTGAACACCGCCACCTGCAAGAGGAGCTACTTCGGTAGCGCGAGACCATTGAGGTGCACCTGTTCCTACTGCTCCGGTAAATCCATAATAACCACCCTTACGTGTCTTTCTTTTCATAGTGTGACGCATTTACTCTAGGTTGGGAATCTTTTCTACTACTACCCAATTATTTTCAACTTGAATACAACTACAATCAAACTCTTCACCCTTTTCGCGCAAATAGAATGACGTTTTTATGTCAGGGACCTTTAGGTAACCTGTAAAAGGTACACTTTCATAACAATCTGGCATATTCATGCGAACAAAATGAATCGTTTCTGAGTTAGTCTTTTCTACATAATATCCTGGCTTTGCTATTTCTTCTTCATAGACTTCATATCCTTTAATTGCAACATCCTTCAAATCTGATTTATGAATTAATTTAATTGTTACGTTATGTACATGAGACGTAAATGTCTTCAAAAATAACTTTAACCAATCATATCGTTGTGAAAAAGTTGAACATGCAAATACACAATTAGAATTATATAACCAAATATCTGCAACTACAAATTCAAGTGGCGATAATCTTTCGACACGTAAAAATGTACCACCGCAAATACGTTCATCTGCAATACATGGGAGTTTTTTACATTCTTGATTTGATATCCAAAAACAGTTAGGAATATTGTTTTCATATGTAAAAACTATCCATCCTGAAGTTCCAGTTGTTTGAGGAACTTCTACTGTTTTAAGCTCCGGGGGGACGGGTTTCTTGAATACCTGGCGGAAGCTCGGGGTCCAGCCGTAAAGATTCTGCAGCTGGTTTACGAGGCTCATATTCTGGAAGTTGTATGTTTTGTGGTGGCTGTGTGAAAACAGGTGGAGGTATTACTGGTGCTTGAGGTTGAATAACAGGCGGGGCTGCGGGAACATGCACATCGCGGTATATAATCTTAGGCTCTGGCGGATAGATCATACGAGTAGCAAAAAATGTACTCATCTGTAGAATAACCATTACGAGTATCGTTGCAACTGCTACATATAATACGTCGAGAACAATCATTCGATTTAACTTAGAGAAAGCTTTCTTGGAAGACAGCAAAGACGCGATGGATGCTATTAAAGAACAAATTGAACAAAAAGTGGAGGATGTTATTATTGACAAGGTAGAAGAGCTAGCTGCACCTGCTGCAGATGCGGCTGATAAGGTTGCTGACTGGGTTGAAACTAAAACCGAGAAAGCTTCGGAAGAACTTGCTGCGAAAGTTGATGAGGCTCTAAAGCCAGTAACAGATGTAATTGCAAAATTGGAAGAGAATCCTGAAGTAAAGAAGGCAATTGATGCAGTCGTTGCTCAGGTAGATGGTCGAATGTTTACATGTTGGTGCTGCTGTGGGTTTGATCTGACTCTACGTATAAGTCGTCGTGTTCCAAAAACTTCTCTCGCCAAGCAACCGGATTTGCAGAGTGTAGCACTTCCAGTTGTTCAGAGTACTCAACCCGTGGAATCAAGCCCTCCCAAGGTTGAAGTTCCATCTTCAGAACCCCCTGCTGAAGAAAGTAAGACCGTCTCTGTTTAAGTTCTGGTATGTAACACATTCCATCTGAACACCATAAAAATGATACTATTTCGCTTGAATTAAATTTTATTGGTTTAGACTGTGTAACTCGTGTTAGAATCATTTGTCTTTATTGTTTGAATAGTGGGTAAACCCATCTTAACACGCAGTTCATTGCAATTTTGAATAATTTCGGTAAGAATCATGGCATCATATAAAGAATTATGAAGTAAAGTTGATTGTGGTTTTTTATGAAATGTAAATTCATATAATTCAATTAATTTAGGCCATCGATATCCCCATTCACCAGATAGTTTACATAAATCAACAGAAAGTAGCATAGTACATTTTCTTTTATAATAGCTATCATTGATTTTCATACCAAGATCCCAATGATATGCATTCATAAGAACATTGAAATCAAATTGCATATTATGTGCAACTAAACAGTCATAAGATTCACTTGAAAATGCTCCAATTGCTTCAAGCAACGAAACTCCGTGTTCTACTGCAAATTGATGTGTGATACCGTGTATTTTTGTTGACTCAGCAGGTATTGACCATTTAGTAGGTTTAATAATAAACGATTTCTTTGATTCAACTTTATTTGTTTCTACATCTAAAATTACCCAAGAAATGGACACAATATGAGGCCAGTTGTTAGGTTCTTTAATTGCTTGTTTATTTCGATTTAATGGAAGTCCTGTAGTTTCTGTATCAAAAATACAAAGCTTCATTTGTTTAAAATAGTATTTCATGTTAAAATGTTTACGACTGCATCAAATAGTAAGTAACAAGACCAAAAACAACGGAATGAACCAATAGACCGTAATTAGTAGGGCATCCTGCTTCTGCAATTTTGAACAACGTAGTGAACTGGGGGACAACCGAGCCGACGACGCCTCCTACAATTTGGTCAACAAATCGGTATGTAAAAGGAGAGCTAACGACATAAAAAAGAAGGGCGGCGACGAGAGATGCTTGAACTTTTCGTGACAACATCATTTTGTATTATCATAATATTTTAAACGAGCTGCTCGTAATTCTTCAGGAGTTTTTACAATTATTTTTTCTGGTTCAATAACATTTCCTTCTAGCTGACACATTGCAGTCCAATCTTCTTTTTTAATGTTTTGAAATGTCTTCAAACAAATTGAAATATCTTTGGGCGTTTTCTTTCCCATATGACGGGTATAATCACAAGTTGTCATAACAATATATTTTTCATATGGCCCGGATCTCATGCATAATGCATAGAATGTTGATAGCTGTTTCCACGTAAGAACATTCTTTTTAACCGATACATGCTTTTTATATTTGCATTGAACTGCAATAAACTTCCCATTGTGCTGACAGATAATATCAATTCCAAAATCTTGTCGTTTCAAGTTAAGTTTATCTAAAATTTCAGATGGAACATCTTCAAGTCTCCAAACTGTATCATATTTCTTTACAAATTTGAGATAGAGTACGCAAAACTCTTCAAAGATATCTCCTCTTATTTTTTTATTGTTGCGAGTTCGCATTTCAGTTAAAGTATGTGCTGGTTGTTCATACCATTTTTGACATTCTAAAAGAAATTCATCAAATAAATTGAGTGGAGTTCTCAGCAAAATTTCATGTAAAACTTCTTTCATATTTCAAATTACCAACCATAACTTCTTTTAATTACGTTTTTCTATAAAAATAGTCTATGGGCGAAACATTTTCAATACAGAACCAACGTTGTACACAATCAACAAAACACCCAACGCTGCATATACAAATGTCATTGCATTAGCAGTTCCACTTTGAAGTCTTGGAACTTCATTAACTAGGAGATAGACACCGGCCGCCAAGAAAAAGACTTTTAACATTAATTTCCACCAAAGCATTTTGTTTATATCAATCTAAATTTTTTAACTAAATGTCTTTTTTGTTTGAATGATTGCAAGTATCCATGACGGTATGTTTACAACAATATTTTGCACAATTGTTATATCTTGAGGAACTGGCGAATGGATATCGAGAGTATTCCCTTCGCATAAAAACATTACTGCAGTATTTAAGAAACATAATCGATTTTTCAACAAAGAAGGATTCCACCGCAAACAGTGTAGCTTAAATAATGCATCCATATATGGCTGTAATATTCCAGCTTGAACGGATTTCTTTGAAGCATCTTGAACTGCATCCCAGATCATCCAAATAACCATTGTACAATAACTTTCATCAATAAACATATTTGGACGGTGGCCGCAAACTAAATGAAGTTTGGTCTGTTTTTTGTACTGACTTGCATATTTCAATATCCATGCAATCCAATACATTGCCCTCGTATAATCTCGTGTTTCATTGCGTAAACAATAAACAAGTTCATTAAATGGAATATAAATTTCTAATGGATCATCTTCTTTCGTGAGAAGACGACCGTAATTTGCAGATGGTGATTTTAAGTTTTCTGTAATTGTTAATTGAAGAAAGTCGTGTTCGGGTTTAATTTTTGGAAATGCTGGAAGTTTATGTTTGCGACACAAAGCAATAGAAGCTGCTGCTTCACAAATTAAAGTTCTTACGTCAGGGTTATTACGTATATCTGTCATAGCCATAAGAGTATATTGACCTTCGTAAGGTGCAAATTTCTCATACATTTTGATCAAATATAAAAATGAATTAGGAGCTGCTCTATTAATGTGTTGAGCAGTTGATTCAAATAAAGTTTGCCACATAGAATGGACTAATCCAGAACATAAAAGTTCTAATGCCCAATAACATGCGTAATCAGCATGACCAAGTTTAACATTTTCACTTAAAACTTTATAGACGTGTTGTCGCAGATGTCCAGAAAATGTAAATTTCTGAAAATCTAATACTGTACGTGAGTCAACTACGTTCATTACATTCTACTTATTTTGAAAAATCAATGAAAGTAACTCAACACATTGACGAACAAGTGGTCCATCATATCCAATTTCGTTTGCTTTTTGTAGTGGTTCTTTGCATAATTCCATAAGATTTAAAATATAATTATTCATTGTCTATTAGGTTTGTAATTATTTAATGCAAGTATATATTGCATTGGATGTGTATTAGGACGACTTGTTGTTTTATAACCCAACCATTTGACAAATTTACTTCGAAATGATTCTATGCAACTCATTACTTTGATCGGGCCATAATTCAAAAAAATATTTACCGTAGTTCATCAACATATATTTTTGTTTCTTGTCTTCTGTTTTTATAATTTCAAGCGACACATTCATTATATGAAACCATTTATTATTATGTAATTCATAGAATCGAATGACTCTATTCTCCATCTACTATAAATGCGTCTGTATTCATTAAATTACTACTAACCAATTCACCAGGTAATGTACCAACTTGAATACCGGCTTCTATATCATTTGATGTTAGTTCTCCTTTAAGAATAACATATTGACCTTCATTTACAGCCGGCGTTCTAGTTGTTAACCAATTTTCAAATACTTCTTTATTTTTTACAAATTCAACACCTCCGGATGCTGCAAAATCATATTTTACATCAAAATCATCTAAACTTTTAGGCCATGAATATTGCAACTGCCTTTCATAAATTCTCATTGGTTTATTAATATTTTCTTCAAGAATTTTAGCAGTTAGAGGTGTGAATCCAAAAAGACTAGTAGAATAAAATGGGACCCATTCCTTTCCATTTTCTGTGTTTTTGACAACCCATCTTTCATTAGAATCTTTTCCAAATTCAATACTTCCTTCATCATATAGATTTGCTTCTTGTTCTGGTTGATTCATTTATTTAGTAAAATAGGCAAGATACTGGTACTCTTTTCCGCATTGAACTAAATTTACATTTTCTACATGTCTAAATCCACTTGTTTTAAAAATATCAATCATTCGTTCCTTTGAAGGCATTGTCCAATGATGTTTATTTTCACGATATTTTGCACCTTTGTTTTGTGATTTATCATAAAATGTTAATGTTTCATGAAATAGTGTTTCATCTTCATTCTTCTTTTTATTAAAGCGTCCAAGGTATTTGAATTTATCAAAATAAATAGCAGAATCAGTTTGACGTTCATATGAATACTTTTGCAATGAAAATGCTGCAAAAGGACTAGCTAAGTCAAGTAAAGGATCAAACTTGTCAGGATCTACTAAATGAACTATGAAATATCCACCTGGTTCTAACCATTGATAAGCATTATCTGACAAAATTTTTGGATTTGGAAACATATATGCAGAAAAGTTTAGAAGAAGTGCATGAGTTGCTGATTTTTGAGGAAACAAATGGACTTGAGTAACATCGCCTTTTGTAAACTTAGCAGATGGACAATCACTTCTTGCTTTTTTAATCATTGCATCAGAAGTGTCGACACCTGTATACGATACTCCAAAATTATTAAACCAACAAGCATGAGGAGCTGTTCCGCAACACAAATCTAGAACTTTTACACTTGAAATTGGCCATCCAGCAAGAGATATTTCGCGTATAGAAGTTTGTTCATATTGCAATTTATCTGCACCATGCCAAAGAGAGTTATAAATTGAAGCATATGTATCATCATATATGTCAGATGAATCTTCATATGATAGACTTTCTGCTCCATCATCAAAATGTTCAACCGACACGTACCATCGTGCAAAACTATACATTAGCAATACAAGCACTGCTAAAAAAAGATATGCTGTTTCCATTATCTTTATGGTGGAAAACGAATTTAATATTGCGAGCACGATAACTATTTTATTTTTTTACCGCCAATTGGAATCATAGGTGTAGGTTGAGGAGTATAAAAATATGATAGAATGACACTACGTTTGCTATAAAGCATGTAAAGTACATTTAATGCAAGTATTCCTATAACTGCATATAATAGATAAATCATATATTCAGATGGTGTTCCAAGAGTAGTGATTCGATTTAGAACATCTTTTTGGCTATCAGAATCTGTCAAATTTTTATTTAGAAAGTTTAATTCTTCCTGATCTTTACTTTGATAGTTTAACATTCGAGATGCTAATCCAGCAATTGTTTGTTGTTGATCTTTTTCTTCTTTTAATACTGAATATTTTGTGTTATATTCTGATAACACTGGTTCAATATTTTCTTTTGCAATTCTATTCTTCTCTTTTTGAAGCCATTCTTGACCATTAAGAAGAGTGTAATATGCAATACGAGCTTGCTGATAACGTTCGGGGTCTTCAATTCGAGTAGCCATTGCTTGATCAAGAGCAGCTTTTAGACCATCTAATTGTTTTTGACGTTGACAATTTGAATCACATGCAGGAGCTACACCACTCATTCTATTGCTTAGACGTCGAGATAATGTACCATAATCCAATAGCAAGGGTAGCAATTGCAATTAGATGAATTATCCATCCAAAAAACCAACCAAAGATATAGAGTCCTGCAACTCCTGAAAGTAACATTAATAATTTTTGAATAATTGGTTGAGTTAAGTTTATTTGACTTAATTTTGATTCTATATCACGAATGTTATCTTGAATGTTAGAAACATCTTTTAGAAGAGGTTTCTTTTCAGGTGGAAACAATTTTTTGAAAAATGCAACAATATCTTCAAGTTGTTTATTTACAGTCATAATTCCAGTTTGTTTGTTATATTCTTCACCTATATTGCTTACAATTTTATCACGTTGTTGTTCAATCGGGTTTACATTATTCATAATAGTAGAATAATCAGGTTTTTCAACTCTTGTAAAAATATTACCAACAGGTCCAGATGTTGTAGTTGTCATCCAAAGATTAGATGAGTCTGTAGTCAATTGTAGTGGCATATAACCTCCACTGTCTACAGGATGCACTTCTTCGGGTAAAAGACATTCACCTTCACATCTTACAATATTTGAAGAAGTATCAATTCCATAAAGTCCAACTTTATCATTCTGACCAAGAACTGATTTCATCTTTAGTGCTGAAAATCCATTAACTGATGACCATGGAGATTGCATTAATTCGTCTGTCTTCATAGCATTACCAGTATTATCGCGACCATATAAAGTAGTTGGACTTGCAGATGTAATCGTAATTTTATCTTCCGGAACAGTGATCCAATTTGACATCATACATGGTTTTGCACATTTTTGTTTAACATTATTTGGATCCTGTGCCCAAATGTATGTTTTTGTTGAAAATATGTTAGTTGGTAAAAATGGTATAAGAACTACATTCCATGATCCTGTATTTGTTACAGGACCCATCAATAAATTTGATTTGCCAGATATCGATGTCATCAAAATATATACATTTGTTTCATCTGTAACTATATCTTGAATAGTTGATACACTATATTTCGATACATCAACTTGTGTCCAATTCCCGTTACATGGAGCTGCACAAACATAGACACTATTATTTGAATTAAATCCCCACACAAATCCAGCCGTAGAAGCATCTGCCTTTACAAGACTACCTGGTACATTAGCCCATGATAAAGATGAAAAAAGTTGTGTAGTGACGGCGGTGTCGATAGCTGATGTAGCATTTTCGTATGCAGTTTCTAAGTCTGCCATCTTCTGTTATTTATTGTACCTTCAAAAAACCGAGAGAATATCCTTTTCCAACAATAAGATTAACACCACTTCCTTCATTACCTCGAGTGTAAAGACTATCTATGATGTCTTTCTTAGGTAGCTTTGTTGTAACTCCAGCAGTTCTCAAAAACAAACCACTATTGGCTAACAATGCAGATTGTCTTCTCATCTGTGTGATGACAGATGCATCTGTGCCTGGACCTTTCTGTCTACCATTTTCAAAATTAAACGAATTCTTGCTGAGGGGCATTTATTTATATGTAATAAATTGTAATGGAGTCTAAAAGTTTTAAAGATAGTCGTGATGCAACATTATCCGAGTTTCAAACACGGTATAATGCATTACGTACACAGTATTCATCAGCACTTATGTCTGCTATTCAAGAAAGAGATAGCGATAAACAGCAAGAACTTATTCAAGAAATATTAGCTGTTAATGAAGAGATGTCTAATGAGGTTCGTGGTATTCTAGAAGTATTAAACAAGGGAACAAAATCGTTTAATACAACTATTATTGATAACTTAACACAGGACTTAATTAATTATCAGAAACAACATGTTGAAATACGAGAAAGCAAAGATAAGCTTATGACATTAAAAATTATTCAATCTTCATCAAAAGAAAAAATTGAAACTGCAAATCAACTATATATGTTTTATTTGATTGCTTTAATTGGTTTGATCTTTGTTGTAGGATATCTTGCAATTCGAACTCCTGGATATTTTACACTACCATCAGTAACACCGACAGCCCTGCCAGTACTCCGATAGGAATATAAAATCCTTCTAGAGAAGGTGATGAAATTGTAGGAACTTCACTTCTTAATTTTGCAGCAGTTAGACTATCATTCTTTGCAACAAGTTGACGTTTAGTATCTAATAATTGTGATTCTAAATCACGAATACTTTCTTCTGGTTTCGATTGATAAAAATTTGTAATATCAGCTTTTTGTGCATTTACCTCATTTTGTAAATTTGTAATAATTGTATCTAGTCCCTGTTGAGCACTTTTATATGCACTTTCATAGGATTTTACACCTGTTAATGCATATTGTATATAGTTATCATGGTAACTTCGAAGAAGAGTCGTAAATTGCCCATCCATTTGTCTTTAGGCATCATAAGGATTTGCTACACATAAATTCCAATGTTTGTTTGACCCAGATACTGGACAAAGACCTTCAACTTCGATTACATCACCAGGTCTTGCACCAATTAATTTTGCCATCGGATCTTGGCAATCAATTCTTCGAAACTTTGTAACATCCCACCAAGTATATAGACCTTTTAGAACTTGCTTATCATCTTCTGTCAGTAATGTATGACGAGGAACTTTGCGATGCTTTGAAATATTGAATTGCAAATGTGAAAGTTCGAATACCTGAACAAGAATATTAGTTGGAACTGCAAGATGGTCTCGAAGATACAACATAACTGCTTCTGATAACTTAGTAGGTGTTATAACAATCATAGTCGATGTATAGTTATTTTCATTCGCATAAGCGATGAAGTTTTTAATTTCACTTTCATTAACTCGAGCCTTGTGACTAATAATTACGATAACACCATCAAATGTATACATCGTAGTGTCGTCAAGTGGATTTCCTACTGCATCAAACTCAGTACCCTTAAATCCTCTCGATATAAGGATTTCTTTTAGAGTCTCAAGCGCTTTAGTTTGTGGAGTCTTAAAGTTATCCATCGTATTTGTATTGAAGATACTATGAAAACATCTGTCCGTTTTTCACTTACTTACATTAAATGAACAAGTGGACAATTCTCGGACTTTTATTGGCAGGATTAGCAGTGTTCTATGCAGTATACACTCAAAGAGAGCGGTTTGTTCCTGAGTTCTTAGATCAGGGTAACGTGAAGAAAACGATCGATACGTCTAGATCATCGTATGCACAAGAAACAAACCATTTTAAAATGACACGTCCTGCTCCAGAGCCAATTCCTGGAACGGAAACACCATTTCGAGTAAACATGTATAATTCATTTACTCAGTAATCATGTTAACTTAAAAAATGAGATTCCACGTCCTTTCATTGCCACACACAGTAACACGAAAAGATTATTCAGCTTGTGCATTCACCATGAAAGTTTTAAAGTTTTGTAAGATGATGACACGCCGAGGTCATACTGTTTATCATTATGGCCATGCAGATTCTCAAGTGGAATGTACTGAACACATTGCAGTAACGGATAACGATGTATTAGAAAAAGCTTACGGTAATCATGACTGGAGAAAGAACTTTTTTAAGCACGACACAAGTGACTTTGCTCATCAAACATTTAATGAACGTGCAATTAAAGAAGTCGGAAAACGTAAGAAGCCTCTTGACTTTATTTTATGCTTTTGGGGATATGCACATGAACCTATCTTTAGAGCATATCCTGACACAATTCCAGTTGAACCAGGTATTGGATGTACTAATGAGCCTTGTACTCCTCAATCTGTTTTCGAATCGTATGCAGTTATGAATGTTGTTTATGGAATGTATAAACGACCTCCTCATTGGTATGATGCTGTAATTCCAAACTATTTTGATCCCGAAGATTTTGAATTTAATAATACACCAAAGGATTACTTTTTATTCGTTGGTCGTATTACACAATCTAAAGGTCTCGGTATTGCAATTGAAGTTACTCAAAGAATAGGTGCAAAACTTTTGGTTGCTGGACAAGGAGATATTACAGAAATTTGCAATCCTGTTCCTGCTCATGTAACTTTGATTGGATATGTTGAACCAAAACAGCGTAGTGAGCTTATGAGAAATGCAAAAGCATTATTTGCACCTACACATTACAATGAACCATTTGGCGGAGTTACAGTAGAAGCTTTGTTTTGTGGAACTCCAAATATTACATCAGATTGGGGTGGATTTGCAGAAAATAACTTGCATGGAATTACAGGTTATAGATGCAGAACAATTGAACATTTTGAATGGGCTGCTAAGAATATCGATAAGATTTCAAGAGAAGCATGTCGTGAATGGGCAATGAAAAACTTCAGTCTTGATAGAGTTTCATTGATGTATGAAGAATACTTTTCGACACTTATTAAAGTTTATAATGGAGATGGCGGTTATTACTCACACAACCCTAAACGAACTGAATTAGATTGGTTGAATCGTTATTACCCTACAGTACCAAAGTCGCCTTCTCTTTTGGATGAGGAGGTAGTGATGAAGCAAGACGATGAGATAATATTTGATGCCACACTTCCTGAAATGAACATAAGTTCTTAGGTAGCCATTCAGGATCCAATTTTACTGTTTGAGTTTTGTGTTGCAAAAGTTCCCAATAAATAATTCTTTCAAATTCAATTTGTTCTGCTGCTCTCCATTCAGATACAGATCGTGTATCTAGAAAGTGTTTATATTTTACACCATTACCTTCATCGTTTATGGTAAAGAATGACTTGAATTCTGATTTTGAATTTACCCATTCTGTGTAAGTTAATTCCTTAAATTTCATTTCAACAAATTCACATGTATCTAATCCAGCACATTCCATCTGTAGCTGCATTTGGCACATATATTGTGTAGAAATTGGACTATCATCAAGAACACGACTAATTGGACATTTTATCTCAATAAGACTTCCAGTTAAAGGATGATCAGGTGCATCGGGTACAAGAATTCCATCAGGTGAAGCTCCTAGAAATGAATGTTCTGGATGAGGAATGCAAGTAGTATCTACAATTTTAACACCTGGATTTTGATGGCAATATATTTCTTTTGCAACTGGTTCAAATCGTGTTCCCCAAATGAGAGACATTGCACCGCTATTTCCACTTCCAGATCTACCTACTAATTTTGACATTATAATTTCATGTTTAAGAGCCGGTGATGCTTCTAATGTAGCTTTGTAAATTTCTGATGCAGTTAACATTTCACCTCTTTTTGAATACCATGCATCTGTACGTTGATCATTTTTCCCCCATGTTTCAATCAGATACTTTACATGATCATTCATTATGTTATACTATATCATCATAAAGTACTAAAATCGTTTTACATGTATTCTGCAAAACACAGTAATGGATCAACAAATTCAATCACAAGAAGAGTGGGTTTTATACCGTCTTGAAAAATTTTATTCTAATGCAGATAATTTATCACGAATTCAAAATATTATAGAAGGCAATTCAAATATTTCCTTACGTTTGATCGATTGGTTTGTTACAAATTATGCAAAAAAATTTAATACACGTATCATGACAAAATCTAAAAAACATGTAATTGTATATTTGTCATATAAATCACATTTGAAAGCGTATAGCAAAAAAATGTTTGATCCTTTTTGCAGATGGAAGCGTATCACATTTAAAAATATAGAAACAACAGTAGGTCAGTTGAATTTTTTTGAATGGGCAATTAATGATGAAATTTTAGATTATATTGAAACACATCACGATGAAATTCATAAAGATATGGATAGTCGTATTCAAATAATGAAACAATCTGATCCACAACAATTAAAGAAACGACATGAAATTTCAAATTCTGCAACAAAATCTCTTAAAATAAATGAAATGCGTGTTAGTGTCAAATTTGATTAACCGTTGCTAAGACAAATGCTTTCTAAGTTAAGACCAACTCTTTGTTATAAAAATTTATCTCCTGATATTAAAACTCATGATCAGGACATAGAAGCAGACGAGTATGATTATAATGGACGTTTATTACTTCGAGGAAATCTAGATCCAAATTATGATTTATCTGTTTATTGGTTGTATGATTCTGACTTAAATTGTGTTGGTCTTTCTGAACATGATCCAAAGAATGAAGATATATTTGAACCTCTTTGGTTTTATAATAATCCATATGCAACTTTATTGCAAGAACCAGATTGGACATCTATAGATAAGACATTATGGAATTTATTATCAGATGAAGCATACCAAGACTGTTTAGAAGATGAATTTACTAATGTTATTGATAGAAGTCTTGGATCAAACATACGGCTTGTTACACCTGATATGATTACAAATATTCCATCTGTTTATGAATGTCAAAAATGCAAAAAGAAGTCGATTTTAGAGATGAACAATTGTTCAACTGTAAAACAACCATACTTTCAAACAAAAATTGTAATTTTTATTGATTCAGATTATATTTTATACATGCCACCTCAGAATTCTAAAGTGTGGTCATTGCTTAACTTAAAGCCGCCCGGCGCTTCTTCACAGGAGCCTGTGGAGGAGGTTGTTGTTCCTGAACCTGAGGTGGAGTTTGTTGCACCTCCTCTTGAAGAAGAGGCTGAGACTGTGTAGGCTCTTGCTCTTCATCTTCTGGAACGTCATCGCCTTCCTCAGACTTAAATACATCTGCAGCAGTGAGTTTCATATAAGGAAACACTTGTGCATATGTTAGTCTCCAAGTAACACCAAATCCACCACCTGCAATCACATAAATACTACCGCTCATAATGAGATTTGCAGTAATACCCTTTGGAAAGATTGATACAAGTGACTCAGGAGTTGAGTAGATTGGATTTCCTACGTTGTCAATGATATCGCTCTTAACGCTTCCATCATAAACTGGAACCTTAACTCTGAAACTAGGAGGGTACTTTCCGTTTGGAATATATTCGCCTCCAACTTTGTCCGATGAAACTGATATGATCTTCTTGAAGCTATCACGAATAGCCTCTAAAGAACGCTTCTTACCGAACCACTTTACGCTGTTCTCAAATGCTTGCTGTTGAATATGCTCTTCCAATGCTACTAATAGATTGTAAAGTGCACCATCATCAGAACCATCTGTTGATTTATCTCGTCCATAAGGATCACATCCTTTTAGAGAACCAATCAGTGTATAAGACTTATTCTTAGTTTGTTCATCTTCTCGAACAAGAACGCCTCCAGGAAATAACATTTTAGATGGTAATCTAATTTGAAAGTTTTGACCAGAATACTTCATTGTAATCGGTGGATTGCGTCCTGATTTAGCCTGTCCTACTACGAAGCTTACATTGTTAATCTCGATCTTGTTAGCAGAAAGAATGTTATTGGCCATTTTATTGAGTTGTACTTTATACTAGTTGAAAACATTTAAATCCGTTTTCATTATAGTAGTAATGAAGGCATGTAGTTCTTGTAAGAATAAGACCTCTATGTCAAGATGTTTAAATTCTGCATTAGTCGGTTCTTCTTTTTGTGGATTGCATATACGAACCAAGAATCCACGAATATGGGCAATCGTTAATAACGTAGACGAACGATTAAAATTAATTATAAAAGTATGGAGAGGCTATCATGTAAGAAAAAGATTAAAACTAGCAGGTCCAGGTGTTCTTAAACGATCTATTTGCAAAAATGATGAGGATGTTGGAACACTTGATGAAAAAGAAAAAGTTTGTCCATTTGATTATTTTGGATTTGAAGAAGATTCAAATGTATACTGGGCACATGTGCAAAGTATGATAAGTATTTTAAATTCTAATCGTGTACCATTAAATCCATTTACTAGAAAAGAGATTCCAAATGAAGCTAGACGCAGATTAAGAGAAATTTATAATTATAGAATACGAAATAGTATAAACGTCTCATTTGCAGAAAATATTCCTACAACAGTAGATCAACTTATAAGCAAACGATGGATGCAAATTTCACAAACTATTTATGAAAATTATTTTACAGAAATAAATCCACTTCAATTTGAAGTTTTATCAAGAGATGAATTGGGAGAATTATTAACATATATTTTAGAAGATACTCATTACTGGGCAATACAGCATACTAGCAAAGATTCGAAACGTTATAAGTATTATGCATTTATTAGATATGGAATTACAGAATTTTATAAAATTTTTGATGTTAAACAATACGCATACATTGTATCAACTTTACTTTATTTCATTTTAGCCGATTGCAATGATTCATTTGATTTTTCGTTTATTATTCTCACCTCATTCAACAAATTGTGATTTAAACAGGTCATGGTACCTATAAGTATACCAACGCGTTAGAAATGGCCTCTTCAAATACTAATGTTAATTCAAACAAGATGCCCGCCGATAAGAAGTCATCCAAGAAGACCACCGAGCCTACCACCCAAGCTGCACCCACCACTGCACCTGCCAAGGTTGCACGAAAGGCATCCGCCAAGGCAGAAGTCACCGTACCTGTTGTAACTAGCCAAGCACCTGTTGAGTCCGCCGCACCAGCTGAGACTGTTGATTCCCGAACTGCAGATGCAATTCTTTCATCCCTCCAAGAGTCATTGAAGACGATCAGCGCTGAAATGACAACTCGCATGCGAGCAGCAGTTGCAAGCGCTCTTGAGGCTAGCAAGGCAGTCAAGCGTGAGCTCCGAAGCAAGGGTAAGCGAAACCGCAAGGATCCTAAGGACATGACACCTGAGGAGTTGAAGGTTTATGAGACTCGCCGTGCAAACAACGCTTTCCTCAAGCTTCGCCCATTGAGCGATGAGCTTTGCACATTCATGGGTCTACCTTCCAAGAGCCAGAAGAGCCAGACTGATGTGACCAAGTTTGTTGCTAACTATGTCAAGACGCACAACTGCTTCGATCCTAACTTCAAGCGTCGCATCTTGCCAGACACCAAGCTTGCCAAGCTTTTGCGTGCAAAGGACAAGGAAGAGATCACATACTTGAACCTCCAGCGATTCCTCAAGGTGCATTTCCTCAAGCCTGCCGCGTAAATAGTTAGATAACTTATATATTTTTTAAAATAGAGATTCAAATGGATCACCTATTTTAAAAAACGAATAAATTTAATATTCTTTGATTTCTTTTTAGAGAAAAATGAGAATGTACGGTGAAAAAATTGAGTCTGAAACATATCAGGTAACAAGCCAGGAAGGAATAATAAAAACTTATAATACAACTCCTGGTTATACAGGATTGTTTAGAGCAAATATAACACATGCAGATGGAAGTCTTATTCTTGATCACAACGGAAAAGAAGTTTATGATAAAGCAGAATACTTTTACGATGATATGTTTACAAATTGGCACATTATTCAAAAAGCCATGGACGATGGATTAGAAGACTATATAATTAGATTCACATCTTCAGGTTCAGAAATATCTTATAATATGCAATGTGAATTTGGAGGCGATGGTTCTGATGGAATTATTGATTTCTTTACACCAAGTCCAATTCCTATGCCACCTAAAGTTGCATTTACAATCGATGGTAACAATTATTTAATGACCTGGTATTATGTAGAAGATGACAAATCTGAATCTGTTAATATTAATTCATGAGGAAGTTCAAGATACAATATAGTACTAAAAAAAGGTGTAATTCTGTGATCTAACACAGTTGCCCTTATTTTTACATTAACTATCAATGTAGTTAGCAATCTATGAAAAAGTCTATCTTTATCTATTTTTTTATCAAGTCTTGTTTTGCAAACGTTACCATCCCATCCACACAATGTCCCTTTGCATTTTGATTTGGTAAATTGACCACATGGTGTTCGTATTTTAGATAAGAAAGTAACTGGTTCTTCAACATTCATCATATATGTTTTTTTATTAAACCATTTCTTTAATAACGTTTCTACTTTATTTAAAGTTGGATGATCATTCATTAATTCATTCTTTAAGTCAGAAAATTCATCATCCTTAAACATATCATTTGATAACTCAAATAACAAAAATTCAAATATTTCAGTTGAATAGCTAATATTTGCACGAACTTCTTCTAACTTAGGTAGAGATTCACCAAATACCATTTCAGATTCATCATATTTTCGAATTGTACTTGTTACTTCTTTTGTTTCAACATTTGATTCAATCTTTTCGGCTTTTATTGCAATGGGTAATCCGCTTTCAGTTAAGATTTCAACTCTATTTTTATCATAATCAAATACATCTTCTCTCCATGCATAACCTTTTGCATAACTTTCAGCTATAACAAGATATTTTCTTACTGTTTCATAGTCTGGAAAATCAGATGGATCAATATCACTATATCCAGAAATCTTTGACTGAGCAACAGAAGGTAAAGGCGTACTTTGAAATGGTAAAACTAATTTATTTTTTATAAAGAAAGCTTGTCCTCTTCCATACGGATCTAATATAATTTCATATGTATCTTCGTTCAAATGAGTTAGCAAGTCTGGCATTGCATTGAGAGCTTCATCATATGATGGTATTTTTGTTTTGCATGATAAATTTCTCAACCGTTCAACTTCTTCTTGTGTTTCCTTTTTGAATGGCTTTTGATAAATATTTGACAAGTAGATAAAAAAGTTTGCTGATCGACGAACATTAGAAAGAATATCAATATCAGTTTCACTTTGTAAAATAATAATTGCACGATTTCTTGGACGGTTCATAAATGAATGAAACATACATCCCATCTTCTTTGATTCTGTAAATATTCGGAATACATCACATTGCAAAAATAGAGCTGCGTATTCTAGTTCATGTAATTGAGATAATTCTTTCTTTTCATATGCCTCTTGAATTCCAGCAATAAGTTGTGCTACTTTTTTCCTAGAAAGATCTTTTGTTATTTTATCTTTTAATTCACTTTCAATACGTTCAATATTATTTTCAGATGTGCGTTTCCAAGTTGATAAAAATGAACACTTCAAAACTGTATCAATTGATTCAATTGGAGGACTTATTTTTGTTTTTACATTCAGTAATTCTGGAAGTGTTTCAATTGCATTTCCAAGTCCAACTCTAAAATAACCAGCTAAACCATTTTGTATTCGGTTGTTGACATTTTTCAAAATTTCATATGTTTCATTAAGCGATAAACTATTTATTAATGCTTTTGGTAAAAATGCAAATCTGAATGGCTTTATATTTTCTCTGTTTTCTACCAAAATATAGTATTTATCATCTTCCTTTTCTTCCTTCTTTAATGCCTTTTTATTTTGAGGTGTTTTGAAACAGCAAGGGAAGTTTCTAGATTGTGATATCTTAAAGCCCGGATATTTATAGAGTTCTTCACGTTTAATTAAAGTATACTCTCGTATATCTTGAGTATTCAATTCTCTAATTTTACCTCCACATTTTGGACATTTTGGTATACCATCTGCACTATCGAGTTCTTGTTCACGTAAAGGTATAACATCTTTTATGCACCAATATTCTGGACAAATGACATGACCATTTGGATCTGTTAATTCGATAATACTTTCAGGTTCTAGATACTTTCTAGGATCATATTCTTTATCAAATTCATTATCTTGAATAATAATTGGTTGTCGTTTTCGTTCACACTCTCTAGGATAGTCTGCAGATGAGAATAGATCTGGATTGAAACTACGTAGTCGTGTATTAAAGTAACTATGCAATGAATCTTTTTGTTTTGTTGGAACTTTAACGTTAGTTACAACGGATTCAGTTTCTTTTTGTTCTGCAATATCCTCCTTTAATTCTGCAAAAAGATCATCATATTCATCAACACCAACTGGTTCAAATACAGGATTTATTAACGATTTAACTTCAACAGTTTCCATTCGCTTAGGACAAATTGTATCAAGAGTACTTGATTTTGGATTTGAAAGAACATATCGTAACAAATTTGCATATTTCAATGAACGTTCAAAGTTATCGGTGAATGAAAATAGAACCGAATTGGATTCTAAATGCAAAACAGGAAATCCTCGAAATGCTCTATCTGCAAGAGATTGGTCTTCATCAATTCGTCGTTCTATATCATCTATTAATTGTACCGCTTTTTCTTTTGTAACGCCAAGTTCATTTTGAACATCTGAAGCACTTAGAAATGGTGTATCTTTCTTCATTTGTAAAAGTTTTAACTCGATTGCAGATATTCCGTCATTTGAATGATCAGTTCTCAACATTCGAAATGTATTTTGATTATCAATGATTCCAAAGAAAGGTGAAATGCAATTAAATCGTCTCAAATCAATATCGTCTATGTCTTTTTTATATTTCAATAAAAGTTTCATATCATCAACAACCCATCTATGATCTTTCAAATCTGATGGATCTATAAACGCATTTATTGCATCAAATTGAGAAATCCATTCTTCCAATTCTTTTCGTATAGGTTCAATTTCTTTTTTATTTTGACTATCTCTATAAATTGTAACAATGATTTCAGTTGCACTAATTGAAACCTTATCATAATGATTTCTAGATTTTCCTCTATACAAAATAAGCGTTGGTCTATTTCTTTGAGGTTTTGTTTCATTCAACCATTGTTTCAACATTAAAATATCTAAAACTGGTTTCTTTTCTTTGGAATTTTCTACATAAAATTTATGTCTGTTTGATTCTAATTTCGATGTAAAGAATTGCACATATGGAACTTCTTCGGAAAGAGTTAATCCATAAAAAATTTGTTCAAATCTTGCTCTAACTGCAGAACCGAAGTTTGTTGATACAAATGGAATAATAAATTTTAATCGCATAATGGATACTGTTTCTGGAGTAGGAACATCCATATCCAATAAATCTGTTAACAATTTTGCATTTGTCTGAAGAAGACGAGCACTTTCTTCTGTAATACGAGGAGGAGTGTTTGATTGCAAAAAAGGAAAGTATGAACGAATCATAGGTTCATCTGTTTCGGTATAAGTTCGAAACATAAATGAGTCGACAGAATCTGCTTTATAAAAATTATAGAAAAGTCGTTTTATTTCTGGAATTGGAAGTTCGCTTGAAGGAATTTGAGAAATTCGTTTATGTTGACCTGAAAGAGGTAAGATATACGATTTTGATTCTTCAACACCCAAAATTCTATATTCCATAAATTCAGAATCAGGTGAGAACAATTTTTGAAGACTTTCTGGAACACTCATCCATTGATCTCGATTATAAGTTTCAAATTGAATACCTATATTTGGAAATCGATAATTTGTTTGAAATTCTGCAAATATATCTTTATCTGTCGTGTAACCATTCAACGACAATCTATTAAACAAAGCTTCCCATCTACGAGGATCTTGTTCATAATAGTCCTTAGATAACTTTACCTTTGCAAGAATCAGGAGTCTGTTTGGGTGAATATCTGTTGATATACCAATCTGCTGACGAACTACATCAATAGTATCGTCATCAAAAAATGATACATTAAACTGTTCTTTTGTATCAAATTTTACAACACGACGTTGTATCATCTTATTCATTAGTTTGGATAATCTCTTGTTCTTTTATTTTGTTACGTTCTTCTTTGTATTTTTTTCGTTTTAGTTCATTGATACGTTCGCGATTCTTATCACGATATTCTTTTGCTTTTTGTTTTACTTCATTGATATCCATTTGTTTACGTTTTTCTCGTTTTTCTTTGCATAATCTTTCTTTGTTTTCTTCATAAAAACCTTTGCGTTGTTCTTGAATGATTGATTTATTTTTAGTTTGATATTCTTTCATTTGATTAAGTATTTCACTTCTATTTTTATTATAACGCTTTTTAGTTTGTTCAATAATCTGTTGTTTATTTTTTTCATGGTAATTTTTATTTCGAGTTAATATGTGTTCTTTATGAATCATATAATAATCTAATGCACGTTGATGTTTTTCATCAACGCTTTTATAAGCTGGAAGAGTATTTAAACAAAAAGGATCACCTTTAGATTTCTCTATATACTCATTCTCTTTCTTTCGTATCTGTTCTCTATTTTCACATACAAATGATTCTATTAATTCAATTTTAACTTTATCCCATCCTATTGATCTTATATGGGTATATACCTTTGATGTCATTTTTTCAGATGATAGTTTATGACCATTTAATCGTGACGGTAAACTTGCAATTGTTGATCCATAATAATAATGTCCATCATCACATATAAGTCTATAAATTTTTGATTTGTCATAACCCATTTATATTTATTTTTCCGATTTTATCTAAATGATTATAGCGGACTATCCGAGATGGTCATCCCACAATAGCCCGTAGGATATCTCGAATAATTTACTGGTGTATAAATTCCAACTGCAACTGCATCTTGAAGAATACGACGGAAATTAGACCAAAACTCTGGAGTATGACCTATAGTTGTTGTCATTAAATGAGCCATTTCATGCAAAATAACAAACATTACAGTATTCTCATCAACAAGTGATTTGTCTGATTTATCACGTAAGCAAACAACTATCTTTTCACCTTTATTTTCAGAATAAGAAGTGCTATCAGATGTTAAATCATTTTCAATCATGTTTGATGGATTAAACCGTTCAATCATTACCTTTACACGAGGATCTGCAAGTAAAGCTGGATCGGATTTATAATGTTCAATTAATTTGTCTAAATTTGATCGTAATTTTGCCATTAGTTCACATGCTTTTTGTTTGTCTGGTAAATTCTGAACATGATATGTGTTTCCATCTCTCATGCTTCGAACTGGTGTGGTATTACTTGGACCACGTGATGAAAGAAGTGCAAGTGCAACACCTGAACTTACTAAAGCAACTGGCCACATTATTATGTATTAAGTTTGAAATTCACTGAGTCTTCTTCCAATTAGGCTTCTAGTCCACGTTTGAATGGATTAGCTTCAATGGTTGTGTTTAGGAATGGTCCAACAGTTACTTGAGGATTGGGTTGCTCAGATCGAATATCCCATGATGCATTTCTGTTAGTTTGTGAGACACCTGCGACTGCAGTGTTAGTGTGATAACCTGCATCAAGGAAATTCTGTCCCTTTAGGTCACCCATGCTTGCAGGATTGACAGCTGCCCATGATGCACCTAGTTCTCCCTTAGGAAGGAGTTCAGATGTTGATAAAGTAGTCTCTGAATATGTAGACTGAGATGCAGGATGACGACCCTGAATGCTCTCTACCGGTTGAGCATTGCCTCCTAGAGAATGGGTCTTACTGCTTTGTGGTAGTCCACTAGACAAGGGACCTTGTACACCAAGCTTTTGTCCAAGCGCCTCCATACCCTCGCCGACAACACCCTTACCCGATGAATACGTTGTCATCAAATATGCAAGAACAAGAACACCACCTAATACTAAAGCCAAACGAGTTTGAGAGGATTGAAGGACCTTCATATTATGTTTATATCAAATCAGATAAAAAGATTTTTAAAAGTAAGTTCGAGCAATTGAATTTTTTACAATTAGATAAGAGAATAGAATGATTATATTCGGTATAGTCACATTAGTAGTCGTAATTGCTCACTTCTATTTACTTGGCTCCAGCCAAATTGATTTCCTGAAGAAAAACTGGGTTGAATATCGGTGCAATCCAATCTATATGCCCTTGGCAGGATTTGTAGGCCAGGACGTTGTTAAGAACTTTTATACTTGCAGTTTGAAGGGCTTTCAAGATTACACAGGATTTATTATGGATCCTTTAATGTCTGATTTAGGAACAATCACTGATTCGGTTGAAGAAATCAGTGATTCAATGAATTCGATGAGAGGAATGGCTTCCGATGTTCGTACAGGATTTACTGGAATTCTTGGTACTGTTTTTGGAAAAATACATAATGTTATGTCAGAAACACAATATATAGTTATTCGTATGCGAACTTTAATGATGAGAATTATGGGTGTTTTAATGTCATTCGTATATGTTTTCTATGGTGGCATGGAAACAGGTCAAGCTGTAATTGATGGTCCTATAGGAAAAACTGTCAAAATGTTATAATGATAAGAAATAATGTGGGCTGTTATATTATTGCCTGTTTTTGCATTATCCGTAATTATGGTGTTTCACGCCAGTTATTCACTTGATACCATAAAATCAAATTGGGCTGAATATCGGTGTAATCCATTTTATATGCCATTTGCGGGTTATATGCAGGAAGATGTTTCAACTGCTGAAAACTTTCAATATTGTTTGAATGCAATTGGCGATGAGGCGTTAAAGCTTCCTTTGGATGCAGTTAATGGTGTTGTTGGAAATGTAACCGATTCAATTGCTGAAGTTGTAGGTCCACTTGATTTGTTTCGTCAATTATTTGCTCGTATTCGTAAATTTATGTTAAGTTTTACAGCTACAACTCTGACAAAGGTAACAGGTTCTACAAATGTATTTGTGTTTTATTTGGCAAAGATTCGTGACATTTTAAAACGATTTATTGGTCAAGGGTATATTGCATCGTATCTTGCATATGTTGGTGTATCATTCATAGAATCATTTGTAACATTGTGCATAACTGTCATTAAGTCATTTATTTATGCGATGTTATGTATTGCAATCATTCTTGCATTGTTTCAACCTGAAATATTGGCCATTGTCATTGTTATAGCTTCTATGTTGGCATCCGCTGGAGCATAAAAATTGTTCTATTTTAATAAGTAAAGAATGATTAGTAAAACAAACTTGGTCATTGCGTTTTTTGTTGCAGCGGTGTTAGCTGGACTTTTTCTCCAGTATGGTCCAGTAGTTCCATCACCTCGTGAAAATTTTATGCAAAAGCCTGTTGGTACTCCTTTGAGTTATGGCGGAATGGGTCCATATGATGGTGTAAGCTCAACGGGTGCTTCGGGATGGATGGCTACAGAACTGGCACCAGTTGGTCCAGTAGGAACCACTGTAGACACTAATAAATTGATGTTACTTGTTGATAATAAAGTGTCACCAGATTGCTGCCCAGCTGCATTTAACACCGATACAGGATGTGTATGCTTAACTGAAAATGACCGTACATTGTTTAGTTCTAGAGGAGGCAACCGTGCTTAAAACTTAAAGATAAATAAATATTTACTATACAATGGATGCATCTTCTGTCTTTAAAGATTTTATATCGTATTTGAAGCGTGAATTTCCTAAACATGTTTCAAGTGACGAGTTCGACGTCGAGAAAACAGTCAAACAAATTGAAAAAGAATTCTACCCTCATGCAGTACTTATTTTTCAAAAGTCTGATTCTCTTTTTGATGAAACACGATTTATGTTCGATGCAGATCTTACTGAAATTTGGTGTGCTGATGAGATTACAGACAAACACAAGGATGAAATTTGGAAACATTTACAATCATCATTAGTGGCATCATTTATGCATGGTGATATGAAAGATAAGCTTTCTATTTTGCTAGATATTGTTAAGAATAATTTAGGTGAAGAACATGCAGGTATTTTAAATGTATTGAATGATGAAGGGTCACAAGAAAAAATCAAAAAGATTATTGATTATATTTCAGAAACTAGAACAATCCGAGCTGTATTCAAAATTTTTGAGCAAATCGATTTTTCTGAAATTAATATGAATTTTGAAACACCAGAAGAATTGATGAGAATATTGCAAAATCCCGAACACCCAATCATCAAATCTACTATGGAAAAGATTAGAAATGTGTTTCATGATAAAGTTCAACGTGGAGAGATAAGTCAAGCTGTCATTGTAAAGGAAGTTGAAGAAATCAAAAGTATGGCAATTCTATTATTTGGAGATACTGTTACTGAAATGATGGGTTTACCAAAGAAAGCTAAAGGTAGTCGGCCTGTTGTAAATACTCCTCAAGCTCGTGCTCAATACAGACGAGATCGTTTAAGAATGAAACTTGAGGAAAAATATAAAAATGAGAAAAACTAACAATATAGATAAGATGTCAGAACAGATTTGGTTCAAAGATCCGTCGGTTTTATTTGGTCCAACTACATGGAATAGATTTGTTCCAACGAAAGATATGTCAACTGCAGATGCATTAAATTCAGTGGTTCGGTTTACAACCTATTTTTCAATTTTATTATTTATTTCAACGGGTATTCAGGCATATATCCTAACAATACCGATTGTAATGGTTTTTACGATCTTTTTGTTCTCAGTATTTCCAGACGGTGCAACTATTGAAGGATTTGTAGACAAAGTTGCATCTAAGGTTCAATCGAAAAAATATACAATGCCTACACCATCTAATCCATTTATGAACCCTCTATTAACGGAAATTCAAGATAATCCAAATAGAGAAGAAGCTGCTCCAATCATGCGACGTGATGTAAAACAAGCAGTTTATAAATCATTTCAAAAGACGACCGATATGCATATGGATACAACAGATTTATTCGATCAAGCTCAAGCTATGCGAACATTTCACACAATTCAGGCAAGCACTATTCCTTCCGACCAAGATGGATTTTTAAAGTGGTTAGCAAAAGGTCTTGATGAACCTGATTATTCAAGTACTAAACCAGCGCGACATGCAAAAATACTAAATGAAGGATATGTTCACCAGAAAGGCTCATTGCCTTCTCTTCAATCCTCGACGAGTAAACCTTCTGGAACTGCGCCGACGCCTCCTTCCGCCGCTTAAGGTTTTCTTTAGATCTTCTTTAGGCATTTCACCTTGATTTGTAGTTTCTTTAGCCTTTCCATTCTTTACAACTACAAATTTGGGAAATGAACCGTATTCACCAGTATCCTTCATTTTTTGAGGAATGTTGGCACTTTCAATTTTTACAAAATCCATAGAAGGCGTTTCTTTTGCAACTTGGTCCCATATAGGCTGCATAGCTTCACAATGGCCACACATATCCCAATAAAAAAAGATAGCGACAGGTGCTTGAGATTTCATAAGTTTCTCAATCTCCTTTTCGTCAGTTATTTCTCTACTCATTTACTTATTCGCATACAATATAAGTAAATGTTCCTTAATAAACTTTTTACTATTATTGCAGCTTCAGTTACTCTTCGCGATTGTGGTGATGTATCTGATCAAGCTAAAATTACAGGAATGGGATTTTATCCATTAAATCCAAATCCTGATCAAGAGACTGAATTATGGGTTTCTTATGATTTGAATAGTATTATAACAGGTGGAACAGCTACATATTCATACAGTTTTAATGGAATTCCATTTTCTCCTACAATTGAAGATCTTTGCACTCAGACAATTTGTCCTAAAAATATTGGAGATTATAATGAAACTAGTAAGTCTACATTTCCATCTGGTGTTAGTGGAAAAGTTATTTCAAAAATTCAATGGGAGAATCAAAATTTTCAACCAGTTTGGTGTTTAGAGATCACATTTAAATTCTAAGATTAGATCAAAATGCAAAATCATTGGCAAGGTTATATAACAGCTTTAAGTGCAACACCAATTCCAAGCTCATCACATCCTGCTGTTGGAACATTTAAGCCATCTGACGATCCTACTGGATTTCTAAATTTGAATCCTAAAAATTCTGAAGTTCAAGCACGTTATGATGCTATGAATCCTTCTTGGGAAGGTGTAACTGCTTCAAACGCTGCCGTAAAATCTGGAGTATTTACAACAGAATTTGCACAACTAAAGCCTAGAAAGTAAGAATTGTATCATAACCTGACGATTCAAGAGTATATCCAATCATTATATACTTGCCAATAATCTCTTTTACCTTTTCAGGATCTGAAAGTTCATTTGATTCGAATTTTATTTTTTTAGGATAATATGAAACACCTTTTTGTTTTAGATAGTTAACAAATTCATCTAAAATAACAATATCATGTCCTTCTGTATCAATTTTTAAAAACTTGCATCCTTCAATTTGATGCATATCATAAAAGGTTCCTAATGAGACAACAGGAACACTTATTTTTTCAACAACATCTGTTAATCCCCATTTAATATGTTGCAAATGATAATTACCAACAGAATTACAACCCTTAAACCATTCTGGTAAATTTTTGTATGCAATTATTTTTTTAGGAATATAGAATACTTCAATTGTTTGATTTGGTTCACATTTTCCACTAATTGCAATGCAACATGTTTTTACATTTGGTTTATATGGTAAGTCATCTAAATAAGATTGAATAGGATCAATTGAAAATCCGATGGTTGTATCATTTGCATTTTCAATTAATGTTTCAAAATTAGATGTTCCAATTTCAATAAAATCAATATTTGGCATTTCTTAATAAACATACAGTATGTTAAAATAATGATTTTATAAATAAGAATAGTTTATTCTAGCATACTAAGTAAATGTCTGCTGAAATTGTTCATTTGATGATGACGTTACGAGATCAAGTTAAGTTATATCATTGGCAGACGATAAACTACCCTAGACATATTGCTACCAATGATTTAGTTACAAAATTAGATGCAAATATTGATCAATTTGTAGAAGTTTATATTGGTAAGTATGGACGTCCTAAGTTGAGTGGAAAGACATCTTCAATTTATCTTCGTAATCATTCGGATGAAGAGGCAACCAAAATGATTCAGGAGGCGATTGATTGGATGACTATCGATTTGACTTCTAAATTAAAGAAAACCGATACAGATTTGTTAAATATTCGTGACACAATTGTTGCAGATTTAAATCAAACATTGTATCTTTTTACACTAGAATAGATCTAATTGTACACTAATATCATGAGCGGTATTGGTATTTCCAGTATATACAACTTTTACATGAATCAAATCTCCTGTAGCGAAATCTACACTAGTGTTATAATATGATTGCGAATATGTGCTTGAACTTGTAAATGTGAGTCTATATAATGTAATAGGTGTAATACTTCCTCCAAAAGGAGTTCTGCAAACTGTAAAGACAACATCATCTGAATTAGATGGAAGAATTGCCATACGTACATTAAATCCTGATAAAATTGCAGGTTGTTGTATTCTATAAAATGCAGCCGGTATATCTGAATCTGGAAATACATTATTTGTAATAGCTTGTGTACCTGGCCACATATATGAATCTACACCAGCCGATACACCCAGTTTTATATTTCCTTTTAGTCCAAAAAAAATCACAGTTGGGTATACGTATGTAGAAAAGGGACCCCCACCTGCTCTTTTTGTGACTAAATCTGTTCCTGGACCAATTTGTATTCCAGGAGATGCTAAATAACTCGGATCTGTAACTGTTGATGGATTTGTTTGTAAAATGTCAGAAGAAGTATATGTTTGAGAACCACTTGCTTTTGTAGCTCCAATACTTCCAGCACGTACTTGTATAGATCCGGTATTAGTTGGATCAGCTGTTTCAATTCCTACATAAGAACCTGCAAATGCAGCATTATCTGGTGGTGTAGCAACATAAATATTTGTATCACGTATACTCATAACATTGCTATTTGTTACAATAATACCTCGTTTGTTTCCACCTCCTGTTGATAATACATTAATTGTAGATCCTTTGATTGCATTAAATGAAAAGGACCGAGCTGAAATCGAACCTGTACCAGCCGCATCAACACCATATACATTACTTGAACCAGGACTACCTGCTGTTGAATTATCAACTGTTAAAACACATGTTCGTACTTTTGCAGTTTGACTAGTTGTTCCAGGAAATACAATTCCTCTTAATGCATAATGACTTGCAGAGGTTAATGTTAGTGTCAAATCTTCTATACGAGTGTTTTCTCCCATCGTTATCATATCAGTTGGTCCACCAACTAATAATAATTGAACTACACATGTTTGAACACTTAATCCTCTAATACTTACTCCATTTGGAATAGTAATGCCTGATGACAATGTATATGATCCAGGAAGAATCCATATAGTTGTTCCAGTTGTAGCTGCACTTATTGCAGCACTTAATGAACTGTAAGGTAATCCTCCGACTGAAGCAGTACCGTCATTACCATAAACACGATCAACACGCAGAACATTTCCAAATTGTAATGTAGTAACAGCACCAGTTGCACCTACTGGACCAGTTGCACCTTGAGGACCTGTAGCACCTGTTGAACTAATACCCGCAGCACCACTTGCACCAGTTGGACCTGCAACGCCTGTTGGACCTGTAACACCAATAGCGCCAGTTGGACCTACCACACCAGTTGGACCTATGGGACCCATAACGCCAGTAGGACCTCCAACACCTGTAGGACCTGTTCCTCCGGTACCTGCTGGACCTGCTGGACCTGTATTTCCTTGAACTCCTGTTGCACCTGTAGAGCCTCCAACACCTGTAGGTCCTGTATTTCCTTGAGCTCCTGTAGGTCCACCCGCAGGACCTGTAGCTCCAACAGCTCCTGTAGAACCAGTAGAACCTGTAGCTCCGCCTGGAGTTCCTTGAGGTCCTGTAACACCTTGAGGACCAGTTGCACCTATAGCACCAGGTGGCCCTATATTTTTGATTTGAACACCAAGACTACATATACCTTGACCTGGTACGTAACTCTGCAGCATTTACCATTATGCAGTATTTTTCTATCTATAATTTTCAATCACAAATACAATATGTCATTGTTTCAGTGGGAAAACTTTTCAGACTTAGATGTTCAACCTAAATTATCGTTTTTTCAAAATCAAATTTTAGGACCCGGATATATTCCACCAGGAGCTACAGGTCCTATAACTCTTAATCAAGGATCTACTGGACCTACTGGTGCTACTGGACCTACAGGTGCATTAGATGGTGGAATTGGTGGAGTTGGATTTAGTGGGGGAATTGGAGGAACTGGTGCACTGGGTCCTACTGTAATCATTAATGGTGCTCCAACCGTTCTGAGAGGACCTACAGGTGCATCAGGACCTACAGGTGCAACTGGAGCAACAGGACCTATATTACATTGTTTACCTAATCCTGGTAAGATAGAACCGGCATCCAATAATCGTATAAAAATTGGAAATCTTCCTGTGAGTTTTTACTACGGAGCATGTCCTGGTGTCACATATACATTATATTATCCAGACGCTAAGATTAGGATATTAGGCGATATACCTACAATTACAGTGCAAAGTTATTATAGTCAAAGGGAAGACTCAAGTGCACCTTTATTTGAAGGTGATGAGAGTGGTAGTGCATATTCAAACATTATAATTTTCACGATGGGCACTGAACCGGTCGATTTAATAGGTATGGGCGGTTATGTAAATGTACTTGCAAAAATATATCCTAAACCAGTTTGTAACCTATCTAATACAGATTCATCATACATTTTACCATCTGATTATGCTCCATGTTTTATTCGCTATGCACGTGTTGGAGACCCAGCTATATCAACTAGTGCTATTACTTCAACAATTACTGCATTTAGTAATCCAGGTAGTGGTGTTAATTCTACTGAGCAAATAATCACATTTGCAACTTTGCATCCAAGTTTTGGAGATAATAATGAAACTATTACTATTTCAGGCGCATCTAATTCTGTAAATAATGGAACCTTTCAGATAATAGAAGTTTTAGGTTCAAATCAAATTAAAATATCAAATCCAGCGGCTACTCAAGAAACAACAACAACAACTGTTACTGGTACATCTAATAAAACTCTTCGGTTTGCAATTCGTACTTTTGCAGCTTCTTCGAGTGGAACACAGTTAGTTAGTATTAAAGAAAATTTAACTAATTTTTTGAGTGGTCCACTAAATTCAGGAATAGCAGTTGGTCAAAATATTACTATTTCAGGCGCATCTAATTCTGCAAATAATGGAACACGTGTGGTAACTGCGGTAACTCAAAATAGTTTTACATTGTCAAATACTTCAGGAATTCTTGAATATTTTCAGACAGCTTCCAATGGGGCTCAAACTTATTTTATAGTTAATCAGAAAGGAGAATATATAAACGATGATTTAGGTCTTCTTCCAATAGATAGATCACCTGATATATATTTATCTGAACTAACTGATGAATTTGCTTTTGATACTGAATCGGCCTCATATTTTAATGCAGCAACGACATTTACAAACAATGGATTTTTACCAGCAGATCAGATCTTGTCTAAAGCATCTACTAATAATCCTTATCGTGTATGGAATATAACTGGATTATTCGTAACTACTGCACCTGGAGAATATAAGTTAAGAAAAGCAGAAACTGCATTTGATACGCTTGGTTATTATTATTTAACAGATGGATCTGGTAATAAAATTACAAGAGGAACTGCTTCAACTCCAGGAGGACCCGTAACAATTTTTTTATTGATTGATTGGGATTCAAGAACATTTCCATTTAGCGAATCTACAACTATATCATCAGTTAACACAAGTGTAACATTTACAGATACATCATATACTATTATTGGATTTTTTCAAGATATTAAAGAAACTCCTTGTATGCTTAAACAGCCGTTAATTGGAACCTATACAAATTCTAGCTATTTTAATATAATTGATGATAATTTGAATATAATACAGGATCCATTAACTAATAATACAACTCCTGTTATTATTCCATATACCGGACTTTTAAATAAATTTAACATATCAATTACTAATTTTGATGAGTCTGTAGATTCAACACAACTTATTACAGTTGGAAGTAGTACTGGTATTACAGTTGGTTTACAAGTTACTATTGGAGGTGCATCTAATTCTGCAAATAATGGGGTTTATATTGTACAAAATATAAATAACAATATTATTAAAATATTAAATTCTTTAGGTGTATCTGAAAGTCCATCAACACCTTTAAATGCTGTAGTTTCGTTAGGACCATTTTTAGGTACTCCAACAACTGATCTTTCTGTACGATATAAAATTAAAAGCTTCTATGAAACATATGCACAAGGAATTTTTTATATTAGACAAATAAGCCCTACATCAAGTATTTATAATATTGTTAGATTTAATGGTACAACTATAAATGATCCAGGAACAAATAATACAACATTAGTTACAGTAGAATGGAACGGTGATGATCCATTTCCTATGATAAGATATTCAAGTTCAGAGTACAGACAAATATTGTACAATATAGTTGGATTATATATTTCGTCGTCAGATACAACTTATAAACTTAAACAAACTGTTGGTAATGATAATCTTCCATCAACACTTCATAATTTAATCGACTCTTCCGGAAATGTAGTTGTTGATGATAACCAAGTACCTTTACTAGTAGAATGGACAGGTGCAAGAACATTTCCATCAGCTAGACCACCTGTAACGGATTTTACTACTAGATATTTAGTTACTGGTATCTTTTCTATAGTTCAAAGTACATTTAAAATTTATACATTAATGGATGGAGTTTATAGGCTTATGACGCTTGATTATAAGCCTGTACCTGATCCAGGAACAAACGGAACAACAAATGTAATAATTAATTGGAATGGAACAGATGCATTTCCATTAACACGAATATCTACATCAGGATATTCGTATATAAGATATTACATAAGTGAATTCTATGATCCACATATAGCTCCAGTTTCAACTGGTGCAACAGGGCCTTCATCAGGTAGTACAGAAAATCCAGTTAATAGTGGGGGTATTGGTAGTGATAATAGCTATGTAGCACCAACTGACGCAACAGGTCCTACAGGAGGAACAGGTGGTGCATTACCACTAGCAGCTGAACCAGAATCAACAGGACCTACAATGACAAATACAATATCAAGTGAGGCTACTACAATTATTGTTGGTTCAACGGCAATGTATGCACGTACACTTGTGAATGATTTTGCACCTTTATTTCAATCTATTTAATAATATGTCACTCCTTTCAGAGTATACTGAAACAGACATTCAAACATTTAATATTTCTAAACCAACTCCTCCTGTTAAGCCACCAATAGATAATATTCAAACTATAGCATATAACGGTAGTTATTGGATTGCAGGTGGATTTGATACGATGCAGACAAGAAGTATATATTCATTCACTCCATCTGATAATATATTAAATGTTGCAACTAGAGTAGACGCCTACCTGTCGAATTTAAAAGTAATAAGACAAATATTAACAAGTGTAGATCCTACATTATATTCTATTCCAATCAGAAGAATAAGATCTTCAATTACAAATAACACTGCATATTATAAATCATTGTTAAATTCTGCATCTTCTAAATTTAAGTCTTTAAAAACATTAGGATATACAAGTTCAAATAGAGAATATTGTACTATTCATACATTGATGATAAGTTATGATGGAATAAATTGGCAACTAGTTGAACAAAATCCTTTTCAATTTATGTCAGTAGTAGACAATTCTTATAAATCTAATTTTACAAATTCTCAATACAGGGCATGTGTCAAAGATATAAAATGGAATTCAACCTTATCTTTATGGGTAGCGGTTGGATTTAATCCAACTAGAAGACTATGGAATGGAACTGGTTGGACTAAAACTTTTGGTGTACAAATTGTAGAAGGAAGCAATGTGAGTGATTATAATCCTACAGTTGGTGATTCTACTACTCTTACGTTAGATGGTAATCCAATTCTTAATAATACTAGTGGAACTATTACAGTAAGTCCACGAACTTTAATTGCAACGAGTCCGGATGGGTTGATTTGGACTTCAAGAGGAACTCCTTATGTTGTTCCAGATCCAACTTTTTATTCGAATCTCGATGCAATTACCTGTTTTAAAGTTGCTTGCAGTGACACACTAACAATCGTACTGGGTAATTTTATAACAGCAACTGGAGATCAATACATTGCAACATCCACTGATTGTATTAATTGGTCTATACAGCCTAAAGCGTCATCAAATCTTGGAATAATTCCTAAATCTATAGCTTATAATGGCGCACTCTGGGTTATTGTTGGAGATCAATTAGGCACACCTGATGTTGGTGTAAGAATGCAAATCTCAACAACTGGTACATCATGGACAAATAAAGTACCAATAGATTTTAATGAATATCCAAATTTTAAAGATGTTGCATGGAATGGAACTACATGGATGGCAATTGGTCAGGTTACAGATAATAATGTTTCTCCGCCTGTAAAATATTATGCTATTTATACATCATCAACAGGACTTGTATGGGAACGTATTAATAGAATACTTGATGAACAAAATTATGTAGTGCCTTATATGAGTCTTGTATGGGATGGTAGTTTTTGGTTTATTAATTTTTATCCAGGAAATGTCAATTTTTCTTATAAGACACAAGATGGAATTTCATTATTCCCATTAAATATTGCAACCAGTGCTATTTGCACAAATATTCCTCTTCCAATTTTAGGAGGAAAAATAGATAATCCTGTTATACCTTCTTCATTAATTGTTGGTTATGGTCTTCCAACTAGTGTATTACGTTCTTCAGATGAAACAGATTGGATATCAACTTCACTTGACATTGAAGGAAGTAATTTTTTAGATAAAACACGAAAAGACCTATTTAGTGTTGTATGGTGTAACTCATTTTGGCTTCTTGTTGGAAATCCATTAAATAACTCTAATGGAAAATCTGTTGTTACTAGTACAGATGGGTTTACTTGGAGTTATCCATCAACGTATTTAAATGGAGTATCTACTAATATAGTTTCAAAAGCAAGAGATGTTGCGTGGACAGGTAGCTTAGCAATTGTAGTTGGAGATGCTATAGCAACTAGCACAGACGGCAATATATGGACAAGATATAATTCTCCGTTTCCTATGATCAATGCAATTGCCTGGAATGGTAAAAGTACTAGATTAACAGTAACTAATTTTGCAGCTTCTTCGAATAAAACACAAGTGGTGACCGTTACAAGTAATTCAGGTATTTCAGTTGGAGAAACTATTAGTATCCGAGATGCAACTGATGTATTAAACAATGGAACATTTTTGATAACTGCTTTAGGTACAAATACGTTTACTTGGGCAAATAGTATAGGTGTTTCAAGATCAGAAAGTTCAACAGTTTATGCATATTCTTCACTTTATGTAGCTGGGGCCGATAACGGTAAAATTGCTATAAGTGTCGATGCAAATAGTTGGTTAACAACAAGACAATTGACTCTTTCAACGGTATACGACATAGCATGGAATGGCTCTATTTGGGTTGCAGTAGGTGTTGGAATTAGTCAATGTATATCAGTTAGTATAGATGGTATAAGATGGTATACTGCAAATACAGATAGAAATCTGTTTACTCAATGTAATGCAGTTGCGTGGAATAGAAATTTATGGGTAGCAGTTGGTATTGGTAAATCACATACAATAGCTACAAGTGTAGATGGTTACAATTGGGTTGGTCGAGGAAATAATATTTTTAATACATCTGGGGATATGATTGCATTTAATGGAACAAATTGGATTGCAGGTGGAACTGGCTTTTATCAATTAGCTAGTAGTACAGATGGAATTACATGGTCTGGAATCAATGAAAAAATGGTTATTTCTAGATGTTACGCAAATAAAACAACTTCATTACCATATACTGGTACTACAAGTGCAGCAGTTAAAACAGTGGTTGATCAAGGTTTATCAACAATAACTGCATTGACAAATAATACACCAGAATTAGTACAAACACTAAATAATCCATTTGTAACAGAGGCAGCTTTAGCAGCTTTAGCAGCTGCAGAAGCGGTGCGTATTGCTAATGCTAATGCAATACGTTTAGCTACCAAGATTTCAGCTACAAAGTATATATGGGAATACATATATTGGAACTATACAGTAAAACAACGTTATGATTATTATTTATCACAAAAGAATTTCGTCAGTAGTGACATTGGTGCAACTTATTCAAGTATTACCAATTTTGATTCATTAGTATCTGAAATAGCTAGCTTACCAAACTACTTATCAGGTAATTTGTCTCAAATGCTAGACTTATATAGTACTATATTAAATGATAGCAATGATCAAACAATTCTAGATAAAACCTTACTATCAATTTATACTATACATAGTGAATATAAAAGCAATTTGGTTCAATTTTATGAAAATTTGAGAAACTTTTTTTATGTTTCACTTTATGAAATATATACAAAAGTTAATGCATTTACTGTTGATACATTATTAGATACTATTGGATATACTGCAAATACAGAAAAAACAAAAAGTTCAGTTTTATCTGGTTGGGATGGGTCTAAGACATTATTAAATTCATCATATACTACAGCACGCAATTTCTTTATAACTCCTATAACAACTATCACATTTACACCACAAGTTACAATTGCAAAATATACTCCTCCTGGTGGAGGTAATATTATTAACTTTAGAGTAATTCGATTTACACAATCAAGTCAGATTACTAGACAGATAATTACTGTAGAATCTTCAACTAGTGGAGTTACTGCTGGTGGTACTATTACTATTGAAAATGCAGAAAACTCAGCTAATAACGGAACATATGCGGTATTTAGTGCAAGTGGAAATTCGATTACATGGGAAAATTATTTAGGCGTAACTACTTCAGCTAGTATATTTGAATCTGGAATTGGTAACACAACTCTATCTTATATTCTTTCAGTAAGTTCATCTAATGCTCCAACTTTTACTACCCAATTTAATAATTTTAATTTCAATGCCGTTAATGGGGTTAGGGCTATATATTTACAACTTCAAAGTATGAAAGATACTAGAATAAATGTAATTGATAAGTATTATAATGATACTAAGGCGGCTGTAATAGAATGGAAAACACTAAATAATTTTGATTTTACAACCGGAACTACTTTTAGTGCACCATCTAATGGAGTTCAAACGATAACTGTTAATCAAATTGAAAATATTCAAGTAAACCGAGTAGTAACAATTACTGGTGCAACAAATTCTACAAATAATGTTAAAGCTGCATTAGTGTTGAGTGTTTCTGGAAATACATTCACAATAGAAAATTCAACCGGAGTTGCTGCAAGTAGTCAAACTGCAAAAATAAACTATAGCGACACAGCTATTTCATATACTGGACTTGATGCTGATTTTAATACTCTTAAAACTACAGGTGAAATAGTCGGTACGCAATTTGGACTTATAACAATAAATAAATCCATCACATCAATTAGTGCATTTAGTTCATGGGGAGCATCTCTAATTTCGTTCTATACCCGTAAATCTAAATATTACTATGATAATTATTCTAATGTATACAATTACTCTAATGATTTATATAGATTATCAATAAAATTTAAATATTCATTAAACTTGTTAGAATTTGATAGAAAAGATGCAATTTCCTATGCAGAACAACAATTAAATACTGTAAGAAATGAAGTGAATTATTTTAACTTAACTACGCGACAATCTTATTCGGAAGAACTTTTAACAATGCGCAATCATTACTTAAGATTATTAACTACTGCGGTATATGATTCATCGTTATATGAAAGAGTATTAAAACTTTCAGATATAATTTTTATTGCTTCACGAATATATCCTACGTATAGCACATATTTGCAAAATGTTGATTTATCAATAATACTTGCAGAAGCAGATGGATGTAAGCCTTCCATAAATGGATGGGGTGGAGCATTAAGTGTAAGCAAAATATCAAGAAAGCCACAACTAGAAATATTAAATACTACAGGAGTAGCTTCTACTACTACTCAAACAGCTGTTGCAACATTTGTTTTTGTTCCAAAAATAATTGGCTTTGGAACTCCTAAAGTTAACGGATTTCAAGAAGTTTATACATCAAAAATTGATGATCCAGTAGATCGTACTAATATTAATATAGGAACATTTATTTCAATTACAGGTGCATCTAATTCTCTTAATAATGTTACAAATTCAACAATTTGTGGCTTTGATGTTAATACAGGTACAATTCTTATTTATAATTTAAAAGGCGTTGCATCAACAAATCAAAACGCAAAAGGATTTCGTACATGTGTAATTACAAGTTTTAGTCAACCTATTGGTAATATACAAACTCTAGAAATTGATCCAAATAATTCATCGCTAGTAGATGATATTTCATTGCAATATAAATATATTACTATAACAGGTGCTTCAAATAGTGGCAATAATACACTTATTGTTACTAATGGAATTAATTTTGGCGATTCGTCAAGTGGAACCCAACTAGTTGAAGTTACAAGCGTTTCAGGTATTCTGGTTCATAATTTTATTACTGTTGTAGATGCAAGTGAATCTGCTAATAATGGAACATACGTTGTAACTGCTGTAGGGACAAGTACATTTACCTGGGCAAATCCTAATGGTGTTCAAGAATATGCAAGCTCAGCAACTTGCACTATTAGAACTAGAAATTATGTTTCACTCGTTAGAAAGCAAGAAACTACTAGCGTTGCAGTTCCAGGTAAACAACAAGGAACTAATGGTTGGTTATATTTTAATAATGTATATTATGCTTTTCAAGCTAGAGCTGATTTTGAAAACAGCATTGGAAGAAATACAGGTTCAGTAGGTGTGCCATATAGTTTGGTTTCTTCGGAAATACAAGCAGCCGATGACGGATCAGTTACTATATCAGGAAATTCAAATACTAACAACAATGGTACATTTAAAATATCTAGAACAAATGGTACACATATATTTATTTCGAATACTACATTTACAGAAAGTAGTACATTGCTTCCTTTAGAAAGATTATTACTCGGGATAGGAAATGTACCAACATTTACAACAGGCATTCCTCATAATCTTTCAGTAGGCAATACTGTTATCTTAAATATTTATGCTACCTTTACAATTTTATCTATTTTATCACCAACATCATTCACAGCATATGCTTCAGGGTTTTGGTTTAACAGACCCCAAGACTATATAGTAAAACTATTTAGTGCACCATCTTCAAATGGAATTCAAACAATAACATACCGTAGTATTAGTACAAATCCAACACCAATTATCCCAAATCGATATATATCAATTAAATATGCAAGATCTACAAGTAATAATGTTGCAAACGCATTAATATTGAGTGTTTCTGGAAATGATACATTCACAATACACAATCCGAACGGAGTTGTTTCTCAAGAATATTATGAATGGGCGCCTATAATTTATACAGATTATGATTATGATTTTTCTTTATCTAGTTTAAATGCAACTAATTTTAGTGCAGTTTCTAATGGAATACAAACAATAACAGTTACTTCAATTCAAGATATGGTTTCCTCCACTTTTGTAACAATTACAGGGGCATCAAATTCTGCAAACAATGTTAGTTGTGCAAGGGTAGAAGGTGTTTCTGGAAATACATTTTCAATAAGAAATCCAAATGGTGTTGCTGCTACAAATCAAAGTGCAACAATAGAACGCTTTCAGAGAGCTGTTAGTTTAGGACCTAGATCAACTACAACATATGGTACAGCAACAATTTCAAATCCAATTATAGCATTTAGTGAGCCTAAAGATGGTAAACAAAGAATATTTGGAAAATTACAAATTATTGGTCGTGTAGGTGATAGTATTACAATAACAGGATCATATTATTCTGCGAATAACGTTACAAATGCAATTATACTTGATATTGTTGGAAATATGATTTCAATATCAAATCAAAATGGCGTTTATGAATATGGTGCAAACGCTACTTTTACAACTTCTTATTCAATTTTTGAAATTACTAGTCTTGGTCGTATAGATATATCAAGAAATCTAATAGAAAATAATTCATACAAACCATTTCAATATAAAAGTATTAGAAATACATATGCTGGTAACGCAAAAGCAGTAGAATGGGATATCTTTAAAAACTTTACAGACACCCAAACAATTGGAAGTTTACAGAGACAAATTACTGATTTTGATACACAAATTGATGGTCTTAGAGCAGATGATGAGTTTACAGAAACATTTATGAATACTAAAAGAGATGATGATATTGATGAAATTGAAAATGCATATTTACCAGCTGCAACAACATATCTAAACAGTTTAGACGTAAAAATATCATCTAAAATACCTACAGCAGCAAGTCTCACTATTACTGCATTCAGTGCATTAACTACAAATCCATTGGTAACAGTTCTAGAAAGAAGTACTTCATCACCATCAGTACTAGTATCTACAACAGGTGAATCAATATTATCACCAGCAACAAGTATAATTGGTGGACAACAAACTAATAGTGTAACATATCAAATATTAACTGTTAATAATGTTGGTACAATTGAACCATATAAAAATAGTATAACCATTACAGGTGCATCGAATTCTGCAAATAATGTTACAAGAGCATTGGTAATTGATGTTGTTGGAAATACAATAAAAATTATTAATCCAAATGGTGTTGCAGCGACTAGTCAAACTGCAACTGGAAAATACGGTGATCTAGTTGATTTTGGAAATAAAACATGGTATGATTATTATTCAGATACTACTTCAGATTCTTTAGGAAATATGGTAAATGCAATTAATACAAGCTATAATACATTTTTAACAATAAAAAATACACCATTAACAGCTATCACAACTACTAAAACTATTACTTCATTTGGTACTGTTAATACTGGATTTGATTCCGATGCTCAATCCGATAATACTCAAGTTATAACTGTCAATTCAATAGGAAATATTATAGCTCGTATGACAATAAAAATAACAGGTGCAGCAAATTCTAATAATAATGGCACATTTAAAGTTCTTCAAGTCAGTGGAAATACATTTAAAATAGAAAATTCAAGAGGAGTTGCAGCTACAAATAGTAATGCAGGTTCTGCATCTTATATTTCGTTTGACCATTCATTAACAACTGCAGAAAATGCTATAACAACGATTAATCAAGTTCAAGAAAATGAAGCATATATAACTATATTAAAAGGAATAGAAATATATCGTAAACGTTATACAAATGCGATTAATTTAGTTCGTAGAGTTGGAAGAAATTTAGCACGTTGGCTTAACATGAAATCAAATGCTTTAAAAGAACCATATTCAGTAGGAGTTTTATCAGATGGACGCGGTAAACCGTTTATTATGAGCATTCCTCCTACAAATACAAATTATTGGACACAACGCCCATATACATCTTTTGTTTTAGTTGGTGAGGAAAGTAGTCGATATGTATCAGAAGTTAATGGTTCTATTGTTACAGTTCCTCCTATTGCAGTTTCCGACGTTAAAAGTTATAGTCAGGATAAAAATTATTCATTAAATGATTATGTATCATACAATGGTAATGTATATTGTTGTATAAAAGATGATACAGACTATACACTTCTTGGTATTAAAGGTGTTGATCCATTAGATATAGCTAGTTGGGAAGAAATTCAATATCCTGATGTTGAAGATGAATTTGGTAATATTTTGGAAGCAACTTCTGAAAATTTTCCAGTAATCATTGCAGCCGATAACGATCCATACACACCAACCATTAAATATAAAAATGGTTCACTTGTCTCTGGATATAACACAGCAGGAGAAATATCAACGTTTTATACGCCTTCAAATGGAACTCAAAAAATTAGAGTTAAAAATTTTGATGGTATTGTCATTGGAGAAACAATTACTATTACAGGTGCGTCTGATCCTCTTAATAATGGAACATTTACTATAGTTTCATATGAAACAGATGCAGTTTCAGGTGTTCCACAAAATAATGTTGTGTTGACAAAAGCTTCGGGGACTTCTGCTGGACTCGGTGGAGGTCTTAATCCAAATCCAATTGCTTTCTATCGTGTTGATACTCTTTTGAGCTTCACGTGTATAAGAGATTTTTTTACAGATAGAACAATTACAAACATCCCTCCTTCAGATAAAAGCTATTACTGGGTTAAAAGAACTTATCCAAATGTTCTTTACAAAGGAGAAAAAGTAGAAGCAAATTTTGCAAATTTTCAATCATTAGCTCAATTAAATAATACTCCTACATACGATAATACTAAAACATACGGAAAAGGAGATACGGTTAAATATAATAATAACTTCTACTATTTTCGAACATACAATGATAGTATATATGTTCAAGGTAAACCTCCAGGAACCACTTTTCCAAGAGAACGATCATGGTATGAACTTCTTGGATATTCTACAACTAGTATTCCTAGTTATAGCACAGATTCATATTATCAACAGGGAAATACTGTAAAATTTAACAATAAAAATTATTTTCTTAAATCGAATATTGATTGGATGTTGATAAAAAATAGACCACCAGGAACTGCAATTTCACCAATAAGGTTTACTTTTAGTTGGGTTGAACAAACAACCCCAGGTTCATTTGTTTATCCCCCTTATAGCGGTAGTACAGTTTACGAGAATGGTTCGCGTGTTAGTTTTCAAACTGAAACAACAAAATACTATCTACTTCGTATAGTTGATACAATAACTAATGCAAATATAACCAATATTGCGTTAAAAAATAGAAATCCAAATTTTGGTTCTTCAGATATAATTAATGCAACATGGATTGAAATTCAAACAACTCCTAGTACATATCTTAGTAATAAAACTGGTGGGTATGCGAATGGAGATACTGTTTTATACAATAATAAATATTACTATTATGAAGCACCTATAGGTTTTAATATTAATGGTATTAATCCAGAAACTTCTTCTATTGCATCGGAAGTTTCATGGCAACAAATTACACATCCAATGGTTTTTACTATAAGTTCTACAAGTCTTGTTAGTGGACAGTTTTTAGAGTGTAATACAGCTGCATTTCCAGCATTAAATTATAATGATTATCCAGCGTATTCGTCAACTACTACATATACAAAAGGAGATATAGTTCGTGTTGGTCAACAGATTTTCGAAGTTAACCTATCAACATTCAACGTTATTGGTATTAATATTATGAATAGAGACTTTTGGAGACCAATTAGAAATCCACGTATAAAGTATAATAATCAATGGATGCAATATTCATCTAATCTTATACCAAAACTTGATGCATCAACTTTTACTCCATACAATCCAGAATTATTTTATCTTGAAGGTAGTGTTGTTTCATATAATGTAGGAACTAATGCAGCACCAAATTTGAAAATTTTTAGATGTATAAATGATAATCCACGATCATTACCTATTAAAGGTAAATTGCCAACATCAACAAATTTTTGGAAGCAGGTAACATATCCTCTTACGATTATTGAAAGTAAACTGATCGAAGCTAATCCTACAAATCCAATATTTAAAAAATTAAATGAATTAGATTATCATGAATATGAAAATAACTGGTTATATAATAAAGGCGATCTTGTATCTTATAATGGTCTTGTTTATGAATGTACAAATGTAAACCCTAATAATATTGCATATACAGATTCAGTTACTGGAAAATCACCCTTAACAACTAGCGGGTTTTGGGAACAATTTTCAACTGGTGAATTAGATTTTATAAATAATAGATATTATAAAACAAATAATATTCTTCCATGGAATCCAGTTACAACTAAAAATTATGCAACAGGAACAACTGTTTTATGGAAAGGTTACTTATATAAATCTCAAAGAGAAATTTCTTACAAAGCAATTATAGATTTAAATTCAACTGATGATAATGAATTACTAAAATCATATGTTCCTTCTATAAATGAAACCATATGGAGAAAAGTAGATACAGATTTGCCTACAAATATACCTAAAGTATATTCAAATACTACAACATATTATCTTGGTAGTGAAGTTATGATACATGATTTTTCAGATGTTGAAAGTGTAATAACAAGTATTACATCACCTTTCAGAATAAGAATATTTAAATTAATAGGATTTAATAAATATGAACCACAAAAGTATAAATATCCAGAATTAAGAATTTTAAATGAATTGGATTCAGAAGGATTTTATAAAAGAGCTGTAGTGTCAGGTACTTCTTCACAGAACGGTACACCTAGATACGGTCTACGAACTATAGATCCATTTCGTTTAGAAAATTTTGCAGGTGATTTAAAACGTAGAGTTACACATAACGTGCTTCTTCCATATTTACATGCTCGAAATAATGCTAAAATGATTTTATCACTTCTTACACTTGAATATTATGCTCCTAGAAATACTGATTTTCCTCCTATATACTTGAGTCCTGTATTTATAGATTGGGCTTTTCCACAAGCTTTTAATTTTAAAGACAATGCTGTTGCACCTGATTTTGCAGAAACTGTTTCTAATAAATTAAGAGAAACAGCTCAAACATTTATAAATATTTTTAATCTTTCCGAAACAGATCAAACAACTGTTACAGAACCTACGATTATGCCAGTATCTGCATTTTCAGCTTCTTCGAATGGAAGACAAGTAGTTACTGTTCTTACTACAAATGGAAAAGGTCTTCGTGTTGGTGATATTGTTACTATTCTAAGTGCATCTAATAATTTAAATAATGGAAGTTATGCAGTAACAGATGTAACATTGACTACATTTACATGGAGAAATCCTGTAGGTGTTTCAGCAACAGAAATACTTACAGACGAACAAAGAGTTAATTCATTTTTTACACGAGATAAATCTATTATTAAAGGTTCGATTCAAACTGTTTTATCTTCAGTATATTTTTATTTAACTAAAAGTTTAATTCAGTACAGACAGAATGTAATAACATATCAAACAAATAAAAATGTTTTAAAAACACGGTATTACAATTCACCTTTTTTCCAAAAAATGCTTACCGATGATCCTTATCCTTATCTGAATGTTGTTGCACTTGCACAAAATCCACCTGTAAGATGTGTTAAAGATTTGGGCGTTGGTGATCCGGAAATAATTGAAAAACTAGAGAAAAGAGGCAAAATACCTGAGGGTTCTTTAGATTCATATTATAAACAAAAAGAAGAACTCGATGATTACGATGCAAAAATGAATATCGAATTATTTAATATTAAAACATTAATAAACTATAACGTAATATTTCACTATACGGATGGACTAATTGGTGCCGATATTAAACTTCCAATTGACTATTATTATATCGATGGTTATATTTTTGAAACAGGTGGAACTCTACTAGAGGAACCTTCTATAAGTGTTGGATTTTTTATATTAGGACCAGATGATTGGAATTACAAAAATATGAAATCAATTTTAATAAATGATACTCTTAGTTCAGATGATGAAGAAGGTATTATAGCAGATAATGAACAGATAATAAAAGGTCTCACATATGGTGAAATTGTAAACAGTGCTATGAAAAGTAGCTTAGAGCCTCCTGAATACACATTACCAGGTAGTCAAGCTCAACGAGACATACTTCTTTTAACATGGGAATCTAAAGATCCATATATTAATGCTTTAGGAAAAGTTGCAAAAGGACTCACAGCATTATGTTCTGCAGCATTTCAAGCAGGTGATATGGTTTCGGGAATCTTTCCTATTATGCAGTTTATAGGAAATTGGGCAATAACTGGTAAACCAGATGGTGAAGTTACTGAAGATATGCCTGGAGGCCGTGATTTTATAAAATTTTCGTTGAATACGCAGGGAATGACATGGCCGCAATTTAATGAAAGATCTCAAAGTATAAGAAATGTAAAGGAAGAAGTTAAAGCATATAGAAATAGGGTAAAGGCTGCTAAGTTAGAAATAATGACTGAAGATGATGATGAAAATCTAGGTGATGCTCTTATTACTATTGGGGCTTTAATACTATTATATCAAACTGAACTTGCTGAATTAGAAGAAATAATTGAATTTGAATTGAATATAGAGACTACTATAACGCAAAAAACGATAAAATATCCAACATTACTGGATCCTCAAGAGCCAACAAAAATAACAATCGATATACCTCCAAGACCAACAAAAATACAAATTGCATATGATGATTTAAATCAAGAACTAAAAAAATTAAAAGCTATGTATCAAAATGGGATAATACGTAATCAAGAACTTGAATTAATTAAACGTAAAAATTCTTTTATCGATGCACAAAATGGTAAAATAAAGACAATAAATGATGGAGTAACACAAAGAAATGCTATTACTCAAGTTGAAAAAGCTACACTTAATAAAAGAATTAGATATTTGCAAACAGAACTAGATTTGTTAGGAAATAATATTATTGATAAAACAGATGAATTAAACACTCAAGTCTTTGCAGCTGCTAGGAGACAAGTTAAAGTAACAGCTGCTGTTCGTTCAGCAACTACATTATCAGACGATGTTGCACGCCAACGCAATCTTTCAAAAATTAGGGGGCAGCAACCAACACGTAATATAAGAGGAGAAATAGTAACAATCTTACCACCAAAAATGCAAAGTACTAACGAGTTAAAGGCAAAAGAACCATCACAAGCAAATGTACAGGCTGCAGAAGAGAGAAGAAAAGAATTGTTAAAACAACTAAATGAAGCTAAAGAAGAGTTAGCTAAGAAAAAACTTGATACATTTTTAGAGAGTCAGAAAAAATTGGGAATATTTGATAAAGTAGACGTTGAAAATATAAAGAAAAATATCGTTAATGTACTTCAGCAAATTGAAGATATAAAAACACAAAATGCAGCAGTTTCTTCTGAACTTTCACAATATTTAGATAATCTTGTTGATGCAGAAGCAAAACAAGCTGCAGCAGATCTAGAATATAATAAGAAAAAAATCGAATATGAACAACAAAAACTTAATGTAAAAAATGCACAAAATGCTTTTGATAGAGACATTGCAGCTGCAGAGTTAGAAGTAAAGAGAGGTAATTTTTTACAGAAAAAAATAATTAAAGATAATGTTGGTGTACAATATACATTTGCAAAAAATCAATTTACTGTTAAATATTTAGAAAGTGAAACAATTTCCACTATTATGAAACGCAATATGCCACCTGCAGTAATAGCGCAGTATAATGATATCATAAATAGTGTTTCTACAAATGTTACTACTCCAATTGGAAATGCTTATAAATCGATGATGACTAATCTTAAATCAAATATTGTTGCTAGAACTGTATCTGTACAATATAAAAGGCTTAATACATCAATTAAACCATATATAAAATCTGCAATTCCATCTAAATATGCAAATCTTTTAAAAATAGGTGGAGGTCCTATCATGGAATTAGCAGGTATCGCAGTAACTACTTATTCAATGTTGAAAGATGACGATGAAAGACTTGATGGTGATACTACAGATCCATTTGCGGAAATAGCTGGTAGGGCTCTAGAAGGTGTTGCAGATGGAGTTTTACAAATAAATCCATATGCAGGTGTTTAAATCTTAGAAATGCCATTGACTATATCTTGGCTTGGAACGCCTCCATCTGACACTTTAAGTGCAGTTGTTGGAATTGTTAATGATTGAGAATCAGAACCACCTTTCTTTCGATACCGACGAATGGTGGCGCGACGACTTTTTCGAGAACGCTTATAAGTTTTCCTTGGCATTTTCTTGCTTTAAACAAAGGAAAGAATGAACGACAGTTTATCAATTATTGTTATTCTTTGTGTGATTGTAATATGGATTACGTTCTCACATAAAGAATTCATGACAAACAGTGATGTTGCTTCTATGTTGCAAGCACATGCACTTCCGGACAAAAAGAAGAAAAAATCTAAAGAAGTTGATGAAGCTCCTATTTACGGTCCATATGTTCCCAAATTGGAAAATAAACCAAGTGGGTCTAAAAATGGAAAATTAGTACCGGCGTCAGGTGTATATCCTGATATTTATGGGCCTGATATTGCAACAATTCCAGGAACTAAACCTAAAAAACCTAAGCATGAATCAGATAATGTTGATGATGAAATTTATGATTTCAACCCTGATCTAAAAAAAGCATTTCCAACAGAAGGTGAGCCGCAACCCTTTTTAACAGATTTTACTAAATTTCAACATTAGATAAAGAGATGTTTGGTCTTCACAACTTTCGAGGAAGTTGTTGGGTAAACGCCTGTCTTCAGTCAATCTTTCGTATACCTGAATTGCAAGATCGATATTCAAATAATAAAATTGATACAGATAATTCAACCGATAAATCCTTACATACTATTTGGAAATCAAATGGAAAATCAGGTTTACGAGAATTTTTTGAAGTAGTGAAAAATGAAGCTATGCCGGCGGGGAGTGGTGTTGGTGATACACACGAATTACTAACCCATTTATGCGATAAACTTCCATTCTTAGATAAACTTTGTAGGTTTAAAAATGCACAAACAACCACTTGCAATTCATGTGGAAAAACAGAAACACGTGAAGATACAACAATTGAGTTTTCGTTAGCATCAAATGAACAAAATAAACCTATTAGTCAATGTATTCAAGAGGTTGTAACACCTACAAAAGTAGATGACTGGAAATGTGATAAGTGTAAGAAACTTGGTTGCACGCGTCAATATCTTATCGGATCATTTCCGAATATTATGATTTTTAATATGACATCAAGCACTGGAACAATTAGCTATTCACCTATACTTGTTTTGAATTCAAAAAAATATGCACTTATTTCAATTGTTTGTTATAACGGATCTCATTGGTGGACATTTGGAAGAAATATTCCTCCAGGCTCTTCGTGGTACAAGTTCAATGATACTCATGTTCAAGATTTTGGACCCAAACAATTCCCTCTTTCTTCAAGTATGAGACTATTAATTTATTATCGGCTAGAAGAGTAATGTTGCCTGTTCCAACGATATTAATTGTTGCAATTGCTGGTGTATTTGCGATGTTTGTCATAAGTATGATTGGTGGAAGTCTTATGCCAGCTGTACTAATTCTAATGTTAGCAGGTATCTTATTTTACGTTCTGCATCAGCTTGGAATTTTTAAAATAGAAACAACAGATACTGGAATCGATATTAATTTTCAAGAAACAGCAGCTCCTCCTCCACCTGTTTTAAAAAGTAAGCAAAGTATGACACCTCTTTCAATTGAGAAGAAAGAGGTATTCTACATAAGTGGAAACAATTATACATATGACGAAGCACCTGCAGTTTGTGCTGCATATGAATCGGAACTTGCATCTTATGATCAAATTATGGAAGCACATTCAAGTGGTGCAGAATGGTGTGGTTATGGTTGGACACAAGGTGGAATGGGATTGTTCCCAACACAACAAGCTACATGGGAAGCATTGCAACGTGAAACAGATCAATCAAAACGAACAGCTTGTGGACGTCCTGGAGTAAATGGTGGATATTTTGATACAGATTCTAAATTTGGAGTAAATTGTTATGGCGTAAAACCTGCAAATAAGAATATTACTCTACCAGTTCCATTGCCTGGAACAGATGCAGGTGAGTTTAATAAAATGGTTCAAAAGTTCAAATCAATGCTCAATAGCATCATTGTATCTCCTTTCAATAGGAATACTTGGTCCGAAATAACTTCACCTGTAAACACAAATGGATTACTCTCTGCAAACGCCCATAAATCGTAAGTTATATGTTCCAGAGGAAAATGAAGTACCGTTTGCACCTGTCGTATATCCGCCTGTTTCATCTGCACAGGACCAAAGCTATCGTCGAATGACGTGGCTTTTTCATAAACCACAAAATCATGCAATTTTTCCAGTTAAATCGGAAAAGCCTGAGAAGAAAAAGTACACTGAAATACAAAGATGATTGAAGTTGCACTATTATTGGGTCTTGGAGCCGTAGGTTATATGTTGGCAGTCGGTCAGCCAACACAAGAAAGATTTACGCCTTTAACACCTCGTCCAACTGAAGAACATCGAGAGGGTATAGCGCATAGTCAAACACAACAAGGACATAACAATGAGGTTCCATTTTTTGGAGCACGTGTCACTCAAAGCATGTATTCAGGTGCAACTGAAGGTATTTTAGACACTTGGACGGGAGCAGGAAAAGAATATACTCAAAAACGAGAAGTAAAGTCCATGTTCGATGCAAAACCTGCAACTGGACGGCCATTTGGTAATCAAGTTGAAACCGATTTTGAACAATCCCGTATGGTTTCTGGACAGAATATGAAGAATATCTTTCCGATACAGCAAGTTCAAGTAGGACCTGGTGCAAATGATGGTTATACAAATTTAGGAAAGGGAGGATTTCAACAAGATCAATTGCATGAATTTATGCTTCCAAAAACCACAGATGAACTCCGTGTTGTAACAAAACCAAAGCTTACATTCGAACAAGATCCAGTTCCAGGAAAGAACTTTATTACACAACCAGGTATTCAAGCTGCTGTTAACAAAAATAAACCAGACAAGTTTGCAATTTATGGAATGGATCGTGCAAATACAGCTGTAGGTGTTCAAACAGCTCCTCGTATTTATGCAGATCAACCAATGAAGGAACAGGCTCGTGAAAGTACAAGTGTTGAATACGAAGGTGGAGCTCGTGGTAATGCAATTTTTGCATCTTACATTCGTGCGTTTACAGAACCATACCAGGAATTTATGAAGTTAACTACAGAAGGACGTCCTGGACCTGCAGGAGCTGCATCTGGAACTGGATTTTCCATTGGTTCAGATAGTTATTCGGCACAAATAAAACGTGATGAAAGCGTTTTGTCCGATGCAACACGTATTAATCCTCCTATTCAACGTATTAATGCTCATGCAGATAGCATGGGTTCTTACCGTTACAATGAACCTCTACAACAGGATGCAATTGTTTCACGAAATGGTCCTGAAATCTTAAGTGCATTCAATAATAACCCATATACACATAAACTCACTTCATATTAAATAATGGAAAAAATCAGAGAACAATTAACTTATAAAGAAGGAAAAGTTGTAATTTGCATGAAAGAGTTATCTTTTCATGATCAATATGAAGTTCTGCGGCTTATAATGGCAACGCGCACGAAAGACGTATTTGTTTGCGTGCACGATGGTGTTACACCGTATATTTCAAATATAATTGAAAATCTTTCATTAAACACGACGGACTGTACGTCGACCAATTAGTGATCTACGTTTTGTTGCACCTCCCGTTTTAGTTCTATATTGTTGAAGCATTTTTCCCCACAATTTGTCATCTATAGTAGATGCTGTACCTTTCATCTCTTTTTTCTTTTTAATAGCTCCACTCTTTATTCCTGCAATAGTCGAATCCCAATCTGATTGAGTAACACTATCTGGTTTTGTAACGGAATCTCCACTTATTAAATAAGTTTTCAATCCTTTTCCCCATTCAGTTCCAAACTCTGCTTTTTGTTCAGCTGTTAATCCAAGTGCATTCATTATATCACCTAAGGGTATATCCTTATTTGCTTTTACATCTGCTTTAATCTTTGTTTTTTGTTCTTCTGTAATGAATGTAGGCCATTTCCATGAGCTACCTTGATTACTTTGTTGTGTTTGTATTTGAACTTTATAAAGATCAGGATATACTTTTTTGAACAATGCATCAAATTCAGTTTTTTGTTGTGAAGTAAGCTTATCTTTTACAGTTTTAACAAATGTAGGATCAGCTGCTAGTTGTTCATATGTTGGTAACTTCTCTTTTGCAGTTGTAACTACGAATGTTAGCAATTCTTCACGAGCTGCTTGATTAAATTCATCCCTTGTTTTTGCAGCAGGTGTAGACTTTTGGTTTGCAATTTCTTGTAGTACCATCTTACGAATTTCAAGTGCTTTTTGTTGATCTTGAAGTAATTGTGCATCGTATGTTCGATCGCTAATATCGCATGAAACCTTCTTAAGAAGACGATCAACAACATTTTCACTTTGTAAAGGAGATGGTGCTGGTGCTGGTGCTGGTTCTGGAGCTGGTTTTGGTTCTGGTTCTTTTGGTATTACTACATCGTATTCTTTATCATCGTCAAACACTATTTGAATAACTGGAGTATTTTTTGTGAAATTGGGAGGACAAAAAACATCATCATTATTTCCTGAATCTGAATAAATTGCAATAATAGATCCTGTAACTGCGGCAGCTGCAGGTCCAATTATGGACACCAATGGTGGTTCTTTTGCATTTCCACTTTTTTCTTTAATAGTCATAGATTCTAAATATTTGCTAAAATTTTCATACTTATCTTTTGATTCTTTAGGAACTTGATTATATAAGCCGGTAAATCTTTGAATATTCTCAGTGTTTACTATAAAACTACGAATCTTCTTTGCAAATGCCTGAGCTTCATTATCACCATACTTTTTCTTCTGTCCTGCTAAAATACAGTTATAAAATGACCAATTATCATTCTTTATTTGCTTTCTTTCACCTATAGGAATTTCAGGAACGATATCTTCACAATTCAATGCAGTTCTACCAGGTATCATAAATTGTTTTATAGTGTTTGTTGTTGTTGTAAGAATATCTGATTCAGGTCCTGGTGCTGGTGCAGGAGCCGGTGCAGGAGCCGGTGCAGGAGCCGGTGCAGGTGCTGGTGCTGGAGCTGGTGCAGGTGCTGGTGCTGGAGCTGGTGCAGGAGCCGGTGCAGATTCTTGTCGAGGTGGTGGTTCAGGAAATTTAAGGAGTTGGCCATATGGTTCACAATTTAGTTCATTTTCAGGACCAACATTATCTTTACCGTCAACCTTGGTAATGTACTTTCCATATAACATGTCTCCATTTACTGGATTGTAATTTTCTTCAATCTGTGTTATGACAAATGGTGTTTTGTTTTTACCAAGTTTACATTCAACACGATCACCTATTTTAAACTTTTTAATTCTTGATTCAAGGAGTCGATTAGCTTGTGAAAAAGAAAATGGATTTGGAGTTGTATTAAATGGATTGATCTGTGGAGGTTCAGCTTGTGCTGATAATACATTGGGTAGTAGGTTTGCACCTAATATTTTTAAACATTCATCTACTTCAGCTTGACTAAATCCTTTCTTAATAATATTATCATAATCTGACTGTAAAATTGCGCCATTTTTTATTTTAGGTTGTACAGTTTTTATACATTTTTTCATTGTTTCTATTTGTGTAGAATCAGGAACAGTAGCAGGTTCAGGTTTACCTTGAGAAAACAAATTAAAAAAATCAGACAATGATGCTTGTGGTGAAGATACTACCGGTTTTTCAACTTTTGCTCGTTTGTCAGGACCTAATGTTTTATCAAGTAGTCGTTTATTTCTAATTTTTGATTCATCAACTTCTTCTGGTTGATCAAGTTCTTCTGTTGGTGTATACGCATCGGGTGGTTGCGTTAAATTTGTAACTTGTGTTTCATCTGTAAGTTCGGGATTTGTAGATGGGATTTGTGAATTAGAGGTATTTTCTTGTAGTGCAGATTCTTCTGCAGTTATAACAGGTTCCGGTGCAGGTTCTGCTGCAGGTTCCGGTACAGGTTCTTCTTGAGTAGTAAAAGGACCAGGAAGAGGAGGTAAACTTGTAGATTGAGTGGCAGGTGGAGGTTCTAATTCTTTTCGTTGTTGTGCAAGTGGATCAAGAAAATCAAATACAGATGATTGAGGGGCAGGTTTAGGTTTTATCATCTCTTCTCTTTGTTGTTTGGCCTTTTGTTGAAGTTCTTCTTGTCTAGCTTTGGGTAATGCATTAATCATTTCATTTCTGATTCTTGTTTGCTCACTAATCGATAATATTTCAACATCATTTGCATTAACATCAATTGGATTTATATTAGATTTTGAATCGTCTCTTTCAAAAAGTCGTAAAATACGATTACCACTTGTGTCAAGTTTATTTATGATTACGGAATAATATGCATTTTTATATTTAACCAACTGTCCTACTTTTATTTGAGGTTGTTGTTTTACTATAGTCAATCCTAACCAATCTGCAAGTAGTTTTAATTCTTCTTCATTATTGCTATTTTTAATAGTATTGTATGCATCAAATGGTAAAGTATTATTTTTTCGTTGAGTAATAATTAATTTTAGGTATTGTTTAAAGTCTGAAGCATTCATAACACGTCTTATAGAATCAATATTTAAGGTATTTAGATCATTTTTTAAAGTTACATATTCTTCTTTCATATCATCTGAAAGCTTATTCATAATATTATCTAATGCTTTAGTATGATCATCTACTACTTCATCATCAGTAAAAAGTGATGTTACTAAGCCATTTATCTTTTTTATATCTTTAGAATCCAACGCAGTTAATGCATTTTTATTAGATTTCATTCGTTCTATCGCATCTTTAATCTTTTCTAGCAAATATTCTGGATTATTAAGATACTTTTCCTGAACACCTCCGCTTTGAAGAGGTAACATATCAGATGGTAGTGGATTCACTTGTTCTGCCATAAACGCAGATGCCATGGCAGCCATACTGCCTCCTAACATTGTAATTCCGTATATTGCGCTTAAAGACGCCATAGAATCCTATTATATCTAGCAAAGATGTTTCATTTAGTTAAAGACAACGTGGAGCGAATCGAGAACAACTTGTTATGGGTTAAATCGGTGCGGGCATCTATATTTTCATGGTGGTTTAACGTTATCATTTTTGTTGTTGTAATCGGATCGTTTGCATATTTTTTATATGCAAGTTACGGTACAGCACCATCTGAAGAATTTAAAAAGATACCATTCGAACCTAGGACGTGGAATAACGCCGTGAGAAATGTTCCCATTACAGATTATGGACAGCCTCCTGAAGTTGAAACTGGAAATGGTATTCCGGGGTATTCCCTTAGAACAAGCTCGTCAGCGTTTTGAGGAATTGAAAAGTGCACCGCCTACTGAGTCAAAGGAAGCAAAAGTTGTTAAGCGAAGAAAATTAAAACTTGGCACATCAGATAAGAAATGAGAACTGCGTCTGCATATACAAATTATAGACGAGTAAAAGCCGAAGCTACCAATTTGAAAGTTGAATATCCAGGAAACATTGCTAAAAATTATGCACCTATTCAAGGTGCAACTGGATGTCCATTAAAGATTTATGATCCTATTACATACGTTAATGTTGCAAGGTGTGTTTATGGATTAACAGTATGTCGTTCAAGAACAAATTAGAATTCTGTTAAGTAAACAAGGAATGATCTCTGTCATGTGGCTTTTCATAGGTGTGATAACAGGATTGTTAATTGTATCTATTTTTGATCCACCTTTGCGTGACGTTCCGCAAGTACCAGTTCCGGGCAAGGAAAACTTTTTTCACACCAAAACAGGGTGTATTAAAATAATTTCAAAAGAAGTTCCTTGCACTGAAAAATCAACGTCTCTTAATTTCATCGCAGCTCAACACAAATGATTCAGATTCAAAAACTTCTGCACAATGAGCGAAGTCTCTCCTTTTTTTCATTTTTGATAGGTATGGGTCTTGTTATTATGATGTTTCACAAACCATTACATTCCAAGATAACACTTGCGTTACCAATTGAAGATGTTGAAGGAAAAATTATTAATTATAATGGAAAGTGCTATTCATATCGCGCAGAAGATAGAGCATGTGAAATACCTCCTTCTAAATAAATGCAAGATAGTGGCGCAACAGATTTAAGTGCTCTTCTTGGAAGCGGACCCGTTCAAAATCCTTCCCTTCCTCAATCAACTACATTTGCACCTATGGTAACAGGTGGCGGTGATCCGTTCATTAGTCCGATTAACACAAGTCCTCAACAAAAACCTTCTTCTACGTTATACAGCCACGATGCAACATTTAATAGCATACGGTATGCGGTAAGAGGGCTAATGACTTATTTTGGATTTTTTGTAGCCGCTATTATTATTTCTCTATCAACTCCACGATCTTTGCTATTGCAATATATTCCTAACACGTATACGTCAGGAGGTGTAGTTTCCTACACTGGTGCTGGTGTTTTAGCAGGTGTTGCTGTTGCAATTGCATATGTGGTAGGTACGTTAGGTAGTAGTTTAATCTAAATCATCAGCAACCCATTCTTCACTTTGAGAAGCTGCTGGATTAATTTCAGACCGATACACAGATTCTCCTGTAAGAATATCTTCAAAATCAATCATTGCTCTGTTTTCAATGTTGTGAATGATTGTTGCAGTGTACAATTCACTGTTAATTAGTTTATCAGCACCTTTTCCATGCCATTTATAAGTTTTGTTACCATTTTTGATAATAACACTATCGTTATTTGTTTTAATAAATTCAATCATTTTTTAAATTATTTTAATTAATGAGTGAAAATACGTTTTTAGATAATAAACGTATCTTAACAAATGGTGGACAAGTGGTTAACGTACCGAATTAATTCACGTGGATGGCAAACAGACTCACCTGCAAAAGTACATACATCAATAATATTTGGAGCTGGATTTACATTAACACCGCAATTTGCATTAAAGAATAATATTACACACGTAGTTAATTGTGCGTATGATCAGGATAGTCCTGCATGGTTTCGTACAGTTCATCCAGACAAGTATGTGTCTTTAAAGGCTAATGATGCACTTGATCAAAATATATTAGATTGGTATCCTGCATTTGAAGAGTCTATGAACAGGTTTTTTCAAGATCCAGAATGTAGAACTATTTATGTTCATTGTCAATGTGGAATTAATCGTAGTGGATTTTTAACAGTTTTGTATATCGTTAGAAAATTTGGATATGAGTATGATACTGTAGTACGATCTATTCTTCGACAACGGCCTTGTGCATTGACAAATACGTCTTTTGAAAAGCAAGTTATAAACTATATAAGAAACAATGGCAGACTTGGATAAAAATCCATTATGGTCGAACGTTAAACCCGATGCATCCGCCTCATTTATGGGACCTGATTACAGCTATGCAGATAATATTCCAGGACCAGCATCACTAGGTGTTAGTGGTAATGGAACCTTCGGTCAAGTATACACAAACTTGAATGCAGTGACTACTTATGTGAAAGGATTAATTACAGGAGATCCTCCTTTAGGAAATCAATATTTTATTAATACAGGTGGTGTATGTACTGCACCCGATGGATCAACGCAGCCAAGATGGAATTACATCAATAACATACCAGGAGGCGGTAGTCCACCTGCAGGTATTCAAGATTTGGCATTTCTATCAAATGACATGAGAGGATTAATTCCGGGAATTGTTCAAGATGTAGAAGGTTTGAATCCTTATTATCTCTTTTCTGCTTTAACATCTGATGGTACGCCAGGATGCGATTGCTATAAATGCAAAGTAACAACTGGAGGCGATACTTATTTTCTTACTCCAAATATGTCACCGGATTATGATCCAGTTCTTTGTTCAAAAGTAGACGTATCACAATGTAAGACAACTACAGAAGGGTTTGCAAATGCATCACAATCAAGTTCTATTCCAACAATTTTAGCGTTAATTGGAGTGTTGTATTTTGCAATTAAGTAATATTTTAAGACTAGTAAGTTAACTTAGTAAAGAAATGGACAATATATTTCGAGTGAAGAAAGTTCAGGAATCTGGACAGTCTTCAAAGTTGCAAGGAACGTTGGATTCACTCCATCAAACAATTATAAACACAATTAAAGAGGATTCTTTAAATATTGAAGAAATACACTCTAAATGCGGAGAGTTGAGAGGCAAGATTGAAACTCTTTTATCTACTAATGAAATTTCCGATATTCTAGAAGCATCTAGACTTGAGAAAGAAATTAGTAAATTAGAATCTAAAGTAAATTCAGATAATCCATTGGAAGATTATTATTTAAAAAATGGTGATATTATGCTTTCATACTATGGAAATACCGAAAAAACTAGACCAACAGCTCAATCTTGCATGGATGAGAATACGTTCGTTAAATATTTAATTACAAACAAAACAGGAGAATCAGGAAGTCAAACTAAAAAACAACTTTTTGAAGAATATGCAACTCGTATGAAATTAGCTGGACTTGAAAATATAGAAACAAAACAAGTTGTAACTGAACATTGTGAAACGTGTAATATTGCAAGAGAAGAAATATCATCTGAAGGTGTACTTGTATGTCCTACTTGTGGTTCTGAAGAATATATGATGGTAGTTTCAGACTTTCCTTCATTTCGTGATCCTCCTAAAGAACGAAATAATTATGCATACAAAAAAATTAATCATTTGAATGAGATTTTAAATCAATTTCAAGCAAAGGAATCAACTATAATTCCAGAAGAAGTTACAACTGAAGTAATTTGTGAACTTAAGAAACGAAGAGTGCAAAATATAGCTCAACTTACTGAAAAAGATATACGAGAGATTTTAAAGAAACTCAATAAATCTAAGTATTACGAACATGCTGCACACATTTTATCCAGACTTAACGGAAACCCTCCCCCAACAATTACACCGGAAATTGAAGAAAAGATTCGAACCATGTTTCAAGAAATTCAAGCACCTTTTCTTCTTTATTGTCCTGATGATCGTACTAATTTTCTATCGTACTCATATATTCTCTTTAAGTTCTTTGAACTTCTAGAATTAGATGAATACAAAGCTTACTTTCCATTATTAAAATCACGCGATCGTTTAATTGCACATGATCAAATATGGAAAAAGATTTGTGAGTATTTAAGATGGGAATTCGTTCAATCTGTTTAAAAACGGATTTTGATGACAATTACTGATTATAACTCAATAAAATGTCTGTAACTCTACTCTCTGTTAATAAAAGTGATAAAACATATAATGATGAAATTGCAAACGATACTGATGTTGTGCGTGTTATTTATTTCGATGGTCAGAAAAAGGGTAAGCGTAATAGCTGGATCACAATTGGCTCGATCGTAATTGAAAAAGTACAAGATAAATGGGTTTATGTAGGTTTAGTCGTGTTTGTTCATGAAGTTGAACCTGTAGATGGTGTTGCTCGATTTCTACTTGTTGTAGAAAAGAATAATTGTACTGGACATATGTCTAGAACAAAGAAACTTCTTATGGAACAACTTGGATGGACTTTGACAGATGAAGCGCCAGGAATTGCACACGTGACACACGTTTAGATATAAAAATAATATATCGTACAATGGATACTTTTTACACGAAAATCAATGCAATGTCTATTGAAGAACGTGAGTCGGTTTTAACAAATTACATTAATCAACTTCGTCAACAACAACAGCATCCAATAGCAGATGCATTGCATGATATTTTAGCATGTTATCCAAAGTTTTCGTTTAATGCAGATGAAAGACAATTTCGTCTCTATTTAGCATGGTCTAAGTTTTTTGAATTTCATAAACATCCTCTTGTAAGACAAATTGTTAATTTGCATTTATCAAGATAAAAAAGGTTTGGTATTTAGTCTAAACTTGGAAGAATCATTTCACTTACATGTTTAAATCTATAATACTTATTTATTTCTTTTTCTGAAATTTCACTAGCTTCAAATCCATACAATTTACAGATGTTATTCCGGCCTTCGCCAAATCCAAATGGAGATTGACATCTGCAATTCCATCCTGTACAGCTTGCAAACAAGTCTGTTCTTTTTTCTATATATTCATCTTTGAGAGTATACGTTAAGTAGAATACACCGAGTATCTGATCCATGCTATAGAGACCTAATTCATAAAATCTTTTTAGTTCTCCATATGATACATAGTTATCACATTCATTGCATAATCCCTTATCAAATTCTTCCATGTCATATAAATTTCCACATTTTTCGCATTGCATAGTTTTACATACACCTGGTTCAGTATCTCGATTTTCTGGGTCACAGTATTTGCACTCAGAAAATCCACAAAAGTATCCGTCTGAAATTTCCATTTTTCTCATTGTCAATTAAAAATCATTTTTAAGTTTCCGTTTTTAGATATTTGATAGTGATATAACTTATAAGAAGTACACTTCCCCAAAACAAGAAATCATTTGATGTCCATTTAAATCCTCTATCCCAATCTCCAAGTGCATACTTTGTAAGAAGTGCAACTAATACAGGAACTATAATTGTTGTAGGAAAATTAGAACGGTTTTCAATCATTGATAATCCAAGTGTGACTAAGACTACAAATAAAAAAGTATTTATCATTTACTTTAAACAATGAATAAAACCACTAGAAAGGCTATCACTAAGAACGTTGTTGCAAATACATCGATATAAGCATTGAATTTCATTTTAAGTTTAATTCATTTATTTATAAGTTTTCCGTTTTTACATATTGGGTGAATACACACCTTGTGCAAAGATTGCTGATGAAATACCTCCTGTGACGAGAATTGTAAATATCCATGAGACGAAGATCTTTGCCATGATTTTCCAGTTGAGATCTTTCAATTTCTTATCGCAAAGACTGATACCTACAACTGCACCTGTAATGCATTGAGTGGATGAAATGGGAAACCCATATTTAGATGCAAAAGATACAACAAGTGCTGTAGCAAGTTCCGCTGCAAATCCACGTGATGGTGAAATATAGGTAATCTTCTTACCAATGACTTCCATGATCTTAACACCGTAAGTGGCAAGTCCAAATACAATACCGGCTCCACCAATTGCGAGAATCCAAGGGGGTACATCAATTTTTGAGGACACTGAACCTGTTTGATAGATATGCCAGATGGCTGCTAGAGGACCGACTGCATTACTCACATCATTGGCTCCATGAGCAAATGAAGTACAGATGGATGTGAAAATTTGCAAATAACCGAATGAATATTCAATACGAGGATCATACACTTCATCATCATGTTCGACAGGAACTACTTTATTATCGTCAATGGGTAAAACGCTATTCTTTCTTTCAATCTGTATTTCAGGTGCAACATAGTTGGCAATCTTCTTCTGTAGAATTGGAATGAATCCAATCGATAGAATAGAACATAAGAACGCAATACAATAGGATACCCAAATAGTTGTATCAATATCCCATGTAATTCTTGAACCTGCTCCTTTGGACAAGATGAAAATGAACTCAATCCAAACAGTGAAAAGCACAACAATTGGGAGAAAATTAACCGATCGACTGATTGCATGTTCAGACTTAATAATTCCATACCGAATCGTTGAATAAATCCCTGCAGACATAATAGCAGTGATAATCGGAGAAGAAATCCATGAAATCACAATTGGAACAAAGCCTGCAACATATGGAAAATCAGGAATAGATCTCAGCCAGACAACGCCATCAACACCTTTATAGACCATTGAAAAACCCATAATACCACCTACAATACTATGAGTTGTGGATACAGGAAGGCCTAGATAGGTAGCAGTATATAACCAAGTGCTTGAACCAGCGAGTGCACATAACATTCCATACATGAGAACATAAGGTTGAGATTTGAAGAACGCAACATTTGAAATACTTCCTGCGAGAGTGTTGGTCACTGGACTACCCAAGACCATAGCACCTGCAAATTCAAAAACTGAAGCAAGTCCTACAATTTGAGCTACGGATAGAACCTTTGAACCATAGGTTGTTCCAAATGAGTTTGCTAGATCATTGGCTCCGATGCCACATGCATCAATAAATGAATTTAATGCACCCGTGACTAGAATCCATGTATACATTTGTTCTAATATACGTTTGCTTCATTTATATGGTTTTTTCATCAATGAAGTCTATTTTGGTCTCTGTTAAAAAAATTGGATTGCTTTATAAATTAGTTAAACAATCACTGTAATATTTCAGAGCCATAAAACAGGCCTTGTGATATTGTTTATCAATAATTTCTTGATCAATGTCTTCCCAATATGTTCCTTCGATTGAAGACCAATCGTAATATTTTGTCATGTCAAATCCATGCTTATCATATACATCAATTAACCATGCTCTTGATCGATAGTGTGATACTTCATCTTCAAAGTGATCGTCATCAGGATATTCTAGTTTAAATAATGAATCAATATTAGGTTTAGCACCTGCATCTATAAACAATTTTATAATTTCTGGAATATCCTTTTTTATATCGGATGAGTATTTGCCTCGATTCAAAATTGCAGCAGTAACTACATCAAATCCTTCTTGAGGATCTCCTGTTTTTAAAAGTTCTTTTATAATTCTAATTTCAGTTCCTCCACCCATTTCATGTTGTTCTGCATATTTCGGAAATTTTCTATAATAATGTTCAGTAGCAAGAAATGCATTTAATGCTGTTGCAAAGGTTTTCCAATTATAGAAAGGATAGTCAATCATTTTAGTCTGCAAGTAAAAAAATACAATCTTTACAATTCCGTTTTTATTAATTCTAAAATAAGTATAATGAAAAATTTGTTAGTAAATAGCTTATATTTTTCACTATTTGTTCAAATAACATCGATTGCAATTGGTATCTTTGGATTAAGTTTAAAACTAAATCCTGTTGATGAAATTCTTAGAACAGCAGTTGGATTAGAAACAATTGTATCATTAGTTCAATTTTCATTCTATACATGGTATACGTATCACTTTAAAGAAGTTGTTGAAGCTACATTTTATCGTTATCATGACTGGGCTATAACAACACCTATTATGCTATTAACAACGATACTATACTATGATTACAATAATAATCCTGACGAGAAGAAAACACTTAAAACAGTTTGGGACGAACATCGGAAAGATATATTACTTGTATTTGCATTCAACGCTATGATGTTATTTTTTGGTTATCTTTATGAAATCAATGTTCTCGATTTATTCACATCAAATGCTATCGGGTTTGCCGGTTTGATTGGATCTTTTTATATTATTTATAATTCTTTTGTATCTAAAAATCTTCCTGCTAACTTACCATTATTTATTTTTATGTCAATTATTTGGGGTTCATATGGTTTAGCTGCTATGCTTTCTCCTGGATGGAAAAATTTATTCTACAATTTAATTGATACTATTTCAAAAAATTCATATGGAATCTTTCTAACTTACATTGCATATAAAAAATCTATTATTTGATTTCATTTAGTCCCATTCTAAAATACATGTGTATGAATCGTTCAATAACATAATCGTAAAATCGGAATCTGGAAACAGAGCCTTAATTCGTTCCGCCGTATAATCACGATACTCTTTATTTTTACCATGACTGTGCAGTTTCACCATATATCTAAAACTACCATCTTTTGCTGCCCTTTTAACAGGTTCATAGACATAATTCTGTATCCAATGATTAATATCATTCAAAGCTTGTTCTCTCATCGCTTTAGCATATGCTTCATTCATACGGAGCTGCTCTATTCTTCTTATCTCAATTTCGGCGACACGTATTTTTTTTAATTGTTCACGTGTGATAGGTTCCATCTTATTATGCAATTAAAAAATAGAATTAGGTTTAATCCGTTTTTAAAAGTCTTCTTCTTCTTCAGTTTTAGGTTTATAAATATCTTCAACAGCCCTTTCAATCTCCTCTTCAAGATCTTTTGTAATATTACCTATAAGCATAATTGTTATAGGTTTATCATTGCCTGACTTATCTACATATGATAACCAAGTACGACCTCTCCAAGACACAATTTCATCTTTTTCATAGTAATGGGGAGGCAGAAATTCTTTATACGCTTTAATAAATTCTTTAACAACATTTTGCCTTGAAACCATTTCTTCACCACTGTAGGGATCCGAATGTTCTAATACAGAAATTTCATACATATCATCCATTTTGTTCTGCAATTAAAAAATAGAACTAATGCAGATCCGTTTTTATTAATTTACTTCCAACTTATCGAACACTTACGATTGTCTCCTTTTCTAGGAAATTTGAAGTCTTGATATGAAATAATATCAATATCACAATCAGGAAAGAAATGACGTAACTTTTCTATGTAATAGTTGTATTCTTCTTCAGTATTAACGTCAATAGGTATTCTCCATTGATATTCTATCTTACCTTGAGTTGCAGCTAATTTGAGAGGATTATATACATCTCTCTCTACATAATAGTCAATTTGTTTAAGTCTTTCATCTCTTTTTCTTTGAGTTTCAACTGCAAATGCTTCTTGTAGTTCCTTACGAAATGTCATACGTGGTGCCTGATACATTTTTTGCAAGTAAAAAATAGAACTAATGCAGTTCCGTTTTTATTAATTATTCTGAATCACTCTCTATAACATAACCATTCGCATGTGTTCCAGCGTAACAGTCTGATGCATAATGACTTGTTCTTCCACAACGATAACATGCTCCCGACTTCTTCTTAGGTGATTCATATATAATTTCAGTTTGTTTCTTCTTACATGAACGTTCATGAACTCTACATCCATATTCTGTTGTAAATGTTCTTTCATGACAATATTCACATCCCCAAAATAATTCCTCTTCTTCATCTTTTGTAGAAGATACATACGTTCCACGAACTGTAATTGGACATTGGTTTGCAAAATGTCCACCAAGGTTACACTTGTAACACTTATCTGAGTTTCCTATTATTTCCTTCTGTAATAGTTGTTCAACATCATCGGGAAGATCTGATTGTGTATACGAACCTCCTCGAACATTTTTAATTCCATATTTTTTCATGTAATCTTTAGTAGTGTTATTCTCGTCATGATGATCTTTCAAATCGCGTAGTTCAACTATTTTAATAGGTTTATATTTTCCAGTCCATGCAGAACCATTTCCAGTTTTATGTTGTTGAAATCGTTTCATTACATCTTTTGATTTTCCGACATAATACTTGCCATTCTCAAGTTGAAGAACATAAAGTTGTTCCATCTTTTAGTTAAAAAGACTACTCTCTTTAAGTTTCCATTTTTACTAATTTTCAACTTTAATGTCTACTGTTTTAATTTCAGGTTCTGTCAAAGGAACAGCTGCTAATGTCTTTTCAATTTCCATCATAGATGTTTTTACACGAATCATATCTTTCTCACATTCTTCCCATTTTCCCCAACCATAAGAGATTATCTGATTATGTTGGTTGTGATAATAGAATGTCAGAAAGGGTTGACCTAAACATGAAGTTCCCATACTTACATTTGCAAGTGAAGGAACATGAATAACTTGTTGATGAATTCTAACAAATCGAGGCATCTTATTTTGAGATTACACTATAAAAAGATTTACTTTCCGTTTTAAAGAATAATGTTGTGGCCTCCGAAATATTATAGAGGACTTTCAAATAAAAATAAAACATTGCGTCGTTCCGAGATAGAGAAAAGATCTAAACTATCTTGGAAAACTGCAAAAGCATATCGACCTTTCAAAACCGACAAGGGTGCAAAAACACGTAAATCATCCTATTCATCGCGTTGGCATTCAAACCACCCTGAAGCAAAAAGTTTACCTGAAATTGCAAAAGCAAGTGGAGTTCCGCTTTCTACTCTAAAAACAGTCTATGATAGAGGAATGGCAGCTTGGAGAACAGGTCATCGTCCAGGAGCTTCTCCTCAAGCATGGGGAATGGCAAGAGTGCATTCATTCGTACTTCATGGAAAAACCTGGCGTACAGCCGATTCAGATTTACATTAATAATTCATGTGCATTTAGCTTAGAACTCCATGCAAATAGCCAGAGTCCTGATTTTTCACATTTATCGATTACCTTTTGAGGTAATTTGCTTTTATCACGTTCAGTCATTTCCTTATTCAGGCGTTGAAGACGTGTTACAAGTTCGTCAATTCCAATTCTATTTTCTTTCATAATTCTGTAAAATTCATCAATTACTGTATCGCGATTGAAATTTGGTCTCTGAGGGCGATTTGATCCAACTTTATGAGAAGCATAGTTCTCACAAAATTTATCAACAGCCTCTTTAATTCCTGTAATAACTACGTCTGTTTCTTCAGCTATATACAGTTCTGGAACTGATACTGCTTTATTCAATCGTATAAATTCTGATTTAATTTTTTCATCATTTGCATCCCAAATAATATCTACTAAGAGTGGATTCATTCCTTCAAGTCCTCGTAGAGCTTCTCGTCTATGATTTGATTCATAACATACAATTTCGTTATCAATACAAGCTAAATATATAATTCCATCCATTCGTTTGGTTTCGTTCATATGTCTATTAATCTCAGTAATACGGTCTACATCAGGTGGTCTATTAAACTTCCATGGTTTAATAGGAAGTTGATTAAATACGTCTGATGTAATCCAATATACTGAATGTGATCCATGTGTTCCGCCAATTGCGTTGTCAAGTAAATATTTCTGTAGAAATGCCATTTTAGTCTGCAATTAAAAAAATAGAATTATTTTACATCCGTTTTCTTCTTTTTTACAGGTTTTGTTTTAACTGATTTTAGAATATCTAAAGCAATTTCTCTTAGAAGCTTATCTACGTCATTTTTACCGGCATAAAATTCATATCCATCTGATAACATTCCTTCATAATCGTATAATATTTTTACAATTTCTTTTACCTTTTCCTCTTCCATTTGTATTGATTGATGCACTTTTAATTTAAATAACAAAAAATAGAACTAATGCAGTTCCTTTTTTATTAATTTGTTTCAATAAGACTTCCAACGTCAAATAGACGTTCAATATCTAAGCTTAATTTTAAATCATATTCATCTAATATATCTTCATATTCCCATCTTTCGTCAACCCAATCTTCTTGTTCGAACCAAAATTCTCTCATTTTATACACACTATTCATCAATGTTAACTAAAAAATATTCGTTTTTGCAGGCAAAAAGGGAACTAGTCCGGTTCCGTTTTTGGTTGAGATGTTTAACAGATTTTTCCAATGTCAAATAGATATCCAAGATACCTGATTCGTTCAGTAAACGTATCACTATCTTCTTGCTGCTCAGCAATTTCTTTTTTCACTTGTTTGTAATCTGCACGTCGTTCTGCTTCTTCTCGTTTAAACTCTTGAAAGTTACTTGGTCCTGTTACATCGTAATCATCGTAATCATCGTAATCATCATCGTCATCGTAATCATCATCGTAATTATCGTTATAATAGTCTTCAGGTGTTGTGTACTCAATGTGTGGGTTATCGTAATCTTCTGTTCTTGGATTCCACCTATTCTCTACCACTGGACCAAAGAATTCACCGGTGTCATGATCAACAAGATGCCAATCTAGCACTTTGTTTTCAGTAACACCTAATAAGGCGTTTTCTTCGTCGTTGGTTATTTCTCTTCTACATAATGGACATGGACAAAGTCCATCAGTTTCCACTCTCCATTTTAACATGCATGTGATACAGAAACTATGTCCACATTTTCTTTTAAAATCTGGGCTTTCAATTTCACAGATTAAACAAGAAATTGGTTGTTCCATTTTTTCCTTGTTCGTAAGCGCATTACCTCCACACTATTCATTAATGTTAACTGAAAAATATTCGTTTTTAACCACACAAACTGTATAGAGTTCTATCTACAAATTCAAACGGGTTTCTTACCTTATTTATGTTCTGAACTTCAAATGGATATAACTCTCCTCTAATTGTGACAGTTCCTTTCCAATGTTCTTCTTCATTCGTTCTTTTTGCATTTTCTTTAATTTTTTCAATAATTTCTTTACTCAAATTCACATAATTATTGTGATCTACTACTCCTACCCAATGAAATGGTTCGAAGTGATCTTCTTCATCTCCAACTATGAAACATTTAGGCACTGAGCCATAATCGTCATATTCAGTGCAAGCACCAATAGGTCCTTTAGTTTTGTGCCAAAACCACAAATTTTCATTTCGATATCCTTGGCCTAGCCAATTAAATCCATCTCCATGTTCTACTTTTAGTAGTCCTAAGTCAACTGCTTTCTTAATCCATATTCTTTGTTCACTTGCCATTAACTTATTCCATTCAGGTGTTTCTTCATCATCTTCAATAGCATCAATTTGCAATTTAATATCTGGATTGTTTGTTTCATCAAGTTCTTTATAAAGTTTATCAAGTTTAGCGCTTTGTTCATAATCGAATATGTCATTTAGCATTCTCACAGTAATATCAGTCATTTTGGTAAAATCAATAAAAAAGGTCTATTTTAAATTCGTTTTTACATGTTCTCTATGTATTTTATTTAAATTACCAATTTGTTCAAGTTTAGTTAAATACCAAAACTGACATACTAATGCAGGATCAATTGCATAATTTCTAGATTTTGCAAGTCCAGATTCAACGCATAAAAGAACTGGAATAGAATCAAGTTTTGGTATTTTTATATGACTTCGTATCATTCGGTAAGTTTCATGTGTTAGTTCAGAAAGTTTATTCTTAATAGATTTTTGAAAGATCACTTCTGAAAATAAATTGTCAGGATATGCATCCTGCAGAACATCATAAATCAAAGCTAAGCATATTGGACAAGCATCCATCTTTGCATTAAAAAAGTAAAGAATTTTACATTCCATTTTTATAAAGTTTAATACATGTATCTACATAGTTAATACGTTTTGGTTTTCTTGTTCCATTTACCTCGTGTTTTGCTAATTCAGCTGATACACGAGGATATTCAGATTCATTTAAAGTAGCAGGAACCATTGCCTGACTAACTCCATTAACAAAATATGTAATATTACCAAAACAAACCCATCCAGATTGTCCTAGTTTTGAAACTTTATCCTTAAGTTCTGTCATAATCTCTCGACTTGTTGACTCTTTTGTCATCATTGCTGAAACAATTGTAAACGTCATCTTTATTGCATTAAAAAATAAAGAAATTAATAATTCCGTTTTCTAAACTTCCAACCCATAGTTAACTTTAATTTTGTTAATGAATTTTATAACTTCAACTCTCAATGGGTTTGTAATATTTCCAATTAATTGCACCATAGTTTCATCATCACTATATGAAATAAATGAATCACGAATATCAAGATCCGCTCGAACTTTTACGTATTGAGCAGATAGTTCAATAAATTTTTTAACTACTTCATTTGGCAACATAACATGATATTCCTTTACCGTGTTATGAACAAATAATACAACTGTATATGACATTTCTTTTGATAAAAAAGTGCTAAAGTTTTGAAATATTCGTTTTTAGCTAATATTTTTTTTACGTATTTGCAAAATATATCTCCAATAATCGTAATACATTTTACATCGTTCAATATATAATTCATCGTTATCAGATTTATAAACATCTAATGCTGCACAAAGACTACATTTGTTAATAGGACTTGTTGTCGGACTACATCCAAGACAATCTTTAGGTTTTATATACCTACAAAGGTCACCAAACACTGTAAATTCAATACCATCTTCCTCTTCCTTAGTACGAGGCGGAATACGAATTCTCAGTGACGTAACAAGCATTTCACAACACTATAAGTTATTAATTACTCTAGAATTAGTTTTTAGAAATCTTTTAAGATGACGTTTTATAATTTTAGGAAATAAAAGACCATATTTATGTTTTTGAATAAGAAGGTTATCATATCTTTTAGTTTTAATTGCATGACAGTTTGAACAGAGTACTTGCAAATTACATATTTTATCAACCCACTTTATTGATTTTGGAAGTATATGATCAATTTCAAGTGCATCTAAGACATTATAATTACAAGGAATTCCTGGAATATTGCCTGCACACATATAGTTATATTTTTCCAAAACATATCTACGTACTGACGTAGGAATTCTGTTCAGTTTTGTTGGAACTGCATTCAATATTTGCTTTATTCGCCGCATTTAAAAAAGTATAGTAAATACTATTTTTTATTCGTTTTAAATCTAATCGTCAGTTTCATCATCTTCATCGTCGTCAGAAGATGGACGCAATACGTCGATTAGTTCGGGGTTACGAACATGTTGAAGTCCCTTGCCCCAACGAACACTGTTCCATGCACGTGATGCAGGTTGACTTGATTTCAAAATATAATACGCTGCCTTATCTCTACGGCATCGAACAATATAGTCGACCCACATTTGAGAATCGGCTTCCCAATCAATATCAGGCTGATTTAGATTATACAGAATGTATCCTGTAAAATATCCAACCAACCATTGTTTCTTTAGTTCAATAATACCTACCTTATATGCTTCTTGTGCACGGTTGTAAACATCGAGCAACTTATCGAGTCGCTGATTTACATCAACATCGTCATATGGTTTATTTAAATGTGGACCTAAAATGTTGTAACTCGTTACAATATGATCATTATTTTTGAGTGCAAGACCCGCAGCAATTGCTACTGCATTTGTAAGAGCTGTGTAGCCCTTAGACTCGACGCGTCTTCCCCAAACTGCATGACAGCGAGGATCGTCAAGAATTCTCTTTGCAAGACGAACGAGTGGCATGTTAATACATGCATTAAATCGTTGTCCGTTTGTAAGAGCTTTACCATCTTGTAGACGCTGAAAGAGACACATTCTGTCATCGTATGACATGTTCTCAAGCGTATAGATTGTAAATTGATAATTCAAAATCTTTTGTTTATTTTGTTCAGAAAGATCTGAGTAGTTAATAGATACATCTGTACCACTCTCATTCCATCTCTTCCAATTTGCTTTAATATGCTCAATATCGTGAATATAACCTTTAATAGTTAGCCATCTTTGTTGACCATCTTCTAGCCACTTCTTTAACATGCCACCTTCTACAGCTTGGTAGAGGAATAATGCATGCGTAGGTAAGTCACTAAGTACAGATTCAATAAATGCAGATGCTTTCTTACCATCCCAAACATATGGGCGCTGGTGTTCCGGAATATCTAATGTCTCATCGGACAATAGGCTACGTACAGATCTAGTTGATACACTGAATGTCATTTTTTTCTTAAAATGAAAAAGTAATATAAGTTATAAATCCGTTTTCAGAAAATCATTTTTGAATAACTGAGAATGAATGTGTTTGAGAAGTATCTGTACTTAGCAACTTTTTTTCTCCAGTTTTTGGATCTGCACGTTCACGTGTTACTACTTTGTTAGTCATTGTTACGACTACCATTTGATTTTGTTTAAGATTCATTTTTGAAATTTCTTCAATAATATTAATTGGAAGTCCGTGGTCTGAGTCTGTTTGTTTTGATTTAAATAATGATAGCATAATGTGTTAGGATATCTAACATAGATTGCGATAAATCCATTTTCATAAATACTGAGTCTATAGATTATAATGTCAAGCTGGGGATATCATCTAATGTTAAATTGCGCAGGATGCATACCACAAAAGATTAGATGTCCTAATAACATTAATCAGTTTGCAAAGCAACTCGTCAAGGATATTGATATGGTTGCATATGGTGAACCTCAAGTTGTAATGTTTGGATCTGGAAACAAAAAGGGATATACACTTGTTCAACTAATTGAGACATCAAATATTACTGCACATTTTGTAGAGGAAACGAACGATGTATACTTAGATGTCTTTAGCTGCAAGCCGTTTAACAAGAAGAGCGTAGACCGCGTTGTTTCTGATTTTTTCGGTCCTCGTCGTCAAAACTTTCAATATATTGTACGTCAAGCTCCCCCTGTTAAACAACTAAAGTAAAAATATATTCTTGATGCTAGGTATGAACCAGGCTAGAGGCGTATTTACCGTTATTTCGCAGGCAAATCAGCAGTTAAAATGTATAGCAGTGCACCTTGTTAGAGCCCAGTCTAGTTTTCTTGTTAAAGAATCACTAGACAACGCCATAAAAGAACTTAAAGAAACACAAAGATTATTAGAAATTGCAAAATCAAATTATTCATTTAAAACTTAACGGCGACTAGTGCGTCGTGTTCGCTTATGAGACTTCTTCTTATGGGTCTTTTTCTTGTGAGTCTTCTTGGTCTTTCGTGAGCGACGACGACGTCCACCCACATCAGTAGTGGTATCAGAAGAGGAATCTTCCTTCTCTTCTTCTGGTTTTGGCATTGGTGGCGGTGGTGGTACTGTAGAACTGTCCATTTATTTATTGAGCTGCAAAAGAACTTTCTGGACATGGTCCATACATGTCAGTTTTTAAAACGCAATCTCCCGATCCACATTTTTTATATCCTTCTGGGCATGGTTGATCTGCCTTTGTATCAGGATTTTCAAATCGTTCTAGCATAGGACGAACATATAAATAAACATAATAATTCAAAACTGCAAAGATTACACCGTGAATCAAAGCCTTCTCTCTCAAACTTGCACCAGGTGGAATGTTTAGATGTACACCTGGAACCATTATCATGAACAAAATTGCCTTCAATAAAATACCAACCCACATTTGTTTAACAGTGACTTTTTCATTTTCCCGGATTGTAAGTTTCTCGACCAAGTGGTATACAACCTTCACTTGCTGTCATTACATACCCATTAGGACATGTCGCACCATAATTTCCCATTGATTCGACGTAACCGCGAATATTAGTCCAATAATATTTCATAACCAAGTGAGTTGTAATTGCAAACAATACCGCGTGTGCTACAAACACAGTTGCTTTGCTTCCGCCTGTTGGAATAGTAAAAACTGCACCGGGGACGAAAAGAGCAAATAGAATAACCGAAATAATCGTGCTTACAAAGTCCATTTATTATTCTAATCCCGATTTTTGTTTATGAGGACACGAAGAACATTGTTTCTCGGGTACTTTAATACTCGACGAAATTGAATAAGCATATCCGATTGCTAACAAAATTGGAATAATCCAAAGATACCACATTTAATTATTTAAAACTCGGAATTAACTTTAAGACATATACGCGAATATAAGTATGGGAATACCTTTTTATTTTGCAAGTTTAATCAAGTCACACGCAGGTATAGTGTTTCCTGTTAAGAAAAACTGTCCATTAGAGGTTGATGTATTAGGAGTTGATTTCAATTGTTTAATTCATCGCTATTTGAAGGAAGAAAATCCAGTACAATCTGTCATAGAGTCTTTTGACTATATTTTAAACCATGTTTGCAAAGCAAAAGAAGTTGTTATTGCATTAGATGGTCTTGTTCCTTATGCAAAAATTGTACATCAACGATATCGACGTATGAAAAATAAAGGTGAAGAATCTATTTTTGATCGTAATCAAATTTCACCAGGAACTCCATTTATGAAAGAATTAGAAACAGAACTTAAATTAAGATTTCCATATGCAAAAATTAGTACAACGTTAGAACCTGGTGAAGGAGAACATAAACTATTTCAACTGATAACTTCTAAAAATGTTTGTATTTATGGATTAGATGCAGATTTGATTCTTATTTGCTTAAAACATTGTTTGGAATTATCATCTCTTTCACTTCTTCGTGAATCATCTGAATTTAATGATCCATCCTTAAAAGATGCAGAATTTTCAATATTAGATATCAATTGTTTATTAAAACAAATTCCTCTTGAAATTAATCAGTATATTGCACTTTCAGTTCTTTGTTTTGGTAATGACTTTATGCCAAATTTAGGAATATTTTCACTGAGAGAAGGTGGATATGAAAGAGCACTTGAATTCTATAAAGAATGTGGAAATCCAGATTTACTTACATTTGATGGCCGTACAACATTTTTAGAATATGCAGCTAAACAAGAACAAAAAATCTTTAAAGATATAATTACAAGACGTAAACGCCCTGAAGAAAAAGCTATTTTTGGAAAAGATGGTAGTACATTTTATAGAAAATATTATTTGCATGTTTTAGACGGTGTTACCAATATACAACCTGTTGTAGATGCATATTGGAAGACATTTCACTGGACATTATTTTACTTCATGAATGGTTATACAAATAACTGGGAATGGTATTATCCATACGCTGATGCACCGCTTATAAAAGATATATTAGAGTACGATGAATCAGGAATACCACAACCTATGATACTAAATTTTACAATTAGTAATCAATTGCAATTTATTCTTCCATCGAAATCATTACGAACTGCAAAAAGATTAAAAATGTTTTCAGATGAAATTTATCGAGAATCAAGACATCCTTGGATGAAACATAGTGATTGGGAAATGAAACCGCGTATTTCATTACCATGGCATCCTAGCGTCGAGCTAACCTCAGTTTCCCGTCTTTGAATCCTAATCTAATATTTGAATATGCTGCAAAGTTAGGAACATTACCGCCTACATTTGTTCTAGCAGGATTCTCAGGAATAGGTGTCAAAACATCCATATCTGCTAAAATAACAAACGATTCTAAATTTGAATCACGATTATTCCAATATTGTTCATTTATTTTTCTGAGATCTTTTACATGTGCCATCATCATCATAGAATCTCCTGTTAATTCTTTGCCCCAATTATAGGTTAAATAATTAATATACTTTTCTCTAAAGGCATGTGGAGTTGTATGCACTGTATTTTTCTTAAAAAGTTCTAGCGATTGACTTAATGTTGCTGGTTTAGGTTTGTCAAGACGAGTGTTTACAGTATTATGTGCACGACATACAAAAAGAAAAAAATCATAACGACTGTTTAACCAATTTGGATTTCGTGATTTGTAAAATGCAAACATCGAAGTAAAATGACCTTTACAACTTGGACATGAGATCGTCTCTTGAAATGCAGACATAAAGCTTACCAAAATTTTCTTATCGTCTTCCGATGGATTATCTGGATAAATACTTGAGATTGAATGCAATGTCATCCAACCCAGCGGTCCCCAAAATTGTGCCATTACTACGTTATTCATTCTATCGAAAGAAATCCTGCAACAGCTCCGCCTTCCACCATTTCACGGAGAATTGGTATAGGTGTATTTGGATTCTTTAATATTCCATAGTTAGAAGCTATCTGTTTTAGCTTAGTATCAGATAACTTGGCAACTTTACGACGCAGTGTTTTTCGTTGATCTCGGCTTCCTTTTTTAGTCAATAATCGAATTGTATGTTTTTTCATTGATTTCTTGACAGGGGGTGATTTTGCAGGATCTGATGAAGGAAGGATTCTTGCAGTTTTTAGAATACTTTTACCCGTAACACGAGGAGCTTTTGGTTTCACTTCTGGCATTGAAGCAGATTCGCCAAGTTTTGTGATTACGACTCTTTTTTCAGACATCTCTCTATTAAAAACGAATCAAGATTAGATTTACGGGAAATGCATGTTAATTAGATACCATGGATTGGGAAACAATTTCAACTTATTTCGAAAAACAAGGAATTTCAAAGCTTGTTGAGCATCAAATTGAATCATTCGACGACTTTGTTCGTACTAAAATTCCCCTTATCATTTCATCGACTCCAAATATTATTGTTTGGAATGATCAGGATCCTGTAACAAAGAAGTATAAGTATGAGTTCAGATTATCATTTGAAAATATCACATATATGAAGCCTCGTATTCAAGAAGCAAGTGGACGCGTTAAACCTATGTTTCCCCAAGAAGCTCGTATTCGTAACTTCACATATGCTGCACAAATGTTTTGCGATGTTCGTCTTGTTGCAAGAACACATGCACAAGATCATTTCAGTGAAGATGTAAAGGTATTTGAAGGTGTTTCATTTGGAAAGATTCCTGTAATGTTGGGATCATCACTTTGCTTGATGAAAGACTATCCGATGACAAAGGAAGAATTAGGAGAATGTTCATATGATCCATTTGGGTATTTCATTATTCACGGAACTGAAAGAACAATTCTATCTCAGGAAAAAGTTGCAGATAATCGTATGATGGTTTTCTATAATAAAAAAGCAGCTTCTAAATTTACGTATTCAATTGAGATTAAATCAATCCATGAGTCATTTACGAATCCGCCAAAGAAACTAGAAATTCGCATCCAGTCTAAATTCAATGGTTTAGGTTATCCACTAACTGTATGTCTTCCGCGATTTCGCGAAGATGTTCCATTGATGATTATATTCCGTGCATTTGGAGTTGAAACAGATATGGATATTAGCAATCTTATTTGGGGTGTTGATGTAAATCCTGAAAACCTATCTATGCTAGCAGCATCATTCAAAGAATGTTCAGATTTAAAAATTTATAATCGCGAAGATGCAATTACATATCTAACACAACACTTGCAGTATTCAACAACTATGGAAGATAAACATGCATATGTTCGATCACTTCTTGAGAGTGAATATCTTCCTCATGTAAAATTTGGTGGAGATGTATCTGACAAGAAAACAATTGAAGCAAGAAAGTGTATTCTTACAGCTGCAATGGTTAAACGATTATTATTGACTAATTGCGGAATTATTAATATTGATGATAGAGATGCATATCCAAATAAACGAATTGTAACTACAGGAGCTCTTCTTACACATTTGTTTCGTCAATTGTTTCAAAAGGTTTCTAAGGATATTCGTGGAAAGTTTGTTCAGGAAATTAATAACGATACATGGAAACGTGGTGAAAACGTACGTCCTCTTGAAGTCTTAAATATCAATAATCTTTATAAAATTCTAAAAGTTTCTACAATTGAAGGAAAACTTAAGCAAGCATTAGCAACAGGTAATTTTACAGTTCAAGGACTTGGAACATCAAATTCAACCTCTCTTTCAAATGCAACAAAGGTAGGTGTTTCTCAAGTTCTGAATCGACTTTCGTATTCTGCTACAATTAGTCACTTGCGTCGTATTCAAACACCTATTGAAAAATCAGGTAAATTACTTGCACCGCGAAAATTACATGGTACTTCTTGGGGATTTGTATGTCCTGTAGAAACACCCGAAGGTCACTCAGTTGGTATTGTAAAAACAATTACAACATTGACATCAATTACTCAACATACACCATCTGTACTGGTTATTCGTTTACTTGAAACAATTCCAAATATTCATTGGATCAATTCATTGAATGACATTTCAACTCAAACTATGCTTGTATTAAATGGTGTAATTATTGGATACACAAGTGATCCAGTTCAAGTGCATAGCAAACTTCAAACATCAAAGCGAACATTTGTATTGCATCCACAAACATCAATTGCATGGAACATTTCTGAAAATAACATTACAATTGAAACCGATGGTGGACGCTTTACAAGACCTCTCTTCAGAGTAGAGAATGGAAAAATGTTAGCAGCTCCAACAAATCCAACATGTTGGAATGACTGGATTACTTCTTGTATTGAGTATGTAGATCCACTTCAATCTGAAGTGATTAGAATTGCAATGACACCCGAAGATATTACAAGTGTTCATACACATTGTGAAATTCATCCTACTATGATTTTAGGACATATGGCTGCAAGTATTCCTCTTTCAGATCACAATCAATCACCCAGAAACACATATCAATCTGCAATGGGTAAACAATCAGTTGGAATCTTTGCAAGGAATTATGCAAAACGTCTTGATAAAAATGGCTATATTCTTTGTAGTCCTATGAGACCATTTGTAGAAACTCGAATGATGAATGTTCTCAAATCACATGACATGCCTTCAGGTGATAACATTATTGTTGCAATTGGTGCATATGGTGGTTACAACCAAGAGGATTCAGTTATTCTAAACAAGAGTGCAGTTAATCGTGGTTTGTTTAAGACACTGTATTACACGATGTATAAAGACGAAGAACATCGAAATATTTCATCCGGCAAAGAAGAACGATTTAGTAAACCAAATCGCGATACAACACGCGGTTACAAAACTGGTTCGAAGTATGTAGTTCAAGAAAATGGAGTACCGCTTCTAAATGCAGAAGTACATGAAAATGATGTTATTATCGGTAAAGTAACTACAATTAAAAATGATCCAAATGGTTACACATACCGCGACTCTTCAACAACGCATAAAAACTCTGAAACATGCAGAGTTGATGGTGTTTGGCAAGATAAGAACTCTGATGGTTATCCGTTTATTAAAGTTCGTGTAGTATCAGAACGTACTCCTGAAATTGGTGATAAAGTAAGTTCGCGACACGGACAAAAAGGAACATGTGGAATTCTTCTTCCTGAAGAAGATATGCCTTACACTAAAGATGGTTTAAGACCTGATCTAATTATGAACCCACATGCAGTTCCTTCGAGAATGACAATTGCACAATTGATGGAAACTATGTTTGGAAAAGTATGCACTATGAGAGGATCTCTTGGTGATGGAACTCCGTATTCTCATTTGCGATTAAAAGATCTTCGCGAACATTTACTTGATCTTGGAATGAGTTCTACTGGTAATGAATTATTATACAATGGACAGACTGGTCAAATGATGAAAGCTGAAATCTTTATGGGTCCTACATTCTATCAACGACTCAAGCATATGGTGATTGATAAAAAGCATTCTAGGGCCCGTGGACCAATTGTATCACTAACACGACAGCCTTGCGAAGGGCGTTCTCGTGATGGTGGTCTTCGTGTAGGTGAAATGGAACGAGATTGCATGATAAGTCATGGAATTTCATTGTTCACCAAAGAACGTCTTATGGATGTTTCAGATCCATTCCCAACTGCATTCTGCAAATCATGCGGTAGTTTAGCAATCGTAAATCAAAAAGAAAACATCTATAATTGCGGAACATGTAAAAGTAGTACATCATTCGAAATGAAAACAATTCCATATGCAGTAAAACTTTGGAGTCAGGAACTTGAAGCTATGCATATTATACCTCGAATGGTGTTTGAGTAAAAAAGAACTACACTCCCTGTGTATGAAGAACAAACGTAATTTGCTTCTTGCTTTTTATTTTTTTTTATTCATTGTCGCACTCAAAGTCTCCCCACGTTTCACCCTCTTTCAGATATTCACGTTTTGCTTTTGTTGGTGCCCATGGCGCAACCTTCTCCTCGATCTGCGCCTTTTTTGGTGTTCTTGGTGCAACCTTCTCGATCTGCGCCTTTTTTGGTGTTCTTGGCGCAACCTTCACGATCTGTGCCATTGATGGAGGCCTATATGCCGCCATTGCTTGAAAGTCTTCATCTAAACTCTTGTCAACTAATTCATGGATCATTTCGTCGTATCCAAAATCACAAGCTTTTCCGTAGATAAAGTTGTAGGCATCTTGCTCCTGCTCCGGAGTAAGATCCTGTACTGAATCGCGTAATCCGTTCAGTGCATCATCCATATAACGCTGGATGTGTGCGTTTCTTCTGTTATCAGATTCTAGATATTCAAACCATAGTTGAAGAGGCTCTCGTAAAGCGTCTTCGTTCTCGTTGTAAAACATCATGAATTGGTCAACCATAAGTCGACCCATCCTATCTTCTAGTTGTTCAATGACATGCTGATTCCCACGAATCTCATATTCAAGTGCATTGATCTTCTCTTCTTTCTTGTACCCAATTTGCGGAGACTCGTCTAATGAAGGCTTTGTCTCGTGCATAAAGTTACATGCATCTCCAAGCCTGCACCCTTTATTGCTAAAGTAGTGTTTGCATGGTTTAGTTCTAATCTTGTTGATTGTTGTCATTTTTCGATTAAAGTTGTTGCAGCTATTACTAGTCCGTCTTAAGATTGCCTATTGCTAACTTTTTAAAATCCGTTTTTATAGCCAGGTGAAAAAGAATCACACAAGAAAGTGTGTAAGAAAATTATTTTTCTTTATTCCAACTCATTATGACATTAAAGCCTTTTCTTCACCACCTCTCAGAAGTTCAATAATTGCTGCATCGCATTTTTTACCATGCTGATTGCATGCATCAATATAGTCTTGCTGAGTTCTAGCAAAATTACAACCTTGTCCGTCATGACCTTTGCATTTTCCAAATGCACAAAAGTCAAAACAAGGTGATAAATTTCTGTTCATAATTCTTACTTCAGCTTGAGTTATATGTTTTTTATTGCACTTATCGCCATAACGGCATGTGCCTTTCATAAAGTGAATACAGATAGCTGACATTTTTAATACAGTTGGGGACACAATACATTAAATTTAACTTTTTTAAATACGTTTTCTTAATATGTTTCAACTTGCAATCTTGTAAGATCAACCTCTGAACGAGATTGTTTAAGTTCTGCATTTTGACAGCTCTTACACATACGACGAATACCAATAAATAGACAGCATGCCACAATACTAGAACATATACCAATAACAACGCCTGTGTTTAACGGATCCATTAATTAATTAAATAGAGATATCTTTAAGTCTAGACTAAGTCCTTAATAAGAAATAATGAAATTCCATCATGAATAACTGCACCCCAATATGCATAATACCATGTTGTTTTAAACCCGAATAACATAATAAGAATAACTACTATTGAACGCAAAAACGTGTTGATCAAAAGGTTCGAAGTCGGAAAACCCCACACGTCCATTTATCTTTACGAAATTTTTTCTTGCCGTATAGCATAAACATAAAATGGGCGGTGGTTTAATGCAACTTGTTTCTTATGGTGCTCAGGACATTTATATTAGTGGTAATCCTCAAATTACCTTCTGGAAGATTCTCTACAAACGCCACACAAACTTCGCTGTGGAGTCAATTGAGGTTACCTTCAACGGTCAGGCCGACTTCAACAAGCGTGTAACTGCAGTTATCAACCGTAATGCTGATTTGATGTACAAGACATACGTCCAAGTTGTTCTCCCTCAGATTGATATTTCTCCATCACCCACAGGTACTTTCGGAAGTGCCAGTACAACTCAGGGTTTCAGGTGGCTCAACTACATTGGTCACCGATTGATCAAGCAGGTTGAGGTTGAAATTGGAGGTCAGCGCATTGATCGCCAATACGGAGACTGGATGCAAATCTGGACCCAGCTTGCAACTGATGCAGGAAGCATCCGTGCTCTTGAGGCAATTGTTGGTAACACACACGATCTAGTTCTCATGAAGCGATCCAACGGTATCGCTCTTGATGCAACTTGCTCTGCATCTGAGACAACTATCTCATGCGTTCCACGACGAGGTTGCCCGGCCAAGACATTGTACATTCCTCTTCAGTTCTGGTTCTGCCGCAACCCTGGTCTTGCAATCCCTCTTATTGCACTCCAGTACCATGAGGTTCGCATCAACGTTGACTTTGAGACTTGGCAGAACTGCCAATATGCAGAGCATGGTACAGGTATTCCATTCGCTGCCCCAGCTCAATCTCTTGCTGCAGCTTCTCTCTATGTTGACTACATCTACCTCGACACTGAGGAGAGACGCCGATTTGCCCAGCAAAGCCATGAGTACCTCATCGAGCAGGTGCAGTACACTGGTGCTGAGTCGATCACCAGCTCTTCCAATAAGCTTCAGTTGAACTTTAACCACCCAGTTAAGGAGCTCTTCTGGGTTGTTCAACGAGATTCCTTTGTTGACTGCTCCAATCCTGTCTGGGTTGCTTCAGTTGGAGGTCCTCAACCATTCAACTACTCTGATGACTTTACCACTGACGGTATCATCACATCTCTTCTCACTCAAGCCACAGCTGGTACTGTTAACAATGCTGATATTGGTTCTCAAAGCAATGCCAGTCAAGGAACTGCATTCTTGGGTCAGAACCCTACCAATATGGCTTCCCTTGTTGGTGTAGATACATATGACCATGCAGGTACGGCTGAGTTTGAGTCTGGTATCAACTACCTCCTCGCCAAGGTTATTCTCGACTCAGGAATCCGATGCGATGGTAAGAACCCAGTTGAAGTTGCCAAGTTGCAGCTCAACGGCCAAGACCGATTCACTGAGCGCGAAGGATCTTATTTCGACAAGGTGCAGCCCTTCCAACACCACTGCAGAACACCTTCTACCGGTATCAACGTGTACAGCTTCGCTCTCCGCCCCGAGGAGCACCAGCCATCCGGTACATGCAACTTCTCCCGTATCGACAAGGCAACCCTCCAGCTCACGGTTTCGCTCAACACGGTTACGGGTGCCCGCACAGCCCAGGTTCGCGTCTATGCACTCAACTACAACGTTCTTCGTGTGATGTCTGGCATGGGCGGACTTGCCTATAGTAATTAAGTAATATAATTAAAATGGATTTAAAGACATCCCATGATATATTAATCATAATAAGATGTCAGTAGTTATTGAAGGTGAAATAAAATTGCCAGCAGGAAGAAAACCCAATCCTTTAGTTTATAAAGAATTAGATGATTGTGTAGAATGCTCTGTAACTTACAATGGAGTTTCAAAAATATATTTAATTGATAAAGAAGATTTAGAAGCTGTAAAAACAAGAACGTGGCATCTTGTAACGGGTGGAAAATATGTTGGATCAAGTGTAACTATAAATGCAAAACACAAAACTCTTTATCTCCACAATTTTGTTATGAAACGTTTTGGGTTTGAAGGCAAAGGACAAAAACAATCAATTGATCATATTAACCGTAACGGATTGGATAATCGTAAATCAAATTTAAGGCTTGCAACTCAAACAGAACAAAACTTAAACCAACAAAAGAAACCACGTCATGCAACTCTTCCCGATGGTATAACTGATCTACCAAAACATATATACTATATCAAAGCAAATGGTAATCATGGTGATGGTTTTGCAGTAGAATTTAAAAAAGACAAAAAAAGAATTTATTATGAACGTGTTAGGTCGAAGGTTCTAACTATACAAGAAAAATTAGTAAAAATTAAAGAACTACTTGAAATTGGATATACTCAATTTCCAGACTATAGACCTACCTAAGTAAAATAATCTGTTTATATATATTTCTTAAATAATAAATGTTGAAATGGTTAAATACATCATTAAAGCAACCCAAGAAGTCTTTTATCCAACCGGATGTATATTCTACTCCCGACCTAAATATAGATAGTTTGGATCCAGTAGCAAAACACTTGATTATGCATGTGGAAACATCATTTCAAAATGCAGTTCTTAATAAATCAAAAATAACAGAAGATATTTTAACTATAGAGGGAATGTCTGGTGTTAAAACAAGACATTTTTATAATAATTTATTGTCTATCGATGATATGAAGTATTTAGAAATTGGAACATGGAAGGGATCAACTGTTTGTAGTGCAATGTGTAATAATAAAGCAACAGTTGTTTGCATAGACAATTGGAGTCAATATGGATTGATAGATGATATCAAACCAGAATTTCAGCTAAATTTTTCTAAATTCAAAGGTGAAAATAATGCAAGATTCATAGAGAATGATTGTTTTAATATTGATATAACTTCACTTCCTATGTTTAATATTTATTTATACGATGGAAATCATACATTCGAAGCACAGTATAAAGCATTAACATATTACATAAATAATTTAGAGAATACTTTTATTTTCATTGTTGATGATTGGAATTGGGATATGGTTAGAAATGGAACAAAAGAAGCAATTTCTAAGCTAAACTTAAAAATATTATATGAGCGTGAAGTTCGTACAACTTTAGATAATACTCATCCATATCAACCATCGCTCAAAGTTCCACATCCGTCGTGGCATAATGGAATTTATGTAGCTGTTATTCAAAAGATCTAATGCATTATTATTTAATTCATGGAATCGATCCAACGCGCAAACCTTTTATGGAAGACCAGTTTAAATTACATGGAATAGAACCAGAAGAAGTTACATGGATAAATTATCCGAATAAAAATGATTACCTTCCAAGAGGTATTTGCATTCATCCAACTCTTACAAAAGGCCAGATAGCGTGTACATACAAACACTATCTTGCTTTGAAGGATATTGTTGAAAAAGATCTTGAAATTGCAGTTATTATGGAGGACAATATTCAATTCAGAAACAACGTTCCAAATGCAATAAATAGATATTTAGAAGAAGCTCCATATGACTGGGACGTTATTTGGGATTCTAATATAACTGCAATTCATGATTTTTGTTCTGATTCTCTTTTTATTTGTCGTGATCGTCTTATTTATGGTGAAAACATTTCTACATTTGATGAAAAAGGATTTCATACATTTAATTACGATACTCAAGAATATTTAGATTTTAAAGAAAGTGGAAAACTTTTGTATAAGAAAGACGAGGCACGAGGTGGAAACTTTTATATAGTAAATAAACGATCTGCAAAATTATTATATGATATTTTTTTACCATTTAATAATTGCTCTGATCATCACTATAACGATTTAATAAGAAAATGTAATTTAAATTCATACTTGGTTGAACCTCCAAATGTAGATAAAATATATCGACCATCTACATGGAAAGATGATGTTAAACCAAAGAAATTTATATGGAGTCGTAAATGATTTTCATTTGTCATGTATCAATATAGTATATATGGATGAACTATCGTGCACATATGTTGGTTCGTTTGGGTTATTAAAAAGTGCAAATAAAAGAAGTCCAATGCCAATTTCAGATTACGATGGACTTAATCCAGAATGGTTTTCAAATGCAAATGATAATGAAATTTTTCATGTCTGTCCTCAAGCATTAGATAAGTTTATAGATCAAGTTTTACCAACTATGAAAACACGTTTTATTTTGCTAACGAACAACTCTGATATGACAATACCATCTGATATTAAAAACGCTTCACAATTACTAGAGCATCCGCTTTTAGTACATTGGTTTGCTCAAAATTGCACAGTAACTCATGCAAAGTTGTCTCGTATTCCAATTGGATTAGATTATCATTCTTTGATACCAACCCCAAGTAGATTTGCATGGTCTCCTCCGCAAATGCATTCGTGGGGTATTAAAAAGTTACCACTAAATCAAGAAATAGAACTAATCTCTATTAGAAATTCAGCAAGAAATCGGCAATGTAAAGCTTATGCAAACTTTCAATTTTTGATGACAACTCGTTATGGAAAAATAGATCGAGTCGAATCTTTGAATACAGTTCCTAAAGAATTGGTATTTTATGAACCAAAAAAGACAACACGTGATGTTTGCTGGAATAATATGATTAAGTATGCATTTGTATTATCACCGCATGGAAATGGTCTTGATTGTCATCGTACTTGGGAAGCACTTGCATTAGGTTGTTATCCAATTATAAAAACTTCTGGATTAGATCCATTATTTGACGAATTACCCGTTTGGATAGTCAAGGAATGGTCAGATGTGACACAAGAAGCAATGCAACAAAAGATGAATGAGTTTAATCAAAGAAAATTTAATTTAGAAAAACTCACATTAAAATACTGGCAAAAGATAATACAAAATGCCAAATAATAAAACTCAACGTGTTGGAAGTCGTCGCAAGGTATTTAATGGATCTGCAGAACGCACAACAGGTGGTCTCAGAAAGGATGATCTTATGAAGAACACTGCAGGTCGTATTGTTTCTGTAAAACGTCATACAACAATGAAGCAACGTCACGCAGGAGGTTCTTAAGTGCCTGTAGATCCAAATCCACCAGAACCGCGATTATCTGGTGCAGCTGGTAGATCTTCTAGACTTTCTACAAGAATAATATCCTTCCAAGGCATCCAATTATGCTGAACAATCTGAAATAATCGAGTACCTTGTTTTACAAAATATTCTTGACCATACAAAACATCAACACGAGCAATCAATTCTCCTCGGTAACCCATATCTGCAAGTCCAACCTGATTTGCTAATCGAAGAGGTGTTAAACTTGTAGATGAACGTGCAAGAAGAAGATAAGGAGCTGGTTGACCACTTTCGGTCAGAGCAGCACAATGCACTCCAAGTTTCATTTCTGTACCACATCCAGTAATCAAAAATTCACGAGACATCAAATCGCAACCAGAATCAGTCACACGACGCTTGGCAATATGTTCACGCATCATTTGACGAAGTTGTAAATCAGGAATATAAATGTATAGGCTCATTTGTTATCTATTATACCATTGATATATGAAAACCCTTGAACGTAATAACAACTGCATTCATAGCTACAAACTGTATTAATAAATTATACATTGCTTCATCTGCAGAAAGATGTCCTAATAGAAATCGAGCAGTTGTACTTAATGGATTAAAATGTCCTGTTGTTATTCCCTGACCTATTGATAGTGCAATTGCATATAATCCTCCTACTATAAGTGGATTTCCATGTGTATATAATTCACCAAAAACTATAAGAATAACACCAATTAGTTCAATTATATATTTGCTATCCATTGTGTTGTATATAGAAAATGTAAAAACGAATTTAAAATAGTCGAAGATCACCGAACTCTAAAAATGGCTAACCATACAGATCGCACACTCACTGAGGCAATTTTCTCAGGTAATATGAACTATATTTCGACTCTTCCTTATAAACAATTATCAAAGCGTATGAAGAGTGGTTATAACTCACTAGGACTTGCAATGTTGAAGCAACAATGGGATATTGTTGAACTCATTCAAAACAAAGGTGTAACGGATCCAATTTATCCAGATGAATAAAGAAATACACCACACGGTGTATTTTTTTCTTATAGAAAATGAATTTAAAATAGATAAATATACATTAATTCTAAATGACATATCTAAATATAATTAATCCAAATCAAACATGTGAACTACCACCAAATATGGCAATTGAATACAAATTTCCATTAGACCCTTTTCAAAAGCATGCTATAAATGCAATTGCAAAAGATGAAATTGTCTTTGTAACAGCAAAGACAGGTTCTGGTAAAACATTAATTGGAGAGTATCAAATTGCACATAGCCTTCGCAAAGGCAAACGTGTTTTCTACACAACACCTATTAAATCATTGAGTAATCAAAAATTCAATGACTTGAAAAAAATGTTTGGAGATGTTGGAATTATGACAGGAGATATAAAATACTGTCCTGATGCGAAAGTACTTGTAATGACAACTGAAATTCTTCGAAATATGCTATTTAAGCAGCAAGATTTGTCCGAATTAGATTCTGTAATCTTTGATGAAGTGCATTATATTAACAATAATGAACGTGGAAAAATTTGGGAAGAAACGATGATTCTGTTACCTCAACATGTAAACATGATTTTGTTATCAGCTACAATTGATTCACCCGAATACTTTGGAGGATGGTTAGGTAATTTAAAAAAGAAGACAGTACACTTAATCGGTACAACCTATCGAATTGTTCCATTAAAACATGTAGTTGTTAACGAAGATAAATCGTATTCAGTTATTATGAACGATAAGGATGTATTCGATGCTCAAAAATATAGAATTTGGTTGCAATCGGAAAAACAAGTGCACAAGAATCATAAAATACATAAAGAAAATGTGTCAAATCGAGACGAAGGTCAGGTTATTGGTAAAGAACAAGGAAAGGTTGTAATTCACAGTTACACTCACAAGATGAACGAACTTATTCGTTTGCTAGAAGAACGTGAACAACTACCTGCATTATTCTTTGTATTCTCACGCGACAAGTGTGAAAAATTTGCAAAAGCAGTTCAAGGTAGTTTAATTACATCGTCTGAATCTGCAGAAGTTCATCATACGATTCGAAGATATCTTCATGCGTATAAAGAACTAGAACGAGTACCACAATATCATAGCATAACTGAATTACTTGTAAGAGGAATTGCATATCACCACAGTGGTGTTCTTCCTCTTTTGAAAGAAATAATTGAAATCCTATTTAGCAAAGGATTGATACGTATTCTATTTGCTACAGAGACATTTGCAGTAGGAATTAATATGCCTACAAAAACAGTTGTATTCACATCACTTGAAAAATTTGAAACAAATAAGCGTTGCTTATATACTGATGAATATATTCAAATGGCTGGACGTGCAGGAAGACGTGGTAAGGATAAGGAAGGACTTGTAATCTATTTCCCTGAACATGAACCATTGCGAGTTGATGATCTTGAAACAATGATGACAGGTAAGAAAGCAAGCATTCAGAGTAGAATGGACTTTCATTATGATTTTATTCTAAAATCGATGGCATCTAAACTAACAGGAATTATTGAAAAATCGTATTGGTTTGAACAACTTAGTGTTAAACGATTACAACTTAAAAAGAAGATTTTGAATTTAAAAACAAAAATTGGATCATATGGATTCACAGAGAAAATGCTTCAAGAATTAGAAGTTAAAAAACAGCTTCAAGAAGCTATCAAACAAACTGGAAATGCTGAACGTAAAAAGGCACAACAGGAATATGCACGTTGGCAAAATAGTCACATAGGACCGTTATGGAATCGTGTTGAAAAACAACAGGGAGAATACTTTCTGCTAGTAAATGAATTAAAGTTAAATGAAGAAGACTTAAATGCATTTGATAATTACGATTACATTCTTCGAGACAATATGAAATTTCTAGAAGAGATTGGCTTTATTGAAAACGACACTCTAACTAAAGCAGGACGATTGGCCGTAGAAGTAAATGAAGCAAACCCAATTCTATTAGTAATTGAATATCTAGATAGACGATTTGAAACTATGAGTTGTACGGACATTATTGCATTTCTATCAATTTTCCTAAAAGAAAAAACAGATTTGCAAGGCGGTAGTCTTCCAGGACATATAGAACGATATCAAAAATATTGCATAGAGATTTCAAAAACAGAAGACTATTGGAAACTTCAAACAGGATATTATGAAATGATGGAACGTTATGCAAACGGAGAAGATGCGTCTTTACTATGTGTTGAATATGGTATTTATGAAGGAACCTTTTATAAGATGGTTATGAGTATTTCAAACATGGTAGAAGAATTGACAAAAATAATGACAATTTGCGAAGATCTTGAAGGCATTAAAAAATTGGAAAATATTCAACAAATATTAATTCGAGGTATTATTACTCCGGATAGTTTATATTTGAAATCCTAAAGAGGATTCTATCTTTCCAAAATACATTATGAGCTTGAATTAAATAATCAACTGAAATTGAATATCCTATTTCTACATTTTCCGCTTTTTTCTTTTTAAGAATACGCTTCCATACTGGAACATAGAATCTTATAAATTCTTCATCAACATCTGTAACAATTGCATCAACTGTTCCTGATTGTTTTGATAAAACTAAACTTAGAAAGAATGCATCGCGACTAAATCGTTTTGATTGTTTTTGAAGTACATTAAATTCATCAGGAGGTGATACAATTGGAATTTCTATATTTTCAAGTATACCATGCAGAATTCGTTGATTGATTATATCAACATATCTTCTTAATGGTGATGATACATGACAATATACTTTTCCAAAACCAGAATGAACAATTGGTTCTGTAGTATACAACGCTGGTGCATTCACAGTTGTTAAATCAGAATGTACTGCAACTGATAATTCTTGCTTACGAAATATTCCACTTTTATGTTCTATGAATAATTTTGCAGCTTCACAGTTGTAGTGAACCATACATGCTTCAATCCATTTATGCGAATCTTCTGATTCTATTCCAAAATCCTTGCTTAATTTAGATAATATTGAAGCATATTGTGAACCAACAATACTTTCGTACGTAAATTTTTGCTTATTGCATACAGTTGTAAGCATAAATTTTGATGTTTTTGTTTTGGTATTATACTTTAATGTTACACCATTACGTAATGATCCAACACTCAATGTTGCCATAGATTCAAACTGTGGAGGAAACATAGTATGTGGAGGTAAATCCGGATAATACAAACTTTGTCCAACTTTTCGTGCATGAATATCAATTTCACTATATGGTTGTATATATGAAGCTACATCTGCAATTGTAATGTATATATTAGGTAAATCAAATGAAATAACATCATCAATATCTTTTGTTTCTTCAGAATCTACATTAATTGTTGGCAAATGTGTTATATCAACACGCTTAACCGGTTCAAGTGGTTCAACTGATTTCATCAATCGTTCAACAGTTCTTGTATTATAAACCGCAAAAGGAGAATAATATAAGTACATTGCAAATCCTTCTGATTTTGAATCACCAACTCTACCAAGCAAACGAACTATAAATGGAGCATTCTCAGATCGTATGTCTACAACAGCGATTTGATTATGTGTTTTATCTTGTTCACTTGAAGCAACTTTATATGTTTGCAATTCTCGATCGTAAGGTGTAAATAAATAAATAGGTGTATTACGTTTATTGTAACCGTATTTGATTTTTGATTGTAGATGTAAGACACCTACTATCATTTTAATATATAATTGTACTGTTCTAAAAATGTCCGTTTTTTACAAAAACGAATCAAACTCATTTCAAATCTTAACTAAGAAAAATGGAATCATGGACAAACTTTTGTAAAGCATTTGGCGGTATGCTGTCAAGTGAATTTTATGCAGAAGAATATCCAGATTTTGTCGAATTGAGTGATAATGAAGATGATTCTGTAAATAAGCTTGTAGTAACCAATGTCAATAAAGCTATTGAAGATAGAATTAATCCGACATATTGTTTACTAGTATTTGTAAATACATGCTTGGATAATCCTAGATATGCAAATGAATCTGTTCTTGAAATTACATATGTAATCGATAAGTTTATGTTATTAGGAGGATACTTTCCCTATCATTTGTTATTTAATTCCAGATCTTATGGTGATTTGAGTATCGAAGATGAATGCGTAAACCACAATGTTAGAGGTATTATGATTGATTTCTTGAAACCGGAAATAGCAACAGAATATGCATACTGGCCAGAAATTCCCGCAACTTATTGGGAAGACATAGAATCCAACGATTGGCGCGAAAGCCTGAAGTTTAACAGTAAATTTCTGCAAACTTTATAAAACGGATTTTTTTAGTTTTGATCTAAATTGAATTATACTAAAATGTTTAATCTTATTGCTCGCAGTCTACCACACTTTATTCTAATTTGGTATTTGTTTTCAATAATTAAAGTCAAATCACAACAACTTTCTATTATTCTAACCGCATTTGTTGCTATGTTTCTAACATTTACTTGCATTAATAAGCCAAAGAATTGGTATTGGAAATTAGATTTCGCATATATGACAGCTTGGGCACTACTTGAAATATCACTTGCATCACTGCATCATGATATATCGATGTTTCTTATGGCTGTATTCATAAATCAGTTTGTATTCTTTACAAATTCAATAATTGATAAAAGTCAAGATGTTCCAATTTGGAAGTATACATTTTGGAACAATTTGTGTTTTGCAAAAACGATTATTATGATGACTATTTTGAGAACTTATTAAAATGGATTTATAATAACAGAATAATACAATCTTAAAAATGGAACCAAAAACGCGTCGTGAATCTAAGAAAACACCAAAGGAAAAAAGGGCAGGTCCCTTTAATTCAAAACATATTAGAATAATTCAACAAATTCAAGAAAAACGTTCAAAGACGAAGTAACACAGAATGTGCTACTTTTTGTGTTTTTCGATTATCTCGATTTTTTGTATAATGACCACTCATAGTTTTTCTGCATGTCTTACCTCTATAGGTTTTAGAAGTGCAACCACTTTTATAATACATTGCTCTTGCAACATAACCTCGATATGAAAGAATCGGTGCATTAAATTTTTTTGAAAGGTAACTGAGCAAATTATACATCCATTTGGTGTATGTTTTTTTATTTTTTAATTCAACTGGATGTTTTTCTAAATATTTTTCAAATGGATGAAATGGAAACTGACTACTTAATTTTTGAATAAACATGCGCTGATTTGCCATATCTATTTCTTCAGGTTCATCGGGGTAATTTATAGCAATTGAAAACAAAAAGTCACGTCCAGGAACTGCATTTGGCTTTAACGAGTCATAGTAACTTTTCACTTCTTCAAATGATGGATCTTCTCCAGGATTAATTACATTAGGATCATCCTTACACTGTGTTCTTAATTTATGGTTTACTTTATTGTGAATTTCATATAACCATGTTCCAGGATCACCTCGCAATGGGTGTTCATTGACATATTTTGTCGTACTTTCGCGGCAGAACCTACAAGGCAATACATCTTTCATTTGAAGTAAAACTTCTTCTGGATGAGGAGATCTAAATGCAACCAAATGAAACAATTGCCATCCGCTTGGACCCCAGTAGCCTACGTCTACCATTTACTATAACTTATAATTATATTAGATAATGATTGGTAGAATATATAAACTTGAATGTAAATTAACATCTAAATTTTATATTGGTTCAACAATTCATAATTTAGTTTACCGTCTTAAAAAACATAGATCGTCATCCAAAGAAATACGTAAACAAAATTCACCTTTATATTCACACTTTAGAGAAGTAGGATGGAACAATGCAAATATGACTTTAATTAAAGAAGTTACATTTGAAAGTCGACGCGACCTTCTTGAAATGGAAAAAGTGGAAATACTTAAATTTTTAGGTGACGAACTTTGTCTTAATCATAATCGACCATTGCAAACGTTAGAAGAAAAAGTAGAGCAATCTAAAGAGTATGGTAAAATTCACCGTCAGCTAAACAAAGAAAGACAAAGAGAAAAACTTAATGAATGGCGTAAAAATAATCCAGAAAAGTGGAAAGAACAAACAAAACGATATAATGAAAAGAAAAAACAGGAACGACTAGAAGGTAAAAAAGATTCTACATAGTATGATAAATGGCACACGGTGAACTTTTAACTCTTGCAGTTGCGGTATATGTTGGTATGGTATTTGTTGATTTTTTCAAGGCAATTATCACTGATTTGGTGACTCCATTTATCGGAGCGTTGATTCCTGGTGATAAGAGCCTTGGAAAGATTGTTGTTTCTGTAGGCCCTGTAAAGTTGAACGTTGGTGATGCAATTGCAGCAACAATTCATTTGGCTGTAGCATTGGCTGTTATCGCTGCTCTGTTACCCTACATTCGAACTTATGCACCTGCATCAATTCGCAAGTAAAATGTAATAGATAAATAAGAATGGATGCACCAGTTCAGAAAAGTTGGTATCAGAGCGTTAAAGATAGCGTAGGTAGTCTTTTTTCAAGCGGCAAAAGTGCAGCAACATCTGTATTGCCACCATCTGTAACTCCTCCATTAAGTACAGCTCAATCAAGTGAAGCTCTCGGAACTCAACCTGAAGCCCCAGGATACACTGCTGCAGGTGGTCGCCGTCGCAAAACAAAAAAGAGCCATAAATCACCTAGGAAAACCCGCAGACAGCGAAGACATCATGGTAAATATTAATAGTCCAACTTGAAATTTACCCAACCTCCTCGTGCAGGTTTTCCAAACTGCATTTCAATCCTCTTTTCTAGGTCTGTTGCAAGTAATGATCGCATGTCATTATCTTCACGCCACTGCTTGAATGTTCGCTTCAATGTAGTTCTATCAACCGAAACAACTTCTTCACCTTCAACCAGAGGAGAAATCTTCTCTGCCATGAATCGTGCAATTCCATCATTTTCATTACGATATTCGGAAGTATACTCCATAACTTTTGCAGGTGCAACAAGTTTACGAAGTCCTTTCTCTTCTTTCAAAATAGTAACCATATAATTCAGAAATGTTGTTGCCCATTCTTTTGAGTTAACTAAGTTCTGAATAGATTCATCAAGTGGAAATTCATTTGGTGCAGTTGGATTTACAACAAACTTTGAAATAAAGTTAATAACCATCAAACGTCTCCAAGTACCTCCATCTGTTGTATTGATCTTTGGCTTATCATTGCAAGCAAGATGAAACTTAGCAAGAACTTCAAACTCTGTACCTGACTTAAACAAATCACGTGCATACATCTTTTCTCCAGATGTAATTTCCTTCATAAGACCTGTATTCAATGCGATTGCTTCATCTGGTTCCTGCATAGTTACAAATCTGCGACCTTTGAGACGAATAACTTCTGGTGCAGCTGAACCAGATCCTTTTCTCTTTTGAGTAAAGAGTGAAATTGGAACAGTACATGCATAATCACCAAGAGCTTTAGAAAGCAAATTCATAATCATTGATTTACCATTCGATCCAGAACCAGTCAGAATATGAAACTTCTGAGCTGGATTTCCACCAAACAAGCATGTAGCAAGATGCTTCATAAAGTAATCACGAACTTCAATATCAGGTAGAACTTGCTTAATAAATCGATCAATTGCAGGCCATGATTCATATTCGTAATAAGATTTATCGGCATCATAATCAATTTCAGTCGAGAATGAAATGTAATCTTCAGGCTTACCGTCTCTAAATTCCATAGTTGTCAAATCAAGAATACCGTTGTTGAATGCAATTAGATCCTTGTTTGCATCGACCTTCTTGGTAAATTCCTGATCAAAGAATAGCTCACGACACTCTTTCATTACATTCGACTTGAAAGCTGTCTTCTTCAAATGAGTATAAACATTATTCAATCCAGTTCTCTGCTTATCTTTTTTGCAATATTGACAGACACCACAATCACCTTTTCCTTCTCCAGAGCATTCTGTAAGACCTTCATTGTTCATCTCATTTGTTGTTTGAGTCATGCGATCAAAGAATAACTTAGCAATTTGCTTTGAAAGTTTAAGAAGAAGATCAACACCTGAATCAGTCTCTTTCCAAATATGACCAGACCAACGATACCAAACGTTATTTCTGAAATCAGAACATTTGTAATTATCTCGAAACTTTGCATGAATTACACATGCAACGTCATGCTCTGTTAATGAACATGCAGCAAGTACAAGGCGATCTACATTGTGTGATTCAATTTCATCATATCCTGCACGGTTATCTTCTCGAGACCAAAATCGAAGTGTAGGTTCTCCAAGACGATCACCATCATTTCGGAATGTCAATCCATTCCACTTTTGAATACAGTCTGCTTCATTATACTTCTTTTCATCCTGTGCACTAAAATCTAGAAAGACATCGAGCAAGTCAGGATGAATGTTATGTAAACAAATTGCAACTTGCACCCAAGGTTCATATGCATCGCATCTGTTTGCATTCAAATTCATTACGTGATCCTTAATGTACTTCTTACGTTCTGGATCAAGCGGTACAAAGATTCGTCCGTTTGGTGAAGAACCTCGTGAACCTACTTTCTCTCCTCGTACAACTGGACGTCCACGACCAGGAGCTGCATTTCCTCCAGAAATACGAACTTGAGGTTGATCCTTGATACCTTCATAAAGCTTCTTACCTTCATCGGACATAGGCGTTTCTTCAGAATCATCTCTGCGAAGTGTCAGTGTTTTCAAGAGTTGCACTGAAATAGCAGGACAGTTTTCCTTGTTAATGATGACGATGTTGCCCTTGGAATAATTGATGATATACTCTGTTAGGTATGGTAATGTATCATCTCCATCTCGATCGTTCTTTTGAGATCCATACATTGTCCATGGAACAGTTCGATTAACGACTCCTTCGTCATACACTTTTTCCCATTGAATTTCATCATCTACCTTTTGCAATGGAAGGTCTCCAAAGAAATCAGTCATACGTTTAACAAGTTCACGTCGAATACGTTGTTCTACGTACTTTCTACTGCAAATGCTAGGCACTACAATGTGAATACCAGACTTAACTCGACCCTTCTTGTCACGTGTAGGACGTCGTTTCTGCATAACATAGATATCGACCTTTTCTGGAAGAACTAGAAACTCACTCATCTTTTCCATATAAACTTTTGCAAATGATACGACTTGTTCCTGAGTATGCTTATGTTCATTAACATCTGAATTGTATACAAAATCAAAATCAATTCGAAGAGGTCCAACTGCAGTTGAAATTTCAGTCAAATACTGTTTGTTCATATCTAGAATGCTTTCCGAATATAGCTTATAAAACTGATCAATATCGTCATCTGGAATAAAGTATTTTCCGCCTGCAATTGAAGTATGTGTTGTTAGCTTATCAGCCTTGTGGTTCTCAAGGAACTCACGTAGACCACCTTTTGATGCCATCGTGTTGAAACGAGAGATAATATTTTTTTGTTCATTCGTTTTTACTTAGTAAAAAATGGATTCATATACTCTTTTTATAATGTAATATAAATGTCGGGTATCAACTTTTGTCCCTCGTGCAGAAATATGTTATCAAATATTTCAGAAGAAAATAACACTGCTTTTAAGGTTTGCTTGAAGCCAGAGTGTGGATATAAAGAACCTATTACAAAGGAAAATCCTCTTATTTATGAGCACAAGCTTCAAAAGGATAAAACTGTAAGTTTATCTATGAATCCTTATCTTGAATTTGATCCAACACTTGATCATTTAAGATCAATGGTTTGTAAAAATGCAGAATGTCCTAGTCATTCAAAGACAGGACCCGAACCCGATATAGTTGCAATCAAGCTTAATGCAGAAAAGCTACTTTGGATGTATAAATGTGTAAATTGTAAAACTATCTGGGAACAGAATTCTAGAGCTTCATAGACAATATGGTAACTCAAAAAAATCGTTTTTGCAAGTGCATCAAGGCTGTTAAAGCAAAAGGTATTGGTGAGCAACAAGCTATTGCAATTTGTGTTAAGTCTGTTCTGCATACAAAAGGAAAAACATTAAAAAAGTTTAAGTGTGGAAAGAAAGGAAGATTGGTTACGCAGAAATTAAAGAAGCCTCGTACATAAAAAACGTATAATATTAAAAAACAAAAAGAAAGAGTACATAAATGGAAGAACTCCGTATTTCATCACGCATTTTACATCCCGAAGTACATCTTCCTTCTAGAAGTGAAATTTTAGAAGCAGGAACTAATCCACGCATTACTGATCCATATTATACAGATTATGAGTATGTTGTAGTTATTGGAACACGTGTTCAAATGTTGGCAGATGGAGCTTCTCCACTTGTTTCTACTCAAGGAATGGTAACATCAGATCCTCAATTTCTTGAGAAGGTTGCAAAACGAGAAATTTATGAAAGAAAATTACCTTTTATTATTCATCGAAGAATGCCAACTGGTGATTCGGAATATTGGAGCGCTTCAGAATTGTCAGTTATTAGATAATGGCTACATGTATCGCAATTATATGCATAGGCGAAAAATACAAAGATGAATTTACAAAATTGTTCAAACCATCTATTGTAAACTATGTCGAAATGCACGGATATCATCTAAAAATTTTTGATTCATTTCTAGATAGTACTCGACAACATAAAGATACAATTTCTTTTCAGAAATGTTTAATTGCATCAGATCCTTCTATGCAAGACTATGAAAAAGTTCTTATTTTAGATGCTGATGTTTTAATTGAGCAAAATGCTCCACCTATTCCAGATGTAGGTGATAAAATAGGAATTGTAAATGAAGCTAGTTTCGTTGCATATGACAAATTAGCTGGATTTGCAACAGATCCAACACAATACTATAGTCTTTGTGGATTTTCACTAACAACTGATAAGATTTTAAATACAGGTATGATGATTTGTAATCCAAAAAAGCATGGAATGTTTTTAAAAGAAATTTATGATAAATATATTTTTAATTGTCAAGGACATCCTCGTGGATTTCATTATGAACAGAGTTGTATAGGATACGAATTGCAAACCCAAGAAATGTTTACATGTGTTTCCACATCTTGGAATTGTATTTTTATTCAATATTACATTGCAAATCTCAGATGTACTAGTGGATTTTTCATTCACTTTGCAGGGTTTAGTGGTAGACTAAAAGAAGGTATGGATCAATATCGTTTATCCAGACATGGTTTTAAGAACTCTATCCGATGGGGGATAAACAAGCAAAGGTGATGCATCTTTATCTTTGTGTAACATGTTCGGACTATCATGAACAACTGTTCCATTTGCAAATTGCAAGTCGATACTTGTCATTGGATCGAAACGTGCAGTATCCTTGAGTCTATCTAAATATAGCCTACGCTCATCCGACTTAGGATATTGAAGCCAAAGATCTTTTAACAAATACACGCTAACAAGTGCACCCGCTAATGTGGTAAGAAAGTAGCCTTTGTAGTATGCATATGCAACTAAACTCAATACCAAAACTGTTCCTCCAGGTCGACCGAGTTTTAGCAACATTTCAAGAACAGGAAATGAAAATGTTCTTGTAACTACAAATCCAAAAAGGATTAGCATCAAAGTTAACGCTATTAATGAATCGGGTGTCATTCTTATCCTTTTCACATAGAAAACCTCATGGGGAAAACGGATACAGAAAGAAATGAACTAAAAAGAGTAAGATGATTATTCCAATTGTTTGTTACAGTTGCGGTCGCCCTATTGCAGGAAAGTACTTGGAATATTTGAAAAGAGTCGAAGAGAACCGTAAAAAGACTGGAAAAAAAGAAATGGAATATTTAAGTTTGACAACAACAAAGACTGCTGAAGGTAAAGCTCTTGACGATCTTGGTCTTAAATATCAGTGTTGTCGTCGTCACTTTCTAACTCACGTTGACTTAATATAACAATAAAATACAAGTATAAAGCAAATGTCTTATACCGAATATTTAAGACGAAAGGAAGCTGCGGCTCCTAAAGTTATAGATACAACACTTCGTCTTGATGCATCTTCTTACACTCAACGAGTTAAGTTTGCATCCAGTCGTGTATTAAACGAAGTAAACTTAAGAACTGTTGAACAAACAGATGTGTTGCCTACAGTATCTACAATTGCACCAACAGAATTCTTTATCAATGCAAGAGATATTGTAACAGATCCTTCTGGATTGAACATGTATGTTACACAAAATAGTAATGTAATACGAAGAATTGTATTAGCTACTGGTGTTGTATCAACATTTGCAGGAATTGGTACAGCGGGAAATGCTGATGGTGCAGGATTATCGGTTGCGCAATTTAATGATCCACAAAAAATAACTATAGATCCTGCGGGTTTAAATTTATACGTTGTAGATATGGGTAATCATAAAATACGAAAAATTGAAATAGCTACACGCGTAGTATCTACACTTGCAGGAATTGGTACAGCAGGAAATGCTGATGGTGCAGGATTAACAACTGCACAATTTAATAGTCCTACAGGGATTTGCATAGATCCCGTAGGTTTAAATTTATATATTTGCGATAGAGGCTCTCATAGAATAAGAAAAATTGAAATATCTACAGGTGTAGTATCAACGGTTGCAGGAACAACCCAAGGGTTTGCTGACGGTGCAGGATTATCAGTGGCACAATTTTTTTTTCCGAGAGGAATTACTATAGATCCCGTAGGTTTAAATTTATATGTTACTGATCAAGGCAATTATAAAATAAGAAAAATCGTAATATCCAGTGGTCTTGTATCTACAGTTGCAGGAACAACCCAAGGATCTGCCGATGGTGCGGGTTTAACTGTAGCACAATTTACAACTACAGATGATATTGTTATAGATTCTACAAATACAAATCTATATGTTTCAGATCTTACCGCTAACAATATACGAAGAATTCAAATATCTACAGCTATAGTATCAACAATTCCAGATATTAATGTATCTACAACTGGCTTATTTTTAAACTCTACAGATTTGATATTATATTTTGTTGATGCCACTAATTATAGAATAAAAAGACTAACACCAATATCTGCTTTCACATTATTTACACCAATCATACCAATCAACAAGCTTAAAACTGGAGGACGCATTGCTGATGCAAGTGCGTTTACTCAATATGCTGGAGGACAGGCTGTTGGAAAAGAAGTACAAGCAGGAATGCCAGCTCGTAGACTGTTATTGAACTCTAATTCAGCAGGAAGTCTGACTGGATGTAGGATAGTTCCTGAACCAGTACCGTACAATCCTGCAGTTGGAGGAGTATACACTGCAAATATGGTACGTCGCGATGCAAGTCAATTTACTCGTGATGAAACAGCTTGTCGTGAGCTGACAGGAGAACCACACAACCGTAATGAACTGGGACCTTCACTTTTTGTTGACAATACAATTGTTGGAGTTAAGAACTACAATCTTCCGCAGAACAATTCAAAGACATATACTGCTACTAAGTGTACTCAGTGTGGTAACAATGGATCTCAGATTGGTAAGACTTGCTCGTTCTGTATCGGAGCTAATCACTTACATCCAGCAGATAAGCCAACTAACAATCGTTGGGGACCAAGACCTAAGAAATCTGCACAGCCAATTATAGTTAATCAATCTCCATCTGATTTCCACAAGGTTGGTGCAGCTATGCGTAAGATACCGTACGTTGAGAAACATCATGCTAATCCTCAAATAGGACACATCGTTTATCCAAAGACTCCTTACAGAATACCTAGAGGAACTGCAGCTCAATTAAAGATTAACGATCCTCAACGTTATCCAGGCACTATGTAGTTTACAAGTTTGAATAAATGTATAGTATAATGATCTGGATATCAACAAGCATTGAAAAGGGTTATGAGTTTCGCGAATTATTTCGAAAAACTCATGAACATCTTACATTTTTAGATTTATCAAAAATTTCAACAAAAGATCTTGCAAATGAATGCGAGTCAATTGTAAATCATCATAAAGAATGCGCTATCTTTTTAGGCTATATTGAACCAGGTTGGATGTTAGAATTACCTCATCAAACTAAAATGAGAAAGTTAATTAGAAAATTTCCAGTTGCATTTTTATCACTTTTTCTTGAAAGCATACCTTTCTCATGGAAAACGGAGACCGAATATATCTATGTAAATGGTGTTAAGTTAAAAGATGGAGCAACCGACATTATCAACGATGGTAGTGCTGTATAATACAAATTTAAAAGTCGATACAACAAAATTACTTGATTGTCTTCCAATTAATGAAACAATCATCAAAGTAGAAAAACGAGGATTACCAAAAAGAGGTGAAAGTAAGAAGGATAAGATTAAGCATCGTGTAAAAAAAGATGATAAAGTGCATAAGAATACAGGATTTGGTCATAATTCAATTACACTTGTTATGATGAATGATGGTGATGGAACTCTTCCAAAAAAAGAAATTACTATTAAAATCTTTCAAAACGGTGTATTTCATTTAACAGGTGTTTTGAATGATCAATATGACATATGTTCTATGCGTATCTTGTTAGATATTTTATGGAATTCATGTCGTGATGCATTAAAAGATATTCCTGAAAAATATGAAATTACAAGTCGAAGAGTTGTTCTTATGAATTATACAACAAGGCTTAAAAATACAACTAATATTGCACGTGAAGCATTATATGTTGCAATTCGAAATGGAAAATATGAAAATACAAAATGTCATTATGATCCCGATGTATATCCTGGTGTCAAGATTCACATTGGTCCTCAAAAATGGACTGCTAAGGTATTTCGAACTGGTAAAATTATTTTGACAGGAATTACAGATCATAATGAGTGTGAAAAATTCATTGAAGAATTGCTTTCTCTGTTTGAGTTGGTGCTTCCGCCAGTGCATACGAAATAAAAATAGTTAAATACAATTGACCTACCATCATTGCAGTAAGCAGAGTTAACCATAAAAACAATATATAAGGACTACTGTATTTTTCCCATACATTACTTGCGATTGCGCCTACTCCCCCTACGACTACGATTAGACTTGCTGCGCTTCCCCATGCGATTCCTGTTACTACGGCGTCCATGTTTCTTTGTTTTACGTCTACGTTTTGTATCTACTTGAGTACCGCTTCCAGGATATAACTCTTCTGCATCATTCAAACGAAATCCTCCAAGTTGATAGGGTTGTGCGTTTATTAATTTATCTCCTGCACTGCTTGCACGTAATTGATTTAAAACATCAACACCCTTAATATGAACTGCTTCATGACTTACACCTGGAATACTATTTGCGGTTGGAATATTTGATGATGGTACATTCATACTAGCACCACCTCTTTTGCGTCTCGAGCTGCCTTTTTGTCCTGCACCCAAACTTTTCATTGCTGCTACATTTGTAGCATTTGATTGAATTGTCGAGTTTGTTGCGGCTCCAATAAAACTACCCGTAACATTCTGATGCGTAGGAATGTAAATTGCGGGTGCAGTTGGAATAATTTGACCACTCGTTAAAGTAACCATCTTAATGTATGGATGAGAAATAAGATAAATGACCACATTAACATCAATTCAGATACAGGCTCTTGTTCGTGAGATGGATGCATCCATGCGACAACATAAGCGTTTGAAAAAAACAGATCCTACCGAATACCGTAATAAAATTGTAGAAGCAAATAAGGCTCTGTATAACGAATTCCCTACCATTTTTGAAATGCATATTGATGGAAAATTAGATGGTACATTTTTTGAAATGTTGAAGCTTCGTCAAAAAATTGAAAAAGGTGAAATGACAGAAGATGATGCATCTAAGATTATAGGTCAGAAGCTTTTTGATAGGTATGTAGGACCAGTTGTGAACAAGACACCTCCAACAGAAAAGCCAATGTCTTATTCAGAGTTTTATAAACAATTTGATGAACCCAAAGTAGATTAGGACGACTCTTCTTGAAATGTTTTACGTAACGACATAATCATTTTACCCAACTTATTTAATCCTCGCCACTTAGACGGTTTCTTTGATTTTTCAGATTCAATTCCTGTTCCAATACCCCAATACATATCACGTGGATCAGCTTCGCCAATTATTTTATCACCCGTTTCCAGTAACTGTTTACGCAATTCTGGATGCTGGACGAATTTTGCACGAAGAGCTTTTTCCATAATTGAATCTCGAATACTTTCCCATGTTTCGGTTATAAAGTTTTTTACAAGTTTACCAGCAGCTTTTGCAGCTTTTGGTGTTTTTGTTTTCTTAATCTTTTCATATGATTCATCATCCTTAAAAGCCTTAGCCTTCATTGCTTGGAAATAATGTTCAACTGTTGGAAATGATTCACCATCTATTTCAATTGGATGTTGTGACATATTACTCAAGTTACGGTGAGGTCCTTTACTTTCATCTGCTCCAAAGAAGAGTACTGGTTCAGGTTCAGGCTCATCTGCACCTCCTTTCTTAAGTTTACGTGTTTTTTTCACTTCTACTATCTTTTCTTCTTCTACAACCGGTTCTTCTTGTTTAGGCTTAGAAGTTCGCTTAAAGATAAAGCTACGATTCAGAAACGAGAATGTTTGTTCTTCTTTTGTAAGTATGAATTTTGATTGTGCAGAATAATGTTCATCAAATAGTTTCGTTTCTTGCAATTCAAAACCAACTTCTTTCATAATTTCAACAACTTTTTCAAATGGAACAAGGTATTCAGTTGCAGGTTTATCGAATGATTCTAAGAATACATTAAGCGGCATTCCAAATTCTTCTACCCAAGTTTCTTTATCACTGTATTCTTTGGTCATCTGACCTGCAATTTGCTGTTTTGTTCCGAAATATACAGTTTGTTTGCCAAGAAGAAGTGAATAAACTGCTTTGCCATCAAAGCATGTTCCAAAGAATCTATCACCGCAATACTTTTCAATGTTCTTTGCAAAATCACGGAATATTTGTTCGGATTTACATGCATAATGTAAAGCGAACTGACAGGATACAACATCAAATATATTTAAATTCTCAAACTGTTCTAGATAAGGCGTAGATGCCTTTTCAGTGCCCATTAGGATTGGCATGTATTTATCTTCCTGTTCAAGCATTGGATAGACTGTCATATCACCAACTACAAATAGAAATGGAGGAAGTGGTCCATTTTTCTTCTCTTGTAAGTAGCGAATTGCTGCACCTTGCATAGGAGACGTAATGTTTGAACGTGAAATATCAATACCAACAACTTTTGAAGGTTGAAGTGTTTTGAGTTTCATCATATCACCTCCGCGTCCGCATGCAATTTCAAATACAGTGTCACCTTTAATTACATTAGATTTGTACATATCAAACTTGATACGATTGTGAAATGAATATACATCTGCAAATGTACGACTGTTACGTTTTAGATCATCTCTATAATACATATCGTCTTCAAATGATGTATCGAGTGGTGTTGTAACAAATGAAGTCAGCATTGATTCTTCAATTGGCATATGCATTGAACTCCAAATATCATTTGCAACTTTAAAATCATTTCCGTACTGAGGCATGTTTTCAACTCTGTTTTCATAAGTTTTATCGTAACGTGTTCTGAGAACAATCCATCTGCGTGTTTCTGTATTAAATGCACATTCAATGATTGTATTATCTTCAACTCGTATACCTTTGATATCTACCGGATTGTTACGATCATTTAGTGGAATCAAAATCTTATACGCTTCTGGATCACGCGGTACATCAGGTTGAAAGAATGATGGAATACGAACACTTGATTCGGCAAGTTGCTTTAAATCTTCTGGAAGTTCAGGTGCAACATATTCGCCAGTAATAGTTCCAAGAGGATCAACGATTACATCAGATGCATTTCTTGAAACAAACAAATTACCTTTTCTTACATTCTCTTTTGTCAAAGGATCTATCAATTCATCTGGAGATAATCGAAGGAGAAAGTCAATACTGTTCTGAGTAGAAGGTTTCCATTTATAAACGCTTGTCCATGTTCTACCACGTTTTTCAGATTGAGGTGCAACTGGGCTATCGCGAGGTGTAAAGATAAGACCATCAATTTCATATTCGAATTGAGTATTTAACATTGTTTGAATTGCATTTTGCATCATAACACCATCTCCTGCTAGAAATAGTTTAGTTTCAATTCTCAATTGTCTCATAGAAGGTTTCAAAACGAAATCTGTATTCAAATCTTGAACAAACAATGCTGCACATCCTAATCGAGAACTAAGCGAAATATCTTCATCTGTTTTCAAAAGCGGAAGGCTGCGTGTATTGCGATTGCGAAATCGGTATACATCAAAGATACAGAATAGAAGTTTTTCAGGAATATATTCACCATCAATACAGTCACCAACATGATTATCATTGATTGCAGTAAAACCTGTCCATGTTACTTTATTTTTTGATGAAATTTTCAAAAGCTTTCTATCTCTTGCAACATACAGATATGATCGTTCACCGTCTGCTTTATTTGTTACAGTGTAATCTTTGCTAATATTGTGAGGATTTGCAGGATTTAAATGTCTACGAAGTAATGTCACCAAATCGTAACCACTATTTCCTGACAGCTTGAATTCTTGCTTATATCGCTCAATATCAGACAATTTAAGAATAAATGGACTTTCATAATATGCTTCAAGTAATTGTTTGATTAATGTTAGAAACTCAGTTGCAATACGCATGTTATCAAGTTTGCTCTTTTTATCAATGAACTCAATTTCAAGCTCATATGTGTACTGTTGTTTCAAAACATCACGAACTGTCTTATTGCTGTTATTTTTACGAAACTTTACCATTGAGAAATCAATACGAAATAGCTTATCTTTTGTTATATACGACTTACGATGAAGAATGCGAATGTATCCAGTTACGTCATTTGGACTTCCATCCCAGTCTTTTCGAACTGGATTTTCAGATCGCAATGTAAACTTAGAACTTATTTCATTATAGTGCAATGTATCATTTCTAGATGAGCTTTCATCAAAATACCTCTTCTTTCTTTCAACCGTTAATGGAATTTCTCGAAATGAATTAGTAACACATAACTTATGGATTAGTTGAGGTGTTACGACATTAACACGTGTTTGATCTTGAAATGAGATACTATAGCGATGTTCATCTACTGGGTTACTGTTTGTAATACCTTCAATCATATGCAATAATCGATCTGCTTCATTTTTAATTTGAATTGAATTCGAAAGCAACTTACACTCTACTTCTGCTTTCGGATCCTTTTTGGATATTGCAATAAATTCTGCAATAGAACTTACTTGACTAGGGGAAATAATATCCTCCATTGTTGTTATACTTTACTGAGATGAAAGCTCATCCATTTTAATCCTATGATTGCATGAATTTCTCATATCCTTTTCTTGTTTTTACATCCTCATCCATTCGTCTTTTCTGATCTAAACAAAAGTTAATATATTTATCAATTTCCGTTAGACATTCTTCACCGAGAGTATCAGTTGAAACGAGAACTTCGGTTTGTGTTTTAGTATAGTTTGAAGTAAACTGTTTAATAATAGAAAAAATTTGACTATGCTCAGTCACTTCAAGTTTATCAATACTATCTTTCATACTTTCAAGTTTAGATCGCGAGTACGACGTCATTTGTATTTAGATCATCAGTTGGCTTCTTTAGTTTTCTACGAGTACCTGTCTTTGGCAATTCAGGTGTAATTGTTACCTGCTTTTCTTCAGGTGCACTTTCAGAAAAGTTTACTACTGGAGTTTCATCAATTTGAGTAGACATAAGAAGTGGTTCTTCTACTTCAGCTTTAACCTTTGTAAGAAGCTTTCCGATAACTACAATCGTATCATCTTGCTGTTTAAACTGACTTCCAATTACTTCAAATTCAACCTCATCATTTTCTGCAATACTATCAAATTCTGTATTTTCAAAATGAAGATCTCTTGGAAGTAAAATTTTAATAGGAGGAGTTTCTGCATGAATACCAATTTTGCTTCTCAATCTTACAGGAGCTTTAAATTTTTGTCCAACATGTGGCATGCATATGTCGGCTTGAAATCTTATACTATAATCAACTCCACCTCGAACATAATTTAGTTTACCAACCGAATATTCAATAATTGTAATACTATTTCTTTCAATATATCCTTCAGTCAAACAACGACCTTCATAATCCATCTTTAACTGTGCAAGCAAAGATGGTTGAATATTGTTTTTAACGAACTTTGAATTAAGGTGAACCAATTTCGTAAGTTCACGGCGCTCAAATAATGGATCCATGTTATTCACTGCTCGAAAATTATTTTATTGGTTTTTCACTAAGCATTCTTTAGTTCTTTACGGTCTTCATTTAAAACTTCCCATTCTGCAGACGTAAACCATGTAAGACCATCTTTCTTATCTAAAATAGCCTTTCTAACAGCAAGTGCTAAAAATAAACATCTATCTTTCTTTCCACCAACTTCTTTGCTAAATGGATAACCTAACCACTCTGCAAACGAATTTAGAATAGATTCTTTATAATTTGAACATCCTCGTCCTCCGATACCCTTTGTACGCTGCACTTTCTTTATCTCTGTTGAGTTCTCATCCAAATTAAATAATAACTTTTCATCCTTCATTGCTGCAAAAATATTCATAAACTTTGATGTGAATCTACTCTTTAATTTTTCAGCCCATTCATCATATGCTTGACGTTCAACACCTATTGGTGTAATTTGTGTTTTTGATTCATCATAAATCTTTTTTGTACCGAGCACATACAGTTTCTTATCTTCAGATACTACAATTTCAGAAGGCTTTGCATACAATGGTGGATTGTTCCAATTTAAATTCAAAATATGTTGTGTTCGTTCATCTTCTGTAAGAACATGATCAACTATGTACCAATCTAATATTTCTGTATCAAACAATTTTGTCATATAAGGAGGAAATGCATATTTTTCTCGTTTAGTTTTAATCAAATCATTTTCTGCAATAGTTGTTACAGCTTTAATTCGTTCAGTTAAAGGAACAAGTGATCCTATATCTTTTTTTGTTATTAAATCCGACATTGTATTGTGATCATCTAAACTAAATACAAACAAATTTCCTTTTGATGAAAGATGTCCAACGCGATTTAATTTATCTTTGAAAAGTACACCAAATTGTATTATGTTTTGAATTATGTAATATACTACATTTGGATCGTATTTCTTTATATCAGACTGTTTGAACAAATCTTCCTGAGACCAAATTGGTTTTTGAATCAAAAGCTTTCCAATAATATTTATAATTTCTTCTCGAACATCTAACACTGATGAAAGAGGTCTTACATGTTTTGTATCTTCTTTAGATTCGACAGTATTGCAAACAAATTTTGAATCAGTTTGAAATATAGGTGCAGACATTTCAACCAAAGTTAAATTCAGTTCTCGTTTATCCTGAGATCGTATTTGTGGTATCTTCAAGTCGATACGCCAATCGTCGGGAAGATTGTTGATATTATCTTGCAATGAACAATCCATTGCTGATTCCATAATAACCTTCTTAACACCTGCAATCTTGACTGCCTTTTCTTCTATGAATGCTCGATACACATACTCATCATACGTTTCTTGCAATCCGTCTGCATATTGACATACATGCAAATATACTGTACAATTTTGTTGTTCAAATGGAAGTGCTTGATGCGAACATGATCTTAATCCACGGCCAATAACTTGCTCAATACGACTCATGTTAAACCACGGATCTAAAATATGCACTTGACGTATATACCAAAAATCAACTCCTTCAGAAATCTTTGGAGACGATATCACGACTTTAATGTCATTGCCATTCTTATTGTTTGGACTCTTCATTCGAACAATTGCTTTTCGAATATCTGCATCACTTGTGTTTGAAGTGAATAATACGTAACGACCTTTAGATCCCTTAACGACTTCACCGGATGTGTTTGCTAACAAGTCATTTCCAATTGCAGATACATAACCTGCTTCTTCAAGTGCCATTGCAAATAGTTGTGCTCCATTCGTAACTAAATTTGAATACACAAATGCAATTCCATCTGAGTCATTTATAATTTTTGTTACGAGTGCAAACTTGGAACTATATTCTGCAATACGTGAAGGTTTCAAGAAATCATCACCATCTCTATACGAGTATTGACCACCCTGGTATGAAAATACATCTTCGAATGATTTATTTTCGGGAAAAACACAAATAAATCTAGGATCAGTAGAAGGTGTCTTGGATTCTTTAACCTTTTCTATTGCTTCTGCTTGTGTTGTTGATATAATTGAACGAGTTAATGTTAAGAACTTTCTAGGCTTACGAATTGGAGTTCTATCAAGATAACTATTTATTGCTGGCTTTGCAACATTTTCTTCAGGAGGAGGCAATCTAAATGGAAATGTAAAAGGATTCTCACCTCTTACAAATGAAACATAATCTTGACACCAGCTTCTAAACAAAGTTTCTTTATCTTTCTTAAACGAGCCATCCTTATCAAAAATTTCAGAAGACTTTATTTCCTTCGTATTTTCTAATCTTCTGTCATTCCATAAAAATAAATTAAAATAAAAGAGAATTTCATCATATGTATCGAACATAGGTGTTGCAGTCAACAATATGAGAGTAACACCTTTTGCAGTTTTTAATACACGTTCCAATGACAATGCAACTAACTTACCACCTTCAATTATATCTTGATCTCCTGTAACCTTACGAATGTTATGTGCTTCATCAATAATTATCAAACGATTGTCAAATGTATCATGAATAAATTTTTCAAGATTATCAGGAGTTTTTTCAGCTACATTTTCAACAATATTAGAAAACTGTATATAGCCTTGAAATTCATAAAATTCATTAATAAATTTCGAAGCTATTTCCATGATGCGATACTGACTAGCTCTGTCTGTTAATTTTATAGGTTCTCGTTGAACACGTTGAATCATTTCTAAATATCGACGCCCAGTGCATTGCTTAGATAAAATCAATCCAGAATCATCTTGACTCAGACGAGATACATCAAAGATTTGACTTTTAAAACTATCTTGAATAGAACTACTTGCAATGATCAGAACTTTCTTATCCTGAAATTCAGGTCGTATGATAAACTCTTCTGCAATTTGAATTCCAGTACAAGTTTTACCAACTCCTGTTCCATGAACCATAAGTAAATTTCTAACCGGAGAATCTGGGCTCAGAACACGACGTAGAAAACGTTGATGTGTTTGCAATTTAAAGTCTCTTGATAAAGAGCTCGAACATGCATCATCTCTTATCTGTTTCAAAACCTCTAACCCTGCAGGTGGAAGACTTTGTGTTTGTGTTTCTAAAAATTCTGGATTTTTAATGTTTGCCATCCCTAATTATAATTGCTTTTTATAAAAATGGATTGGAATAAATATATATGAAGAGATGAATGAGAAAATGACAACTATAATGTGCCCTGTTCCAGATAACTGGTATTTAGAAAATAACTGGATTATTGATGATAATAAAATCCGATTGTATCTTGATAACATGTATGAACACGAGTATAAATATGTAAGTGCAAATAGACACAGATATGATGTGTGTGTTCAAAACATTATTGCAGAGTATGACCCGCCGGTTAAGCTTGCAAAGAATGTTAAACTAAAGTTTAGAGAACTCACTGAATTTGATATGTTTATGATGAAACGTCAAAAGGAAGAGTTATATAAAGAGAAAATGCTAGCAGCATGGGAAAAATATAAAATTGAGCATGATCTTCAACGTCCACTATCACAACTAGATGAAAAATGCGATGAAGTATACATGAAGTTACAATCCGAACGCGAGAAGCTAGAAGAAGTTGTAGCAAAGAAAGCAAACAAATACACAACACCTGCAAAAAGAAATAGTGCACTGTTGACTAACAAAGAATACATTGCTCAAAAGCAAAAAGTAGATTCAGTTGAAGCCGATTTCAACAATCTTGTCGATAAAATTAAACTCGAAGATGTTAATTGGGAATATACTAAACGAAATGAATTTGAAGAAAAGGTATACAGGCACCAACAAAAAGATGCCAGTTGAATATAAATGGATTTTTTATCTATAGCTTCAGCTGTTGTGTGGGTTGATTTTTTTACCATATTGTTATCCAAGTATGTAGACCTAGGTGCGTCTCTCAATTTATGGTATCAACAGTTCGGCATCGTTGCAGTTATATCAGATTGTTTGGTAATTGTTTTTGGGTATTATGATTGCACAGTTATTCTTTCCCAGATACAATCTACTGTTAACTGCAGTTGTTATTCAAATTATTCATGACATTCTATTTTATTTACTTGTTATCAGTCCGTTACCAATTGGAACAAATAAAATGATTGACTTGTTCAAATCGTATGCTTCGGAAAATTCTTATAAGATTATCATTGCAGATTCAATTATGATGGCATCTACTATTTTGATTGCACAACAATTACATGGAAAGTTTGTACCATTCATTGGATTATTAGGAGTATATGCGCTAACTTATATCATCTATACAAAGTAAATGGGAGGCGGATTATTCGGAACTCCTCTTGCATTAAATCCAAAATGTTTAGCATTCTCTGCATTCGTACTTTTTGTTTACTGGATGCCACATCCAAAGGCATATGAGCATAAGATTGTTGTAGCATTTATGCTTGCTACAGCAGCCTATGTTTTGCTAGCATGGTATGATGTAATATATGATTGCAATGATCAATTACAACCAACATTATTAGGATGGATATCTATGCCATTCAAACCTAAAAAGTATGCTGATGCATACGAAGAGCTTCCTGTCAAATACAAAAAAATAGTTAGAACATTCGATATAATAGTTTTGATTGTAATAGTTGTATTACTTATCGCTCCTTATCGTTTGTTTAACTAATCGCTTGGACGTGCTCGCTTACGATTTCGAATCGCAGTATTGCAAACATCAATCATTGCACTCTCATAATCTAATATTTGAGTTTCAAGTTCAAGAGTTTTAAGATTTAACTTTCGAACTTCATGCTTTAGTTTATCGATCAGCATTTGATCTGCTGCTGCATCTGCAGTTAAATTATCATTTTCAATTTTCAAGTCCTCGTTACATTCTGTAATCTCTTCGATTATATCCTGAAGCTCATCAATCTTCTTCTTATCTGAATTAACAATACGACATGTATTTAATAATTTCATAGTTACCATTCCAATAATATATCCGAATGTAATGTGGTTGCAGACTGCAATAAAGTTAAGTGTTTGATCATTGAATTCCATTTGTAATCTTTTTATCCATGGAAAACCACGAATCCATTTTTAATAAATTTACTTTTTAGAATAAGAATGTACACCAATGTAGATTAAGAAATAGTTTCTTATGCGAAAAGGTTTTATAATATCAACGTTAACAAGAAGGTTTAATCTTTTGAAGTTATAGTTCTGTGGAAGCTTTAAGAAAATAAATGATGGTCTGTACTTCTTTTTAAGTATTGTATTCAACCAAACATCAAGTCTCGTATCTCCGAGCATCAAGTCAAGATCAGTGTTCTCTTTATATGCAGGTCCTCCCCAAGGCGGGTCTACATATAGAATATCAGTGTGCCAATTAAAAATCTTTGTCACATCACCATGATGCAAAGTAACATTCTTCAAATCATACACTTCAATATTATTACGAAGCATTTCCAAATTTTCATTGTTCAGTTCAATGCTATGCACTTTCTTAAACTTTAAACCAAATTGTATAGTATCGCCACCTATACATGCAGTTGCATCTGTTATAGTCTTATCATGAGCAGATCCTGTAGTTTGGTATATAATAGAAACTATCTTCTCACTATCTCTTCTTCTTGTAATACTATATAACCCTTCATCTGTCGTCTTTAGCAAATTGTAATCTAGTTCTTCTTTGTAAGGAAATACTTCCTCCATTATATACTTGCATTATCCAGTCTGAAAAACCAATTTTTCCTCAATATGCATCCATAAATCATTTTTCAAAAAG